CCAAGATACAGCAAACGACCCGGTGATCTGGTACTGCAAGGTTCCAACAACACTCTCATAATGTTAGGAGAAGAGAGGGGGCAGGCAGGAGAGTTAGCTGAGGATATACTATTCTCAGCAAACAAAGCGGGCATTCCGAATGACAGCGGGGCGATCGATATCGTCGTTGGTCGTGGAAGAACACCTGGAACATCCGGAGCCACCATCATAAATGAGCTTGGACTCTTAGAAACGAACAAGAGACAAAAATCAGCTTACTATGGCGTTGAGGGTGACCCGCATTTCTACGCGGATGCTGCCAGAGTCTATCTAACCGCGAATTCAACAGATGTGGGTGCAACGTATCATCCTGATTCGATGTTGAATGTTACGCTACCATCGAACAAAGGGTTCCCGGCTGATTCCTACAGTGTTGGATCCTTCGCTGTCATAAAAGCTGACAATTTAAGGATCATCGGACGTGGTAACGCAGGAACTATCAAAATTGTTAAAGAGCCTACAGGCTCCAAAACTGATGGCGCTGCGATCATCATGCATAACAACGGGAAGATGCAGCTCGCTGCAAAGAAGATTAGCTTATCATCGTATCGAGCTGGACAAGGTTCCCAACCATACGTCCGTTACGATCAGCTTGTGAATCTAATTACATCGTTGCTCATAGATTTAATAAATTTTGCAGGTATGTTAGCAACGCATGTTACTCCGGGTTTTGGTGCCCCGTCCCCACAGATTGTATCGGCAGCTGCTGAGCTGGTAGTGAATGCGTCAGAAAAGAAAGCGTTACTTGATGTGGGAGCTGTGAAAGATATCATCGATGGAACGACTAAGAATTTAGGTTCAGTCATAATTTACGGAGAATAAGATGCCTGTTGTAGCAGTCCCAAATCTTCCAACATTACAAGCAAGCATAAAGACAGCGTTCGATAATGCTGTTGCGGCTGCAGGTGCGACACCTGGACCAAGCACTGAAGCGATCAACACTGCTCTAGCTACTGAGATCTCGGCGGCTATTAACGCTTTTGTTGAAGCTTCCCTGGTGACAGTCAACGTGACTTCTGTCGTTGCTGGTGCTTCAGCTACAGGAGGGCCTGTGGTCGGAACTGCAACTGGAATCGGCACCAGTTAACGCTAAGAAACTTTCGGGTCCGCATTATTTATTGTCCGAGAGGATTTAACTGTGGCGCAGGCAAAATCATACAGCTTCAACGGGGTCGGTCAGAAGAAGACTACGTATGACGCTAATCAGAGCGCTAGAATCATTGAACCTCCGATCGGCATAAAAACTCCTGTCGAGATTGGGACGGGGGATGATGGAATTTTCAAAATGAACAGGAGCTTAGCTGATCAGATCAAGGACAACCTGATCAACCTCATCCTGACAAACAACAACGAAAGACTGGGTTTTTACGACTTCGGTGCCAACATCAGACCTTTGCTGTTTGAGCTCGGAACGGAAGATGGAGACCAGGAAGCGATGAGTCGTATTCAGAAGACAACTTCAAAATACATGCCTTTCGTGCAACTTGAAAACTTTCTCATACAACCACAGGACGCTGATTCAGCCGCAACAGCCAAGATCAAGCTGGTCATAACGTACTCGGTCCCAAGGGCAAACCTCACGAACCAGTCGATCGGAATAACATTCAACTTCTCCGGATAAGAAATGGCAGGAAATCAACAGTTAAAAACATCCAGGACCAGATCATACGTAGCGAAGGATTTCGATAGTTTTCGATCCGATCTCCTTCGCTATGCGAGAACTTATTTCGGAGACAAGATCCAAGATTTTTCAGAGCCAAGCTTGGGAGGGCTCCTGCTTGACATGGCTGCGTCAGTCTCTGACTCGATGTCATTTTATCTTGATCATCAATTCAGGGAGATGTCATGGTCGACGGTTGTTGAGAATACAAACTTGATTAGGATGATCAGGGAATCTGGTCTTAAGCCAAAGGGAGCTTCGCCTTCCGTTGTCAGTGTTTCAATTTTCATTGAGGTTCCTGCTAAGCTAGTTGTTGATGAGTATGTCCCAGATGATGATACTTTGCCGATCATCAAACAGAGCACGCAGTTCTCCTCAAACTCTGGGATACTATTCGCAGCTTCTGAGGACGTCGATTTTTCAGAGAGAGATAGAAACGGTGATCTGGTAGCTACTTACGTTACAGGAGAAACTGACGATTCTGGTAATCCGCTAACGTTTGTCCTGAAACGCGAAGTTACTTGCGTCTCGGGTCAGGTCACAACGGACACTTTCAATATTTCGAGTGATCCAGTTCCATTTTTTACGATAACATTATTGAATACTGACATTAGCGAGATAATGGAAGTCGTAGATTCTAGTGGGAATCAATATTATGAAGTTCAAACTTTGAGCCAGGATACAGTTTTTAGAACTTTTCCGAACTTTTCATCAGACTCAGAGGAAGTTCCAAGGTCGATAGAGCTTATTCCAGCTCCTCGAAGGTTCGTCAGTTCGATGGACCCAAATACGAGGATCACCACGATTCAATTTGGGGGTGGCACAGCTTTAACGACCCAGGATGATTCGATTCCAGATCCAGAGACTTTGGCCCTCCCACTCTACGGAACAACAACATTTAGTCGATTCTCGCTTGACCCGAACTCTCTCCTGCAAACTAAGACTCTTGGGGTTCGACCTAACAACACTAAGATTTCTGTCACATACAGGTACGGCGGAGGAGCGTCCCACAACGTTGCCTCAAGAACAATACGCGGAGTTTCGACGCTGCTGATAGAGTTTCCAGACACGTGTTCAGCTGATAACGCTTCATCAATTAGAGCTTCGGTCGACGTGAGAAACGATGAAGCTGCCTCTGGGGGATCATCTGCTCCTACCCTGGAAGATCTTAGGTCACTAATACCCGCTTCTAGAACGCAGCAGGACAGGATCGTAACTAAGGAAGATCTGGTGTCCAGAGTGTATACGCTGCCGACAAAGCTCGGTCGAGTTTATCGCGCGTCAGCACAGCCAAACCCTGGAAACCCTTTGGCTTGTAAGTTATACATCTGCTCGAAAGATCGAAATGGGTTTATCACAACCGCGAGCGATTCATTGAAGAACAATCTAAAAATTTACCTCAATGAGTTTAGGTTGATCAGCGATGCTGTTGAAATTTTAGATGCAAATCCAATCAATATCAGAGTTAGATTCAACATTTTTGTGAATCCAAATTCGAACAAAACAACAACAACTCAAGCAGTAATCACGCAATTAAGCGATGCTCTCAATACATCAAAATTTCAAATTGATCAACCAATTTTGATATCCGATCTGCAGAATGCAGTTATCAACACTCCCGGTGTTTTGTCATTGGTTTCACTGGAAGTTGAGAACGTGAACGGGACCGTGCAGGATCGTTCATACTCAAACACGACTCACAGCATCAAACGTTACACCAAAAATGGGATCATCTACGGTCCTGCTGGAAGCATATTCGAGCTTCGTTATCCACTGTATGATATCATTGGGACGGCAATCTAATGTTTGTCATAGCTACAGCCTCGGCTGACACATACATCACCAATAAGATAGTTGATGGATCTAGGGTTGAGGACGCGAATGTAGGTCGTGCTGGAACCCTTGATCTGTTCAAGCTATACAATGAAACTCTGTCAGGATCTGCTGGTTTTCATACTGAGCTTTCCAGAATTCTAATCAAGTTCGACACTTCACGAATAAATGAGCTGTCGTCCGGGACTCTAGATGTCAATGCAAGCAGCTTTCGTGCGAAGCTTCGTTTAAAGCCTGTCCAAACCAATCTACCAGTTCCACGAGATTTTACGGTCTCGATCTTCCCGCTCGCGAAAAAGTTTGATGAAGGTGACGGTCGTGACGTCTCTGGATTCACTGATATCGATGCTGCAAATTATGTGAGTTCTTCCGCTAACGTTCTTTGGACAATATCAGGAGCTTATGCATCCGGAGCAATTGGAGATTCAGGTATCGATTACTACTCCTCTGGTAACCTGCAAGACGGGTTGGGGTTGAGAAGTCTTGAATTCACGCAAACTTTTATAGATGGAACGGAGGATCTGTTTGTTGACGTTAGCGATATCGTTTCAGCCACGATCGGCGGTGTAATACCAGATTACGGTTTTTTGATAGCTTTCACCTCTAGCCAAGAAACTGATACAACGTCCAGGTTCGTTAAGAGGTTTGCGTCTCGTCACGTGACGCAGGAGTCTTTACGTCCGAGACTTGAGATCAGCTGCAACAATGCAATTTTCGATGCGCATGCAGGTTCATATTTTGACGTGTCTGGATCACTCTACCTACGTAATTTTGCTGGTTCATCATCTAAAAATCTGTTATCATCCTCTATCGAGATCACAGGATCCAACTGCTTGCATGTGATTTTATCGACAGGCTCATACTCAAAGACGTTATCAGCTTCACAGGAGAGCATCGGTTCATTTTTCAAATCTGGATCATACTCAGCTGGGTTCTACATCTCAGCGCAGGATAGTTCTGTCGTGAGTGGAACAATTACACTATCTGATCATGTAGCAGCTTCTGGATCGATAACTTTTTCAGAAAAATGGAAATCGATAGATGGAAGTGTTACGTTTCTCTCGACCTTCCTCACATGCTCATTGCCAACAAGATCTGCATTCAGCTCTGTATCAAGTCGCTTGAACGTCAGGTCAACTAACGTATCTTCGAAATATTCAAAATTCTCATCTGGTAAGATTAGGGTTTTTGCTTATGACTCAAGTTACGACCCGAGCGCCAGCAGGATCTCGAAACCTACACGCAGCTCGTTACCAGAGATGTATTTCAGAATAAAAGATCTTGAAGGAGAGGTTTACGTTCCGTTTGAACGAGCGAATGGTGGAACGAGACTTTCCACTGATTCCGATGGGTTGTTTTTTGATATTTTCACAGATGGATTACCTGAAGGTAAGACGCTGACGATTGATTATCTAGTTGTTGATCGTGGCGCGGAGTACATCATAGAAGATAAGAACGCAAGATTCTCGGTAGGAGATTAAGTGTCCAACAAGATATACAGGGGAAATTTTGCCCAGGATCAACTTCGTAGAGAACTTCAGGGTGATAGCGCGAAGGTCAAGAATCTCGTTGGAAACGATGCTGGAAAATTTAGGAATGAGTTAGACGGCAGCAGTCAGAAATCTTTTCGTCTTGACGCGCCGGGAACTGGCTTTAAATCGACCCAACAGCTTCCACTTGACTGGTCAAAATTTGAGAATCATACGTTCTTTAACTCGGCCCAAGCTAAAACGAACGTCTCCTTTGAGACGATCTTTAATCAATTTCCCTTTGACGGCACCCAGAAAGATGTTAATTCTTTCTTGGACTCTTTAACTGGATTTGAGAGGTATGTCTATGACTTACTTCCAAAAAATACTGGATACCTTAACTTCGATTCATCAAATTACATCAGGGTGGTTGACAGCGCAGGTTCTCTTTTTCCAGAGATGTCAAAGGATAAGACGGGTATTGCGAAGCTGGACCCTGGTAACTCTTCGATGACAATTGAGCTGCAGCTATTCGTTCCAGCTGCATCAAATAGCAACCAGGTGATCGTCCAGAAGATCAATGGGACTGACAAAGGCTTTACATTAGCTGTCTCTCAAAGTGCAGCACTTGATAAGTGTAATTTGGATTTTTATGTCTCATCAGGTTCCGCATTTATGACATCATCGTGTGAGATTACCAAGGGGGTTTTCTCATCAATCGCTGCGCAATTTAACAGGAAGCCCGGTGTAGATCGTCTTTACATGTACAAAAACGGAGATTTAGTTTCTTCATCAAGCACGTCCACGTATATCGGTCAAATAGATTTTAAGAGCAGCCCACTCCTGATTGGTTCTGGAACTTCTCACAATGCTGGAGCGTCATTCAACTTTGTTCCAACTAGCGGGCTGTCGGGATCGATCGATGATTTTAGAGTTTTTCATAATGTTAGAAGCTTGAATCAGATCAGCTCCAGCATGTATACCACGGAATATCCGAGAGAAAATCTAAAGCTGCTTTACAGGTTCAACGAACCGACAGGGTCATACACTAACAACGCGGTAATAATCGATCATTCTGGAAATGGATTACACGCCACAGTGTCTAACTTCGCGATTAGTCAAAGAGTTCCACACGTCGATAATCCCTTAGTTTTTGAGAGAGCACAATACTCTCCCATTCTGTTTCCTGATCATCCTGATGTTGTATCTCTCAACGAATCTCTCCTCCGATCAGCATCACAGTATGATCAAAATAATCCAAACCTTATTACGAAGTTGATACCGCAACATTATCTAACTCGTGAGCAAGAGTTCTACGTTTTAGACTCAATCGAGGGCGGGGTCGGAAATTCGATAGATGATGGTAACTCTCTGCCACGAGACACGAGGTTAGGTTCGATACAGCTTATAAGCTCACTTCTCTACGTGTGGGCGAAGCAATTTGACGAGGTTAAGTGCTTTTTGGACCATGTGTCTCGGCTTAGATCGACGGATTATGATGACACTGGAACTGTTGCAGATCAGATGCTTCCGTATCTAGCTGATTACTACGGCATCAATCTTCCGAACATGTTTAAGAACGTATCAATCGATAGGTTCATCTTGGGTGAAGCAGCGGCTCCGAATGTCTCTGACTTGCAGCTTTCATTCCAATCAATTCAGAACACCATCTGGAGGAGGATACTGCACGAGTTTCCCACCGTAATGAAATCTCGTGGGACGATACACAGCATAAAGAGCCTAATTCGTGCTGCGGGAATAGAGCCAGATAGCATCATGAAGTTCCGTGAATACGGTGGATCTAAGTCAGGATACATTACCAATGAGAGGACTCAGAGATCCATCGTTCAGGGGTTTCTTAATTTTAGCGGTTCACTATTTAGCGGAGCTGTGAACTACGATCCTATCACGGGAGTTCCAGATACGTTACCATTTATTTCAAGCTCTTATTTGAGCTCATCACGCGTCGAACCTGGTCTTCCAACAGTTTCAAACACTGTGTCAGATGGACTTTTCACGTCAGGATCCTGGTCGTATGAAGCGATCTATAAATTTGAACCTAACGTAGATCATCCAAACATTCAGAGCTTGGCCCGATTGCATGTGACGGGAACAAGTTCACCGAGCGATACGCACGGCGTAATAACTAATTTAGTTCTTACGGCAGGAAAATCGACATCTTCACTTGATCTTTACGTGGGAAGCGATACATCAACATCAGGTCGTTACATAAAGCTAAACTTAAGCGGTAACGATCTATTCGATGGATCCGGCTGGCATGTCGCTTTCGGTAGAAGGATGACAGAGAACGTTCCAAGCTCCTCATATTTCCTCTGGGCTGCCAGATCCAATAGTGATGTCTCAAATTACTCGATAGTGTCATCGTCATATCTTGACGAAGGAACGGTGATAGACACTATTTCGGCGTATAACACATCGGGAGCTTTCATCTGCATCGGACCGCAGTCAATATTCGAGGGAGGTAACAAGCTTCTAAATGATACAACGATAATTGACGATGCTCGTGAATCGATGTTCACTGGAAAAGTTTCAAGAATCAAATTCTGGACTAAACCACTGACAGATTCGGAGCTTTTTGAACATGCTCGTAATATGGAATCATTGGGAGTTGAAAATCCAAAACTTAACTATAACTTTGTTACTTCCCTGTCAGGGTCTTGGGAGAGGTTGAGGATCGATGCCGCTTGCACCCAGGAAATTACGTCCTCCGCCGCCAGCGGTGGAATTAAAATTTTTGATTTTTCACAGAACAGCTTTCATTTAACGGGATCAGGTTTCGGAAACCAGGAGCAAATAATTGAGAATGAGCGTGTTAAATCGTCCGTGATATCCATGCAGTTCGATGAGGCACAAACGAGCAACAAGATTAGAGTTAGAGGCTACCTTGATTACGACACCGCACAGCGAGAAGGAGCGTCAGTCGCACCTGTTTTTGATATCCTAAAATCAGAGATTCCAGTCGACGATTCGAGATTTTCCATTGAGGTATCAGCTTCCCAGATCCTTGACGAGGACATCGCGAAAATATTCGCTACCTTAGATGAAATAGATGATGCGATTGGGTCCCCCGAGCTTCAGTTCTCACCTGATTACCCAGGTCTTGAAAGCTTACGTGATGTTTATTTCAACCGTCTGACTGAAAAGATAAAGATCAAGCAGCTGTATGAATTTTTCAAGTGGTTTGATGCTTCAATGGGAACACTGATCGAAAAGTTTGTCCCAAGCAACACGAAGTTTTTAGGATCTAATTACGTAATCAAACCTCATGCGTTAGAGAGGTCGAAGTTTAATTACCTCCAGAGCGGAATTTACATCGGTGAGAACGATAGACGCGGTTTGAAAGGAACGATCAAGCTAGGCCAGGTGGTCGCTACAATTAGGAGATTCTAATGCCATCTCAGGCGATAACGATAGGGGCTGAATCCATCTCCGGAAGCCTTCAGGGTGTTGAGCTGAAAACATTCGGTCAGGTTTATCAGGGAATGATGCCAAAGATCAGACCTATAAACTCCAACATTCTGACGGTCGACGGTGTTAGAATTGACAACGTCAGGGTATACGATGAGAACTTAAGCACCACCGTCGGAACTGGAAAGATCGAAGAGTTTCCTAATTTTGAGAGGGAAGAACGTTCCTTCGGCATGCCGAAGGATTTTAAGAGTGACGTTACCTTTGAGGACATGGACAGATTCGATCCTGTCGAGTATATAAAGGATGAAGGATCATCACTGATATATCCACAGGTCCTGTGGAATCTATCAGCCAATGAACTTGACAGTTACGATGGTGTGATCGAACCGTTAACGATCCGCGCGCGCGCATCCAGAAATTCCATAAACTGGCCTGATGAACCGCACGATGTGAGGGGATCCGTCTCAAATGCAGCGGAGGACGTTAGGAAGAGATGTAATCCAATAGTAGATTTCGTGTTTCCCGTTGATCGATCAGTAGAAGCTTACTTGGATGAATGCTTCGAGCAGGACACATTGGGATTACCGCAACCAGGATTTTTTTCAGAGCCGTCCGATCTTTCTCCACCCTTCGAGGATGGAACTGATTGGGAGGATGCTGCGAATCTATTAACTGGTGACATCAGGAGCGCAATAATTTTAAGTCGTGAGTCCACCGAGAAAGCGTCTCCTCGAGGTAGCGTGTCCGCTCGAAGCGGTTGGTTTGTTAACCTCGAGGATTCTCCTGGCACGGATTCAATCACATACGCAGGGATGAAGAGGTAAGATGCCGAGAATTTCTAGCCCAAGACCGCTCGACCTTACAAAACCGTTTGTAACATCCAGCCAGTCATACGGTTCGATGCCGATCGATCTTTCGCAGGGTCTGGTGACTATTTACCGCGATATTCAGGGAGATTTTGTCCCTGACCTGTCAGGCCACGGTAACACCGCACGTGCTGGTGGAATCCCTAGGTCTGCTGGAATCGGAACATCGACAGATATTCCAGAGAGCAACGTTCTAGATCTAGATCTTCGTTCGTTTGTTTTTGTTTTTAACGCAACTAACGTAAATAATGTTGATGTCATCGCGACGGTAGATAATGACGGTCAGGTATCGGCAACTGATGATCATAAGTTCACCGATGGAACTGACGATATTCCGTTTTCAATTTCTCTCTGGATAAAGCCAAGCACAATCGTAGGAACTCAGATCCTGATCGCTAGGGCAACCGATGTGTCAACGAGTATCGCGTGGGAAATTTTCCTAAACGACGATAAGCTCAACGTGTACCTGTTCGGAACTCAATTAGCGAGGTACATCTCGGCTGAATTTGACGCGTCCTCGTCCGTCACTGCCAATTCATGGCAGCATATCGTCGTGACTTACGATGGCTCATCCACCGCTAGCGGCATAAAGATCTACAGGAACAGGATACTTCAAACCGTGACCACAGGCGCTTCCACGTTTCCATTAGAATACGTTCATATGAACGACGAAGATCATCCGACCGCGATCGGTTCAATGCGAAACACTTCAACCACGTTTAGCACCAGCGATTTTCGTGGTCTTATGTACGGCGTAGCGATCTGGAAAGATCGGGTCCTGAGCCCACAGGAGATCGTGACTCTCTACTTTGCTTATCGTAACGATCCAGGTGGGGAGGCTCGCAGTGGATTTATCTCACGTTCACCGAGGTTGATGATACGTGAGCTTGATGATCTACCAGGATCATACTCAACAGTTCGTAGAACAGGTGACGTAAACCGCACAGGAGCCCTTTCATCCAACTTCAATGATCAGACGACGATAGTTTTCTCTGAATCTGGGAGCCCTGTCTTTCCATCGATGCTCCCACGAGATAGCTCTTTCAACTCGCAGGCGGTTGATATTCTCGGGCAGGAATCCGACATCCAGATTTCTGCTCCTATAAGAAGTTTTCAACATCCGAATCACCTGCACTACTCTCCAGTTGAAGATATCGGTCCATTCGATGAAAATCGATCCATACCTGCAACTTCATTTTACCTGAGTGGAACAAGCTTTGACGTTCTACCGGGGTTTTTATCTCCGCTTCGCTCAAAGATGATGATCGACATCGACATCACGCCTCAAAGTGAAGTGACTCTCACCAGAAATGTGGAAAGCAGAAACGTGGGCGAGAGTCAGCCGGTATCACCGAATAATACTGGCTTTTACTACTACAACTTCAGTAGGAAAGAGTGGGAGCAGATAGGGTTGCAGGACCCTGCAACCGGAGCGGCTCTACATTACGACTTTGCGATAGATACCATTGCCGCTAACACATCCGGAACGTTTCCAAATCAGTTCACGTTTGGAAATTGCAGCGCAAAAGAGAGGGATGACACCGCTAGCGCTGGTGATGTTAGGCTTGAACTCGGATACTCGAAGATAGGTTCTCCAACAGTTGTGATGAGCGCACCGGCGGCCACGAAATATCATGCCACAAGCTCACAGTCGATCAAGCTGTCAGGGTTGATATCGAGCCCATTCATGCTGGAGGCTGTCAAGGTCGAGTTTGGTAACGTAAAAGCTCAGAGGATAAACGGCGGAGCAGTTGCTAGCAGCTCCCCGCTGGTCTTCAAGAAAGGATCGATACGTGACATCGACAATTACGTTTTTTTCATGTATCGTCAGAGCAGGGCAAATAGAGTCGTTGATTCTCTCGCCGATGTCTCCAGCTCCAACAGGTTCCTGATCTGCTCAGCATCGATGACATTTTGGAACTCTGCCTCCCTGTCAGGAAGCTCGTGGTCACCTGCAACGCTCCTGCACTCCCCAGCGTTTTCATACGAGTTTGGACTACCGTATGATAGCAACTTCGTTGTTGGGGAGTTCACTGGTTCTGTCACCCTAAACACGAAGCCCGCTATTTGTGGCGCTCAAAACTTAGGAGTGTCAAGAGTTCCTGAGGTCGATGGAGTAGGTACGAACTTTATTCAGAACTCCTGGTGTGGAGGATCATCTGTAGAATCAGTTCAAATTTTCGGTGATGGTTCTAACTTTGTTAAACCCTTCGACTTTGCTGCTGGTGAAACCCTAAGGAAGGTGATCGAGAGAGGAGCAAAGGTAGACCACAGATCATTCAGAAAATTCGGGGGAGAGGCGTCGGATACATCCTCAGAAACTTTGGCAGGCTTCGGAACTGTTTCGTTAAGCGCGCCACAGTCCGATGACTCCCCATACATCCTGCTCCCGGAGGATGAGCTGATCTTTGGGTTGGAGGCAGGTGTGCCGCAGCTCCCATTCGCTGCGTTGGTCTCGAATCTCACGGGTTCCCACTTGAGAATCGGAACAGAACCATGCAGGGTGACACTGATCGGATCATTGATCAAGGATTCCGTTGAATACTCACCCTCGATAAACCAGGATCTCTCGTCAAATTCAATACATGAGATGATCGGGGCAGAGCCTGCTCTTGATCAATTTCAGATCGAGCCCATCTCATCGTATTACGGCTCATATATCGATGATATCGTGACAGGTAGCATGCTGACTCCGTTAAATTCTGCTGCGACCATATTCACAATTTACGGTCAGGATGAATCACGAAGGGTGATGGGACGAGCATCGCAGGGTCAGGCATCAACATCGGGGTCTTTTCAACGATTCACGACAGCATTCGACACCGGTGAGAGGACGTACGACAGTTGCTTACCGAACTTGATTTCAATGATTAACGTTAGCCCGGTGGCAACTCCATACTCCTACAATGGTGACAACGTTCCAGGCTTTGTCGTGCCTTCGGCTGTTGGCACCTACTGGTTCACAGAGGAAAATCTTGCGAGCAGCCCTATCACGCAGTTTCCTTTCAAGAACAATCCTGATCGAATCGCAACCACTCCGATCGGAGTCCTGAGCGCCTCTGAGAGCGGTGACTACGCGGGGTTTAATATCGCATCGAGCCCGCCGCGGGTCACGGGAGCAGGGCTCGATTCACTGATCGAGCTGTTCAAGGTCAGGGGCACTCAATTCTTTAGGGCTCCTTCCGATAATCTCTACGATATCACGTCACCACCATATTACATCACGGGAAGTCTTGAGAGAGCTGGAGACATCGATCCGATAGATCTAACTGATAATCTTGTCTGTCACTATCGCGCTGGATTCACCACCGCATCGCCTCCTATCACGGCGCTCGTCAATCGTGTTACGAATCCAGGCAGTAACACCGACCTGGAAGGAGTGAAGGGAACTTCGACCGGTGATGGACCCACAAGGGTGCCAGGAAGCCCAGTTTTCCCAGATACGCCGGGTCTTTACAACGGTAAGGGCTACAGCGTTTTGTTCGCTGATGCCGGCGCAACTGCAGGAAACGTTGAAATGCTGGTCGCCTCAGGCGACGCTGACGATCACAAGATGTCATCGGGTGGCAGCGATGCCTCCTTCTCGATATCCGTGACCTTCTACCTGAGCGATGTCTCAACAAGCAGCCAGTTTCTTGTTTGCAGACGTCGTGGAAACTCAGCAGGCGACCAAAATTTTGAGTACAGCATTCACGTCTCGAATGCCGGGCGTGTCGTTTTCAGGAAGGGAAGGAGCAACCCAAACGTTGAGTCTTACCTGCAGGCTGTCACAGATGCAGGCACGATCGTAGCCAACACTTGGTATAATGTGCTCGTGACATTTAAAGCTCCGGATGTAGATGCAGCTTTTGCGACAGCTTACAAGATCTACGTCAATGGGGTTAATCAGTCTTGCACATTCACGGATGGCGGATCATCTGCTTCTGACACCACCACCAGCGTTTTCTCGAGGCTACGGATAGGAGCTGATATCGATCCTGCGACGGGCGACGGGTCTGCGTCTCCATTCACACCGTATTCAGCTCCTGACCCAGATCCAACAACAGAGATTCGGGACGGTTACATCCACTCAGTCGCGATCTGGAAGGATCGCGTGATAACCTCAAAGATGGCTGCGGAGCTGTTCAATCTAGAAATTTTGGGTTCCGCGATTGGTTACCTTCGTCATCGACAAGGAAGCAACGTTCTTGGGATCGCGCGATCACAGGCCCTGAGATATGGAATCTCTAACATTAATTCCGAGTTCACAAGTGTCAGACTCAGATCCGACAGATTCGGTCATCAGCGAGACCTTCTTGAGCCGAGGAGGAGCTCAGCGACAGCTGGAGGAGCTCCTCCAATTAGGATAAGCTTCAGTGGTTCGGGAGGTACAGAGGCTGCTGATACTCACTCTCAGAACCTGAGCGCGTTCGCAACATCATCCATGCCATACTTCGATGATGGGGTAGCGAGAAACAGGGGCGACAATCCGGACGTTGATTTCTTAGTCGAAATACTGACGTAAATACTTAGGATAGCATGGCTGGAATACTAGATTCAAAATCGAGAATCATGGACGTGGTGATCACGGAGCAGGGCAGGCAACAGCTTGCTAGCGGTCGTATGAAGATCGAATATGCAACGTTCACAGATCTAGGAGCTCACTACTCAGGTGATGAGAGCGGAGTTCTTGATGATCCAACGAATAGGATCTACCTTGAGGCTATCAGCTATCTTCCCTCGGATATGATCACGTTTGAGACTGATGATTCTGGGCTTTTACGACCATTCAGAAGCGATAACTTCGGTGCGAGTGGTAACAACATCGTCATAGATAATGAACGGGTTAGGGTCACAGGCTCCGCCGGTGCGAGTGACACCATGTCCGCAATTTCGGATGCGATATTCGAGAGCTGGAAAAACCTGCAGGTGATAGGAACCCAAGAGGACTTTGATAATGTTGAGAAGTTCACGTTGTCTTCCAACGAGATGAGCTTCTCGATTAGGAATAACTTTCCTTTCACAGCAGCCGATGTGAAGACTGCTGTCCTTGACGACATCGAGATCTTGAATCATGATTTTAGACTCTCAAACCTCGACAACTTTCGTTACCTCCCACCGGTTAATTACGCAGGTGCCCTCGCAGGGACACCTATCGGTGAGTTTCCAAATGATAACGAGACGCTCGATCTTGACGTCCAGTCATTTCAGCGTAGGCTTTCAAAGCTAGAGTTCAATGATATCGTCTGTAGTCAGACATCGATGCAGAATAACTTCGTTATGCAAATTTTTGAGGTATCTGGTGATAATGCCATTACAAAATTGGATGTCATTGATTTTGGGGAAAGATCGTCAAAAAAGAAAGGAAACACTCAAACGAGAACGCTATTTGCTGGCAAGATTTTAAATGACAGCTTCGGTAACCCGACTTTTGTAAACATTTTCACCATAGAGCTGAAATAGCATGCGCGTAAAGAAGAAGCAGCAGGTATCAATTATCTATAAGAAAGATTCTTCTACTTCAGTTATGAGAGCGACACCAGCAAGTGTGTTTTTCAGATCTTTTTTTTCCATCGACCCGTATCAGGCCGTCAGGCTAAACGTGATATCCTGTAATTTTAGGATCAAGTTGCAGGCAAACAGGAAGACGATCAAAGAAAAGTTCAGCGCAGCGACGTCGAGCGCTGCTCTGAGCTCCTCATCCAGGGAAAAAGCAAGAGCTCTCGAGCAGTCTAACAACGTGATTTTTGAAGGCTCGGTCGATATAACGAAGCAGATTCCTAATGACATGATCTTGGCGATCTTACGCGGAGACTCAATCGGGAAGAGAAGGGTTCTAAAATTCAAGGACGATAACCTTAGCGTTTTTCAAAACACTAAGGAGGTAATCAACGATAATTCTTCCTTGCAACAGAGCAAACCAGCAGGTCGTATGTCAACTCAATCAATGAGGGTCGATCTTTTATACAGGAGAAAGAAAGATTCGGCCAGCATCGTCAATATGGCAAGATTCTTCTCACCTGAGAAGTCCAAGTTGTCGGGTTTTAAGACAATCGACAATCTACTTTCAAGAGCGGAAGACAAGGAACTACAATTTAGAAATTCTTTAATTAAGACGTCAAGTTCAAAAAGCTCACAGACTTATCTAGAAGATGAGCCTATAAAATTTATTGACGTTCCAATATTCTTTGATCTATCGAAGCAATCGTTGGCAAATGTTAGGGTCGAAGTTGACGTTGTTTCGAGCTCAGGAGCCAATCAATCAACCGTAAGTGTATTGCAGACGATAGCTTTTAACGTTAATCTAGCAGAGATTTACTCTGACTTCGTCATACCGACCAAAGAACCAGCGTGTCAGTTCGCATCGTACGGCGCCAACAGGGTAATCGTCGCGAAGCAGATGGACCCGAACGCTTATCGTTTGAAGATATACCGTAAATCGATGGACGCGGGAAGCGGTGCGACGTTCCTAAAGATTGCTGATCTTGCAGCCAAAGACGGTGATTCTGTTAGATTTGTTGACAGACCAAAATCTTTGAGTAGTTGTATTTATCGAGTTGTTCCGTTCAACGAATTTGGCGTGTACTCAGGTCAATTCTCAAGCTTTGTTCAGGCTGGTCTAGGATACAACAAAAAATACCAAGCTGATACAACTGCGATCTTTGCCTATGAAGAGGGCACAGCGGTTAACATCAAAGTATTTAATATTCCAGATGATGTCATCTCTTTAAGGTTGGTTCGAAAAGATCTAACTTTACATGAAACTGTCTTCACGAATCCCAATTCATTGAAAACTAAAAGCTCATTGAATCTACGTAGAGAAGATAAAACGGCCAGCTTCGCTGATGAACCCACAACCCTTGATCATACATTCGAGTATCGTCTAATTCTCACGGACAAATCTGGAAGCGAGAGGCTCTCTCAAAATTCATGTGTGGCAAGATTTTTGAATGATAAACTTTCGATGGGACAACGAGGAATTAACGTAACTGATGTCTCCACGAATATCGCAGGGACACAAAGAGCTTCATTCACGCTTAGCGTCCCACCTGATGACGCAACGTTGGACAAGATCTACGCTATAATAGAACAATCGGGTCTTTCGACTCAATACGTAGAAGAGTTAAAGAACAATAGGGAGCTGTTAAGCGGAATTACGGCGTTTGAAATTACCAGGTTCGACACGACTTCCGGACTTAACGAATATTTCGGCGTATTTCCAGCAGGAACGTTCATAGATGATGAAAGCTCCAGAAAAAGCAACGGAGTTTCTCCTATCCAACCTGGAAGAACGTACTACTATCATGTTAGGTTACTGGTTCGAAATGCTAGCTCTGTGTTTTCAGAAACTTCTGTGACTCAAACCGACCAGCAGACTGGTAAGCAATATCAGACCAATATGAAAAAATTTACCTCATCTAAAGTCTCTAGAAGAGGATCTCTTGATTCAACGTCGAAGCAGCAGAGGTTCGGGGCAAAAACTGGGTCATCAACTCCTGCCTACGCCAGCAGCGATGACGAGATGATCCAGGGGCCCACATCAATCACTGCGATCGTGACAGTAAAAAGTCAGGGTAGCAATATCCAGGTCAACGATTTCAAAGCTAAGGCTGGAGTGAACGGTAACATTCTCAAGTGGCAGCTTAAAGCAGGAATTCAACCTCTGGATCACATTATCCTTTATGCTGATTACAATGGAAGGATGGCACCCGTGAAAGCGCTGCAATACTGCGAGACAAACAGCATGTCATACGTCGACAATGAGATAGACGCCCCGCTTGACAGCGTGAAGTATTACATATCCGCTGTATTCTCTGATTTTAGCGAATCGGAGCTTTTCGGACCCGCGAGGATGGTGTAAATGGCAGTTATTCAATCCAGCTTTTCGGTAAGAAGTGTTTCAAATGAAACATCAACCGCAGCTCTTTTGGCAGCGACGGGTGAGGGCACTGGCACTGATAGTTCGGAGGCTTTCACAGCCACCGATGGTTCCCCTAGCACTGAGCTGGTGGCCGTGATTGATTTCAATAGATTGTACGATTCTAACGGTGATGGTAGCGGGACCAATAAGACCGAATACGGAAATTACTTTGAAGTTCTCGAGACGTGCCATTCACTTAACACGGAGGATGCAGCGTATGTGATCCAGAAGTGTATCGACAATGATTCGACGGGAGAGTGGACCAGCCTGAAGGATTCCGTCGATGCTAGCGTGGCAGATGCGGACGATCTCATGCTCGATCTTGCATCGTTTCTCAATGCTGTTGAAGCCGTAGAGTCTTCAATGAATTTTAAGAGGGACGACGAAAATATCGCAAGCGCGGCAGTTGAGTTCCTCCAGGAGATTGGCACAAGATCGTATGAGAGGGATCCATCGCAGGCTAGCTTCACCGTCTCATCAATTTACAATGAAGACACATCATCGTTTAGCAACACAGAGATTGTCCAGACTTTTATTGAATCGTTTCGATCGAACATACTTTTTTCTGATGATTACGAAAGCTTGGTCAATTACTTAAAGACCGACCTTAACACGAATCACCCATGGTCCGAAATTGATAAGCTTGGGTCCACCGTCAATGAAAAGCTGGTGGCATGCTCGGAGATAATATCGAGGATCATGGCTGTTTCATCAGGTGCTGCTCTTGTCGAGCAGGATGATATCAACGATGAAGTTGCTTTCGATATCTCGAACCCTGTGACGATCTTTTACGGAACCAAATTGTCTGATGGCTTTCCATTCTATAAGAAGATCTCCGATCTTTCAGCTTCTAGAGCAATCTCGCTTCCATTTCTGCAGTATCATCTTAGCGATAAGACCGTTCTTCCACTTGAAACAGATGATCCAACCGTGCGCGACGGCGCGGGTCGAATATGTCTTTCGGGACCCAGAGGTCTTGTAAGAAAACCAATTTCCGAGGGAGATCTCAACTTCACGGACCTGGATTCATACTGCCAAACGACAGTAAAAAATTTTGGAACAATAACTAAGTTCTTAACTCATATAACTGGTCGTTTCGATACCAGCAGTCAGGTCTCACCTCCTGAGATACTTCGAATTATAGTTAATCAGTTCATAAATGCGACAAAAACAGCGACCGCTTCCGATAGCACAAAATTTCAATTCGCGGCGTTAACACTTGCAGCATATAACGATGCTGAATACGTCGGTGAAGGATTTGAAAATAACGGCGCTAATCTACGTCAACTCATTCTACAAACTGTTGGTAGGTTAAAGTGGTATGAAACCTTAGGAGTCCTCGGCGCCTCAGGTAGCGAGACTGGGAAAGTGACGTTACTGACCACCAGAACCTCGGAGAACAGTTCAGTATTACAAGCCAGCGCATCTCCAACCACGATTCAGATCGAGGATAAATCGGCTGCTGTCGTGGAGCGTGTGGTTGGACGCAGAGCATCAAACTCACCAACTGAAACGAACGTTGCAGCTGGATTTTTTGCACTTTTATTTTTCAACACAACGGGAGATTCTGGTGCCGCGACAGCTTACTATGATCAAGTCGCAGATCTTGAACAAACAATTGCTGAATACGCAGAAGTTGCTGCGGAAGAGATCGTAGACCTTGACGTTAATGATCTTACAGCGTTTATCGATCTTTATATTGACGTTGATACTCCGAACAACCACAATCTTGATAAGAGCAAATTTAGAGAAAGCAACATAGAAAGCATAAAAAATAGCATCATCAACGCTTCGACGTCGGACATTGAGAAAATAGTAAACGAGTATGACACAGTTCAGCAAGGTAGATTTACAAAAGATAAATTTAAGCGCGCTAAACAAGCGTTTGAAGCTGTTCTACGAGGTAAGCAAGCTATCGATGATCTTTTGCAGACGGTGTCTAATAACGTTGTCACAGACCCTAACACGATTAAGAGCATATTTGAAACTGTGCAGACTAGCTCTTCCGACAATGTGTTTAATTACATCTTAAATGCATATGACCAGATCCTGAGCGCAGCCACTGAAAGATTACCAGCTGATGCGACGATTACAAACAGCGCAGGATACACAAAATACATCGGTCTGGATGAATTTGCTCTGCTCTCGTTAATTGTCGAATGCTTCGTGAGGCTCGCTGGTCTTCTTGGAACTCCCTTCCTAACGTCTGGAACCGTCTCAACTACAGAAGCACGGACAGTCGTCGAGACAAATGCGGAAGGAACGAACATCCCGATAACAGTTGAAGATAACGTCATGGCGGATGGTATTTCTCTCGATAGCTATTCGCTTGCAGATATTGGAAGTTTACAAAGCGGTTTAGAATATGTTATTGGAGACAACTACGCTACGAGTGATATTGCCCCCTCATCATATGCAGAACCCTATAGCGCTTTTGTCACGTTGATGGGTAGGCACGAAAAGGTTCGAAACAGCGCGGCCTACATGTCATCTTATTTAAGCCTGCTTTCGAAATCGAAGGACGAGCTTGTAACCATCACCAACGATCTTGTCTCTTCTTCAACAAGGAGCGATGTTATAAAGACGGAGGACGGTTACAAGATGCTGTCCGATCTGACGACGCAGCAGATCATCCGACGTCGTTCAATGCTTGATAAGTATAGGCCGCAGACATCGAAGGGATACGTACCAGCTAGAGCATCTTACTATTCGAGCGAATCATCTGTTTTTGATTTGCTCCTTCAGTCATCAACATTCGCGACTAGAGAGGCAGAGAACATCAGGATCGCTGCCGTTGGAATTCCTGCAGGTTTTTTGCCGAGCTCATTACGACCAGGAACTTCCGGTATGGTTAAAATAGATCTACATCGTAAGGATTACGAGCTCAGTGACATTTCTTTCTCACCGAAGACATATATCTTTGATCCAAGACTATTCATACAACCGGGTGGGTTCTCAAATAATTTAGAGCGTTTGTCTTTTGTCGCCGATGATTACATCACGTCTCTAGCGCGTAAAGCTAACTTCGTTCTTTACTCACGGGACGTGAAGCAGGTGCTTAGATATGACGCTTTGAAATCTGATTCGAGATACTCCTCAATCACTGACACTGAGTTTGACCAGATCGTGAGAAACACGTTTTTAAGCTACATGATGGAGACTTACCTCTACAAGCTGAGTGGAAAGATTTTCGATGAAACACTGACGATCAGATTTAACGATTCTACTTCCGATGCCGGACGAGCTGCTCTGAAAACTTCGTCCGCGTTAGGACTAGCAGGTTTGGTTCTTCCAAACTCGGATCAGTTGGATCAGATATTCAACAGCAACGGAGAGGTTGATCATCTAAAAAAGGTTGAGGGCATAACGACAGGAGACAAGGAGCTTATCGACGCAATTTCGTCTTCGTTCTTAATGAGAAACGACACAGTTCTCAATAGAGCGATACTCCCGTCAAATTTTGATAGGGTCTTCCTGATCCCTTTCGACCTGGACGAATTCAAGATCGATCTGGGGCGTAGTGAAACAGACAGTGGGGGTCTCGCTACAGATATGGTTACATCCCTGATCGAAAAGGGTTGGGTGGAAGTGTCTGATTCTGGTGAAATTTCTATCGTCATCAATCGCGACCCGATAAATGGCGGTGTATCTATCGGAAATGTCTGCTGCCAAGCTTCACTTCACCTAGCTAGCATGTATTAGTTGCTACCATAATGAAACTGCCGTTCGTGGAAACTAGTAGGGTGTTATTATGAGTTATGATTCGACATACATCAGCCGAGCTTTTCAGCTGCTGGACATTCCTGTTCCTGATAAACCTGACGTTAGGTTCGTGTACAACTTTTTCGTTCCTGATGAGAGAATCAACGATGACGCTCCGAAATCTAAACGTCCGATTACTGGGCTGACACCCAACGATACCCTAGAAAGGATTCCTAGATATGTGAGGCTGAGCTGGACCGGGATCCAGTTTGATCCTGTTCGTTCGACCAACGTTCCTGTCAGCGATGAGTTCATCAGACAAAATGTCGAAAATATCTCGAATGAGTCAAGCATCACATCGGATGCGACCATTCTCTACTTTCAGGACATTGACTTTAGGAATAGGGTCGGTGAGAGGTTCGAGGCCTCGGCGCGGGTCAGGGGCCTGCCATCGGGATCAGCCACCGACACGGCAGCCCGTTTGAACGCTGTCACCTCGATCACAAGCGACGGTGACATCATACAACGCTATTTGAGCCTAGCATCCCAGAGCAGGAAAGTTTTCTTTAAGAACGGTGTTGAGATAGAACCGACAGACGCTGCTGCTGAGGAGCAGCTCGCGATGATGATAGACAACTACTATTTGTCAGATTCATCACGGGAAGCGTCGCTGTCACCAGTTTCTTCGGCAGCGCTGATCGTTAAGAGAAACTCGAAAGCGATCACGGCAAGATCAAGAAGGAGGAGCAACCGGGGACCAACAGTCGATGAGTTGGATCCTGAGCTTCCATCTGTTGGGGATTTCTCGATTATCACCACATACGATCTTCGAAATGTTGAGCATCACGGATACATCATCGAAAGATACGAGGTCGTTGATGATGCTGTCAAAAATAAGAGAACATTCTACATCAACAACCCTAGCATCTGCACATACGTTGATACTGAGGTTCGATACGGAATACAGTATGCCTACAGCATTAGAACATTGATATCGACATACAACACCACGATCAGCGCAGATACAGGTCAGATGCAGCTGTCGCGCTTTTTATTCTCATCAAGGCCATCAACATTCGCAGCTGTTATAACCGAGGAGTACATACCTCCAGACCCTCCCTTCGATATCAATTTTCATTGGGACTATGAGAACCTCTTGCTCCAGATTAGCTGGGCCTATCCAACCAACACTCAACTTGACATAAAGGGATGGCAGATTTTCAGAAGATCATCGATAGATGAACCATTCAGCCTAATATCCCAGATCACTTTTGATGATTCCGTCATTAAGACTCCTTCAACTGAGACGGTCGATCCCGATCTTATCACGACGCTCGATGGTCCGAGAAATTCATACGTTGACTCTGAGTTTGACAAGGACTCAAAATACATCTACTCGATCGTTTCCGTCGATGCTCATGCTCTCACGTCGAACTACAGCGCGCAATTTCTCATATCTTTCGACAGAGTGCAGAATAAGCTAATAAGGAAGAGGATCTCACCGGGAAACGCTCCAAAGCAATATCCTAATAATTTTCTGGAAGCCGAGCTGAGTCTCGACAGCGTAAAATCTTCTGAAGCCCGAGCGATGAGAGTGTATTTCGACCCCGAATACTTAACCGTTAAAGATAGCAAGGGAACAGATTTGCAACTGATTAAGACAACAAACAGAAACGGACTTTACCGTTTCGTCCTACTTAATACTGATCTTCAGCAGCAGTCCAATGTTGACGTGAAGATAGAGGATTTGAGGAACGTAACGACGACGTAATTTCAAGCTCGAGATCTTGGAGAAAATTTTAAGAATCGACTTGAAAAATTAATATCTAACTTAGGGTAAAACATGGGATATCTGGATCATTCAACCAATAACATCATCGTGGACGCTGTTCTCACCGACATCGGCAGGCAGTTCCTTTCAAGAAATGACGGAAGCTTCTCTATCGTGAAGTTTGCGCTGGGGGACGATGAGGTCGACTACACGATGATTCCCAAGTTCGGAAGAACTGTCGGAAAGGAGAAGATCGAGAAGAACACACCTGTTTTCGAGGCTCAGACGAGCGCGAACCTAGCGTTAAAGTATAGATCCGTGTCTGTCTCGAACCCGTATCTTAGGTATCTTCCCAGCTCAACGTTAGTTTCAACACCTGCACCACTTACAACTAGCAAGCTGCTAAATCTATCGAGAACTGGATCTACTACTGTAACTTTGACGCAGACTTCAGGCGGCCTCACGTTGGTTGATCCTGAGCTTCGTGATCAAGCTTTCACGGTTAAGGTGAAGAATCAATTCCTGGCTATTTCAGGATTCACACCTGATTCTGTCGATCGCGATGGTATCGCAACATACGTGCTCGCAGCCACCGGAACGTCATCAACGACAGGCGGATCGAACCTCTCCTTCTCGCTGTCCGTTAGGACCATATCAACCACGCAGTTTGAGATCTATAACGACAGTTCCGATTCCTATATTGGGACGAACGTGAGCATCACGGGAATGCAATCTGGAACTGTTGCAGAGTTCGAGGTCAGGATCGCTAAGACCTAAACAAGTTAGTTGATATCTCCTGAGAAAATCTCAGGCAAGGAATAAAATGGCAACTTACAAGGACATCTCACCAGCAGACATCAAATCCAGCAGGTCTGCGTTAAATCAGCTCGTTGACATGATACAAGAGGACGTGTCAGGATCAACTACACGACGATCATACCAGGTATTCGTCACCGGATCGGGTGCAACGTCCGTGACAGCCTCACTCTTCCAGACCGTGTACGACCAGGATTACACCCTTCAGACCGCGAACCCAATGTTCGATATGAGCGTTGGGTTGTGGTACAGCGGGTCAACGGTTCAGAATATCAAACTCGGTGAGGACACTGCGGGAAAGCTCCTCTTTCCAAGCTCATCGCTGCAGATGCGCGAGAAGATAGACGTCTACCGTCAGCACGCTGCGAAGCTTCTCGGAGATGCGAACCAGGCTTTCTACAGTCCATTTGTCATCGATACGGATCCGGCCAGCACGTCGACCGATCGTATTGATAACGCCCTGTTCCTAAATTTTAAGCGACTCTTCGCTCGTGACTCGATCAAGCGTGAGACTTTTGCGATGAGGTTCTACACCACAGGCGTCGTTGATGGAGCCCCCGCTGCTGATAGATCGACGCAAGAGAATGCTATCACGGCAGCCCTGACAACTTACACAGGAAGCAATCTGTTTCGCACCTCGACGTCTGGATCTGCAATATTCACCGATGTTGGCTCTGCGAGCAGCAAGCGTTCAACATACGGCGGTGAGGTCGGTGAAATCGTGGACGCTTCGAACACTGCATCGAAGGTCGGACTAATGTTCTACGATGCAGGAACTGCGGTTCTTGATCTATCCAAGATCATGTGGGGTGATCAGCATGTGTCCGGCGCGATCTCATCGGTTGTTGGTAATCCAAGTGTTTCAGGACTTGCGACAAACGAGACGATCATCGGATCTGGTAGCTCTCTGCAGACTGCCTACGGATCAAATCCGGCGGCAAGATTCATCCCTGACTTCCTCACGTCGGGCAGCATCGATGATATCGTTGATCATATTGCATCCTGTCGCTTCAGCTCAGGGTCGAATACCGCGATCACCTTCCAGAATGTCACTAACATCAACAGCACGCTGCTCTTCTGCCGCGCGACCGCTGACGAGTTTAACTACTCTTCAAACCCAACATACATCGAGTCTGACGGCAGAATCACTGTTATCGATGAGGGACAGGACCAGCAGAAGGCGTTCTCATTCGTCACGACGGTCGGACTTTACGATGCGAATGACAATCTGCTCGCAGTCGCCAAGATGTCGAGACCGATAGAGAAGAACGACGAGAAAGATCTGACAGTGCGCGTCCGCCTCGATTTCTAAGGAGGTGGTGGTTGTCCATCGTAGCTCTCAGCAGCGATAACTTCGAGAAATTTTCCGTCATAGCCCGTCCGAGGAGAACATTCTCGTCCTCCTCGGAGGGTGTGACTGGATCAGTCCCTGTCTTTGCAAGATCATCGCACATCGAGAAAGAAGTCGACAAACCAGCTTTTGTAGACTCTGAATTTTCAACCGATGATCCTGAATCTATTAGGTCAGAGCTTGTCATGTCAACGGGCTCTGATCTCACGGCAGGGCTTGAGAGCTACCTATCAGGCGTAAATTCTCTTTCCAGATCATCAGCGCGGAACAAACAGGTCGAATCTCTTCGTTTCGAACCACCGTTCTCCCTCAACTCTGATTTCCTTCGAAAGTCAAATATCAAGCAGATTCTATTTCCGTACTATCGAATCAAAAACCCATACGCCCACTGGAACTTCACAAATTATAACTGCTTGAACTTTTTCACCGCTTCCGGGTTACCCAGCGACTCTGTTATCGTTTACGATAATCAGATCACGTCTGGGGATCGCGGTCCCTACACTCCTGATTCCGCGTTCTCGCTGGAGTGCTATCTAAATCCCAAGTACCAGAACGCGAGCGCGAGTGATGGTTACAAACCTGGAACCATCTACCACCTCTCCTCCACGTTCGCATTATCACTTTGCTCTGGCTCATCTGTCGATGAGGAGGGACTGGTGAACAAGTTCAGGTTGCTGCTGCAGCTGTCAGCATCTGCTGAAGTTAGACCTGATCACGCGGTCGCCGGAAATTACACATTTTTCTCTGATGATAACTGCCTGAGCCTGAACAGCTGGCACCACGTTGTTGTGAGGTGGTCACCCGAGTATGACAACGGAACGGGCTCATTCGTGGTTGACGGTGTGGAGAGAGGATACTTTAACGTCGGCAGCAGCTCGATTGCGCCGATCTACAATTCACCCCTGATGGATCAGGATGCGCTATTCATCGGTAATTTTTACGATGGTCCGAACCCAGTCCTCGGCGGAACTTCAACATTTATAACGGATCCCATCGGGTTCACCCCTAGCGGAACTCTCAATTTCCCATTAAGGGCCGAAGCGCATGAATTTAGAATCTGGCAGAAATTCCTGGATGACGAAGGGATAACATACTATCAGTCCAATAGCGTCGGAAGCACCATTCCTGAAGATCTCCTCTTCTTCGTTCCTGTGCTCTTCACCAAGGAATCTCCTACGCGAGATGTTTTTGTTACACCGTTCCAGACAACGCAGCAGAGCACACAGGACGCTTTCAACGTCTCGATGTCATTTGGGGTCGGCGGGCATGAGATCAATGTTGACAATTTCGTTAGGGAGTTCGTGCAAGGGATATATCCGACTCTCTTCAACCTGACAGGCTCCGAGATTACGTGGAACGTGACAGACTTTCAGGAAGCTAACAACCTGCTGTATGCAACCGGGTCTTTCGTAAAGCGTAACCTAACTGTCCTACCTTGCGACAACGGTCTCACTCGACCAAACTACCAGATCCTGTCCTCTGGATCCTTAGATTTTAAACCCAGCCTGACGTCCTCACTATCAAAATACGTCAATGACTTTGGAAACCTCGAGATTTCTGCCGTCAGCTTAAACGATCTACTTCCAACTTCTTCTCTCTTTAAAGGACTGATAGCCTCCGATGACAGCTTACCGTCCTCTATCTCAAGCGCGATTGAGGGTGTCGGTCCTGATAACCTCGCCAGCGGAAGCGAGATCGGATCAGTTCTGACCATATTTCAGCGTCAACGTGATCCTTCTTCCAACGAGGTTGTTTTCTTCGATACAAGCAACCTTTTTTATGGAGGTAGGATACATCCAGGAAGCTTCGAGATCACAGACACCAGCATCACGGGTTCTGGAGGTCAGATCCAGATCAAGCTGAAGGATAACGGTCTTGGAGGTCTATACCGCGCTGATGCTCTGACCCCACACGCGAAGTGGGCAGGAGTCGGAACGATACTTTACGATGAGGGAATCGCAGTTGTTAAGAACCCGACCCTCTACCCATTCGGAAAGGAGCAGTTTGAGCTTTCTTTACGGGGCGAGCGTCAGGTTCACGTGATGGAGATCACCGTCCCATGCGCTGCGGGCCAGATAAACTCCAGCTCTAATCCAACATTTATTCCGTTGAGAGCATCGGACGATCCGGATGATGTCAACATGGGCGCTGTCATCATCACCGGCGTGAACCTACACGACGATAACCTGAATGTTGTCGCGCGTGCGACCCTCGCCCAACCGATCGTGAAGCGTGACGAGGATCGTTACCTCTTCAGGATCAAGATGGACTGGTGATGATACTCGGTCTCGATGTCTCAACATCTTCGACGGGTTGGGCGATCCTGAATGATGACGGCAGCTTGGTTGAGATGGGTAGCTTCAAGCTCATCAAACACGATAACCTGTTCGACAAGGCGCAGGCGGTTCGAAATGGTCTGCTGGATCTGCAATCGAAATACTTCGTGTCCAAGATCTCCATTGAGGAGCCCCTGCAGGGATTCCGCCGTGGGATGAGCTCGGCCCACACACTGCTGACGCTCGCTCGATTCAACGGCATCGTCTCCTGGCTCGCCTATGACGTGTTCAACGTGAAACCGATCTTTTTCGATTCGACATCAGCCCGTCGCGGTCTGGGGATCAAGATCGATAAGGCTCGTGACACGAAGGATCAGATCATGGAGTGGGTTGAGGTCGTGACCGGGACTCAGCTCCCGCGTCGTGTCGCGACGACGGGCAAGAGGAAGGGTATGACGCTCTTCGCCTCCGGGGTCAATGACGCTGCCGACGCCTACGTGATGGCTCGGGCTGCGTATCTGTTAAAAGCTCAGTAACCTTTTACTATTCTAATGTGATAGACGCCAAGGAAAGAGTCGAGATCCTGACGCGCGCTCTTGGAGCATGCACGTTGGACCGAAAAGGCATCAACGCTGCCTTTCGCTGTCCTGATTGTAAGGAGTCCAAGAAGCAAAAGTTTATCGTTCGCATCGACACAGGACAGTATCACTGCTGGGTCTGCGATGCCCGTGGAGCCTCGATCGCGAAGGTGCTGCGTAAGCTATCACCCGAGGTCGCCGCGAGGTGGGAGGGGGTCACTGGTTCACACCAGCGTCGGTTCATGGATGAGGTTGTCGAAGCTCCGAAGGTCGAGCTGCCGTTGGGGTTCAGGTTGCTGGCTGAGTGCACCGATGCTCGTGATCCTGACACGCGGGCTTGCCTTGATTATGTCCATGAGCGTGGGCTCGGACTGCGTGAGATGTGGTATTTCCGACTCGGATTCGTTCGACGTGGTCGACTCGCTCGTCGTGTGATCATGCCGTCATTCGACTCCGACGGAAAGCTGAACTACTGGACCGCCCGCGCGATAGATAAGAAAGCTGTTGGGAAGTATGTGAATCCCTCGATACCACGCGGTGAATTCATCTTCAACGAGCTGAATCTCGATTGGCGTCAGGAGCTGACGCTTGTTGAGGGTCCATTCGATCTGACGAAGTGTGACAGTAACGCGACGGCGATCCTCGGTTCCAACATGTCCAGGAAGTCAGCGCTGTTCCAGGCGATCGCTAGAAACAGAACACCTGTTGTCCTTGCACTTGACAGTGACATGCCAGAGAAGCAGCATAAGTGGGCGAAAGCCCTGTCGGAATTTGACGTCCCTGTGAGGATACTGAATCTCGGTGATTACAAGGACGTTGGTGAGATGACACGTCAGGAATTTCTAGAAGCGAAATCGCAGGCTAGAACTTGGGACAAGTTTCAGGGTATTATTAACCTCTCTAAAATCATGAGAAGCGGGAGCATCCTTTGATCAAGATCGCACATATTGCCGACATCCACTGGCGCGGCCTGCAGCGTCATGATGAATACACCGAGGTGTTCGAGGATTTCTTCAGGAAGCTCGATGAGCTCCATCCAGACATGATCGTCGTCGGTGGCGACATCGTCCACTCGAAGACGCAAGGCATCACCCCGGAGCTCGTGGATCGTCTCCGTTGGTGGTTTCAGAAGCTTTCGAACTGGCCCACCGTTGTTATTCTCGGCAATCATGACGGCCTCATCCATAATAAGTCCCGTCTTGATGCGATCTCTCCCATTATCTCTGCACTTGATCATCATAATATCCACTTCCTGAAGGACTCGGGAAACTACGAGATCAATGGAATCAACTTCGCTAACTTTTCATGCTTCGATGAGGAGAACTGGGGTAAGTGCAACCCGAGCGATGATCCCAACCTGATCAACATCGCCCTCTACCACGGAGCGGTAGGAGGTTCCCTCCTCGATACTGGCATGCCCATCGAGGGTGAGGTGACGGTCGACATGTTTCGACCTTACGATTTCACTCTCCTCGGAGATATCCACCGTCGGCAGTTCCTCGATGGAGACACCAGGATCGCCTATCCGGGCTCCACCGTGCAGCAGAACTACGGTGAGGACACCGAGAAGGGGTTTCTCTTCTGGCAGATCAAGGGTCGGGAAGATTATCGGGTCAACTTCATTAAGCTGAAGAATCCACGCCCATTCCAGACCGTTGAATGGCAGGGTGACGTCTCGTCCACGATGCAGGTTTGCGAGAAGCTACCCAGAGGGTCCAGGTTCAGGGTTCTGAACAGCGAGGACATCGTTATATCCGAGTCCAGACAGCTTGCTGGCGAGCTTCGTAAAAAGATGTCAGCGACAGAGGTCGTCTGGAAGTTCGTTGGTGAGCAGGTGAAGGAGGAGATGCGGGCGGGTTCAACCACACTCTCACGTGAGAACCTTCGTGACCCCACAACCATCAAGGGATTGTTCAGGAGTTACGCTGAATCCAAAGGAGTATCAGGTGACTCTCTCATGAAGCTGGAATCCACCGTGTCGAAGCTCATCGAATCCCTACCAGCCGATGAGAGGTTGGGCGATGTCAAGTGGTCGATCAAGAAGATCAAGTGGGATAACACCTACTCCTACGGGACGGAGAATGAGATCGATTTCGAGAACCTGAGCGGTATCACAGGCATCTTCGGTCGAAATGCTCAAGGTAAGTCATCGATCCCTGGTACGATCATGTATTCCCTATTCAATACGACCGATCGTGGGCCGATCAAGAACCTTCACATCATCAATACAAGGAAGGACTACTGTAAGGCGGCTGTGGAATTTCAAGCTGGAAATGACACCTACATGTCAGAGCGCCAATCTGTGAAGCACCAGACGAAAGCAGGTCTACAGCACGCCGTCACCCACCTCAACCTTTTCAAGATCGACGCGGACGGTAAGCCAGTTGAGGATATCTCGGGAGAGCAGCGCAAGGATTCCGATAAGGTGCTCCGTTCCCTCATCGGAACCTCGGACGATTTCCTGCTCACGTCATTCGCGGCGCAGGGGGAGATGAACACCTTCCTGAAGGAGCGTGCCACCGCACGCAAGAACATACTCTCGAAGTTCCTGAACCTGCAGGTTTTTGATTCCCTGAACCTGCTCGCCAAGGAAGCGTCAAGCTCCATCAAGTCCGAGTTGAAGCGCACCCCTGCCTTGGATCTACGCGCTTCCATCGAGTCGAAGGAAATCGAGGAGAAGAACCTTCACGATGAGGTGGCAATCCTCGAGAATGAGAAGCTCTCCATAGAATCCCATGTGAAGAAGCTTCGAGCGATACTGGAACGTGAATCTCCCGGATCCTCACATACGCTTGACGATATCAAGAATTACGAGTCAGAACTTGTAACTCTCGAGTCTAAGATCAAGCGAGCCAAGAATGAGCTGGCGCAGGCGATTGAGGAGCGTGACGAGCTGCAGCGAAAGATCCAGAAGGTTGATGAGGTTTTCGAAAAGTCAGACATCTCGTCATTGAAAGCTGACATCGATCGATCGGAGCGTGTCTCTAGCAAGATTGGAGAGGCTCAGACGAAGCTTAAAAATGAGTCTGACGCGTTACAGCGCTTGGAACGATCAGTGAGCAAGCTGTCGGATGTTCCCTGCGGCGACAAGTTCCCAACCTGCAAATACATCAAGGATTCACACGCTGACAAGCTGCTGATACCTGCTCACAAGGCAGTCCTTGACGAGATAGCCACGACAATCGATGAGCTGAAGCAGAGCTTTGATTCTGAGAACCTGAGGGAGATGAAGGAGCGGTTCGAGAAGCTAAGCTCCCTACAGTCGAAGCTGCCATCCATGAAGACATCCCACGCGGCCCATGAGAGTCGGGTGAAGACTTTGGAGTCTCTCGTAGAGTCTCATGAGCAGGAGTCGCAGAGAGTGAACAAATTGTTACAGGAGATTCGCGCTGCGATTTCGGTATCAGCCCTTGAGCAGGTAAAGACGATGCAGCTCGAGGTTGACGAGCAGGAGAGAAAGGCAACCGAGATTTCGAAGAGAATCCTGAAGGATAACCAGCGTATCGGTGCCATCGGATCTGAAATCACTCGTCTTAAGCAGGACATAGCTCGGATCGAGAAGCTGCAGGCTGACTGGAAGATCTATGAGACCATCCTGTCCGCTACGGGTAAGGATGGCATCCCACTGCAGATCATCGCTTCCCAGCTCCCGCGGATCAATCAGGAGATTGCCAAGGTCCTAACCGGCGTGGCCAATTTCAACGTTGAGCTCCTGGCTAATGAGGAGGACGGCGATCTCGAGATCTTCATTGACTACGGGGACTCCAAACGACCGATCGAGCTTGCGTCGGGAATGGAGAAGATGATCTCCTCACTTGCGATCAGAACCGCCCTGATCGAAGTTTCCGCGATTCCTAAGCCTGATCTTTTCATCATAGACGAGGGCTTTGGCGCCCTGGATGACACCAACCTCGAGGCATGCGCTAGATTGCTGACGTCACTCAAGCGTAACTTCAAGAACATGCTTGTCATCTCCCACGTCGACAGCATAAAGGACATTGTAGATAACGTGATCGAGATCTCTCACGATGGTATCGACGCAAGGGTGAGGTATTAATGAAGAAGGAAGTTGAGCTGAAAAATGGGTATCGTATCGTTAAGAGGGGAGATGCCAAGGGAGAATCAGTTCCAATCTCGTGCTTGATTTGCGGATGTGTTTCAATAGATGAGATAGATACGATTTCTCTGTCGAGATGCGGTGCTTGCTTCGATTGTGAAAATGAAATCGTAGATACTAACAGGAAGTCGTGGTTAGAAGGATGGAGACCAGATCCAGCTAAGATTTCTGAGGTCGTCGCGAAGAGACTAGCGTCGCCTCACTCGAGGGTGCATATTTAGACTGGGAGAGTTATACGAAATGCATCTATCAACAAAAGACCTCAACACCCTGGCACAGATAACGCAAAAGGGTTGGGGCGTATCTTCCATGCCGAATTCCGTTACATGCTCCACAAACGGTGACACGTTAACGCTCAAGTACATGACAGTGGTTCACTTCGCGGCCGAGAGCGCCCTTCGTGCGCAGGCTGATCGGGTGTCTCATGAATCCATCGAAATTCTTGGAAAGTGCGTCGCTGATCTTAAGAGTAAGTTCAAGGAAGCTACAGGCTCCGCGATCAAACTCAAGGAAGTTTCAAATAAGGACTCGCTGGAGGTAATTGTAGCCACGAATAACTCGGCTCGTCGAGTTGCGTACTACAGGAGACAGGTCACGCTGCAGGTGGTGTGAAGTGGCCGTCCTTTCCAAAGATAAACAGGTCGCAGAAATTATCAGCTGCGGTAAGAACTCTTCTTATTTCATTAACAAGTATGTTAAGATCCAGCACCCGACGAGGGGTCTAGTTGGGTTTGACACGTACAAGTTCCAGGATGAGTGCCTCGAGCAGTTTGAAGAGCATCGATTCAATGTTATCCTGAAATCACGGCAGCTTGGAATCTCGACACTCGCTGCTGCCTACGCGCTCTGGCTCGCCCTCTTCTACAAGGATAAGGCGATCCTCATCATCGCCACAAAGCTCGCCGTTGCGCAGAACTTCATCAAGAAGGTGAAGGTCATGCTGCAGAACCTACCGACATGGCTTGTCATGCCAACTGTCAGATCTGATACGAAGCAGGTGATAGAGTTCAGTAACGGTTCATCGATCAAGGCGATCCCAACGTCCGATGACGCTGGTCGATCCGAGGCCCTAACACTTCTGATAGTCGATGAGGCAGCGTTCATCGGTAACTTCGATGAGCTCTGGACTGGTCTGTATCCCACGCTATCGACAGGTGGTCGCGCTATCGTCCTCTCTACCCCTAACGGCGTCGGTGGACAGTATCACAAGCTGTACGTCGAGGGTGAGGCAGGACTCAACGAATTCAACGCGATAAAGCTTCCTTGGGACGTGCATCCAGAACGCGATCAGGCTTGGTTCGATAACGAGTCGAGGAACATGACCCGCAAGCAGGTCGCGCAAGAGCTCCTCTGCGACTTTGCTGCATCAGGTGATACGTTTCTTGGAGCGAATGAACTTGAATACATCATCTCCCAGACCCAGACACCGATCGAGCGTTGGGGCCCTGAGATGGGGGTGTGGATCTGGCGTTACGCGTTACCAGAGCACAAGTACATTATCAGCGCCGATGTGGCCAGAGGCGATGGAGCCGATTACTCAAGCTTCCACGTCATCGATACAACTTTCGGTGAGCAGGTGTCGGAGTTCAAAGGTAAAGTTCCGCCCGATCAGTTTGCCGTCCTCTTAAACGAGGCAGGACTGAGGTACAACAAGGCGCTCGTCTGCCCAGAGAACAACAGCTATGGGTATGCGGTTTGTATGAAGCTGAAGGAACTCGGTTATCCTAACCTCTACTACAAGGATAAAAAATACATGTTCATGGGAGCCTCAGCGGGCTCCGAGGATGTGGCAAACATTGGTTTCACGACCGGGCCGTCGAACAGGACCAAGATCCTCACGAAGCTTGAAGAAGTCATCAGAAACAAGCAGATCAAGATTCGTTCCACCCGTATGGTTGAGGAACTGAAGACGTTCACGTGGATCGGGCAGACTGCAAAAGCTATGAAAGGCTACAACGACGATCTCGTCATGGCGCTAGCGATAGGGATCTGGCTTTTTGACACGAACATAGACTATTCACGTCAGAGTCAGGAAGTCACGAAAGCGATGCTATCAGCATTCGCAGTGAATAAGAGAGATCACAATGAGGATCCGCTGGTGCCGCACATGGGACGTCCTTTGTCACCAATAATGGTCGATGCGATTCCTGGTAACACGGCGATTGGTGCCAATGCATACTCTCGATTCGGTTGGTTGATCAGGGGATAATTTAAGCTGTTAGATTAACGAGTAGAATTAGGATCAAAATGGCAGAAAAAACAAACAAGAATCTTTTTCAGCGGCTGACCCAGCTCTTTAGGTCCGGGCCAGTTATCCGTCGAAAGGTGAAAAATTTCTCTGAACCTACTGCATCCTCAGCCTATGAGATGTTTAGAAGGAATCAGTCCGACATCTACTCAAGCACCGTGTCTGCTTACGGTGCTTTTGATCGCATGTCAAGATACTCAGACTTCTCTGAGATGGAAGCAACACCAGAGATTGCCTCCGCTCTTGACATTTATGCGGAGGAGACCGTTTCACAGGATGAGAAGGGTCAGGTCCTTCACATTCACTCCGAGAATCGAAGGATCAGGGAGCTGCTCGAGACACTTTTCACTGATACGCTGAACATCGAGTTCAACTTACCGATGTGGACGAGGAATCTCTGCAAGTATGGCGACTTCTTCCTCTTCAACGACGTGCACCCGAACTACGGAATCATCAATGCCTACCCGATTCCAATCTCCGAGATGGAGCGTGAGGAAGGTTACGATCCGAAGGATCCCATGGCGGTTCGCTTCCGTTGGATCACCCGCGGGAATCAGGTCCTTGAGAATTGGCAGATTTCACACTTCAGACTCCTCGGTAATGACGCTTTCCTTCCATACGGATCGTCAGTTCTAGAGTCTGCTCGGCGTATCTGGCGCCAGCTGATTCTCATGGAGGATGCGATGCTCGTCTATCGCATCGTTCGTGCTCCTGAGCGTCGTGTGTTTTACATTGATGTCGGCAACATCCCACCCGAGGAGATTGCAAACTTCATGGAGCAGGCGCAGACGAGCCTGAAGAGGAACAAGGTCGCTGATAAAGCAAACGGAAAGATGGACCTTCGTTACAATCCTCTCGCAGTTGATGAGGACTACTTCATTCCAGTTCGCGGCGGTGAGACGGGAACCAAGATCGATTCACTGGCGGGTGGATCTAACGCCGCGGCGATAGAGGACGTGCAATACATCCAGAAGAAGCTCTTCGCTGCCTTGAAGATTCCGAAAGCTTACCTCGGTTACGACGAGGAAATCGGTGCGAAGGCTACCCTAGCGCAGGAGGACATCAGGTTCTCCAGAACTATCTCAAGGATCCAGAAGGTTGTGATATCAGAACTCAACAAGATGGCGATGATTCATCTCTACTCCCACGGCTACACAGGAGAGGATCTGCTTGACTTTACGCTTAAGCTTTCCAATCCTTCCACGATCGCCCAGCAGCAGAAACTTGAGCTCATCTCCTCACGTTTCGACATCGCCGGAAAGGCTCCTGAGGGTATCGTTGATCGTCGTTGGGTTCGCAAGAATATCATGGGTCTCTCCGATGAGGACATCGAGAATATCAAAGAGGGTAGGAAGGCTGATAAGACCGAGGACGCTGATCTTGAGGCGGTTCCTGGACCTGAGGGCGCTGGTGGAGTTGGCGGTGGTGGCGCTGCAGCCGGCGGCGGCGCGCTGACAGCTGGTTATGAGAGAGAGGGCGAGATCGTCTCTTCCGGCGTTGAGCGTCCGGCGATACTATCGATCGAGAATGAGGATCTTCCTCTCAAGGCTGAGAAGAAGATACGAAATGTCTTCGGTAAGGACGTAGAGACCACCCGAGATCGCAGCACCGCTGCGTCGGTCGATATGCCTGACATGTTCAAGATGGCGGGCGTTGGAAGCTGGGCGCGCGATCAGGACACCAGCAATCGAGTCTTTGATGAGGACGAGCTTTACTCAGTGGCTGTCGAATCTCGTAAGCAGATGAGCTTGATGCAGGAGCTCTACGATGAACCAGCTTTTCCAAGACCGAAGATGACGCCGCAGCTCGGATTATCGTTGAAAGACATGCGGACGAAGATAGGTATAGGGAATAGCGAGATCATCGCTGAGAAGACCGACATTTCAAATAATTCGGGAAGCGCAGATGAGTAACCAGCATAACAAGAAAAGAAACGTAGGAATCATTTACGAGCAGCTGCTCCTTAGGGCTTCTGCTGCGTTGATTGACAATGATCTTGCCACTGCTAATAAGTGCACCTCAATAATCAAGAAGCACTTCAAGCCTGGGACTGAAATTTTTAAGGAATTTCGTCTCTTTCAAGCTCTCCTCAACACGACAGTGAGGTCTGAAAGCCTTGGACTTCGGTTGATACAGGAGGCTCGTCGTGGAGTTCATATATTCTCTCCAAGGCAGCTTGAGGTTGAAAAGTCGGCTCTGATTCGAGAAATTAATAAGACGCTAAACGATGATAGCTTCTTCAATCAACCGGTGAGAGAGTATCGTCTATACGCGACCCTACAGACCCTTTTAAACGACTGGCGTCGTGAGGATGAATCTGACCTCACTCGAGTCGTTGAATATGAGGGCAAGCTTCTCGAGTGGATGCGACGTGAGAAGTCCGAACCAGTTGTTATTGATGACCTCACCACGAAGGACGTAAATTCTCTCACCGTGAGGGTCATGAACGAGAAGTTCGAGAAGAAGTGGGGTGACAAGCTGAATGAAACTCAGAAAGCCCTGATACGTGATTACGTTCACGGTAGAGTCGATGAGAATATGCTCGAGAGCATCAAGAGGCGGGCACTGCGTGGCCTGAGCAGGTTAAAGGAATCCACCGACAACGGAGTTCTGCTGGAGAAGCTCGACGGGGTAAAAACGATGGTCGAATCCGCCGACCCACGTTCACTGGACGACGCCGGGATTGTTAAGTTCATGCAGCTGACGCAACTGTATCAGGAGATGGAGACTAAAGATGAGTGATAGATCCCTAATGCTGCTCACCGAGTGGGCTCCGTTCTCCTATGATTCCAAGATGGTCAAGGAGAGCCGCGATCAGAACGGTGGTAAACTCATCATGAAAGGTATCCTCCAGAAGGCGGAGACCCTGAACCAGAACGGTCGCGTTTATCCAAAGGATATCCTGGAGCGAGAGGTTCGCAACTACCAGAAGTTCATTCGTGAGAGTCGCGCGTTGGGTGAATGTGATCATCCGGACTCCTCTGTCGTTGAGCTGAAGAAGGTGAGCCACATCGTCCGTGAAGCCTACATGGAGGGCAACGTCTGCTACGGGACCGTCGAGATACTCGACACCCCCTGCGGCAAGATACTTCAGAGCCTCGTCGAGGCTGGGGTCACGCTCGGTATCTCCTCACGAGGCGTCGGTTCAACCCGGAAGTCAGGCGAGCATCAGATCGTTCAGGACGACTTTCAGCTCATCTGCTGGGATTTCGTGTCCGAACCTTCAACCCCCGGCGCTTTCATGATGCGTGAAGGTCGTCAGGTAAAGCAGAACGAACTCTCAAGAACATTTAATCGAAGCGATCGGATCGATAGAATATTCAACGATATTCTAACATGGAAGAAGTAAGATGGCGCTTTCGAGATCAGAGCTGAAGGACATAATCAAGGAGTGTATCCTTGAGGTCATGATAGAGGGTTTGAAACCAACTATCAACGAGAGCTCACGTTCTAGCAGGGAAACACCGGCACGTAGGCCTGAACGGGCACCCTCTCCTTTACCTGTCGGGAAAAAGCATCTGGACAGCGTCACATTCTCGGCTGGAGCTTCCAAGATAGCTGAGCAGGCGCAAGGTCGCCGCGCGCCGATGCCAGCTATTGCGAACCTGGCGGCTGAGTTTCCCCGTGAGCAGCAGGGTGTGATGCAGCAGATATTCGAGGACACCGCGAGGAATACACTACCCAGCCAGATGCAGGCTGAACGTTCCCCAGGCGCTGCGATGGCTGTTCGTGCTGATTCAATGTCTCCCGTGGCTGACGTTGATCCAATGTCACTTTTCGATGGAGCGTCGAGTTGGGCTGATCTTGCGTTTGCTCCTTCAAAAAAGTCGATGTAGACTGTTTGTTAGGGATAATTAACATCTGAGCCTTATAGGAGCTACGAAGATGTCAAGAATCGTGAATCTCACACCCAGCATTCTCCGCAGAATCATCATGGAGGAGAAGTCCAGGGTTATGAAGGAGAAGAAGAAGGGAAAGAAGGCGAAGTCTACCTCCACGGACATGCCCAAGGACATGAAGGACGCGGTCAAGAAGACCCGTGAGGTGCAGCCCTCCGAGCTTGCTGGCACGCTGGCCAAGAAGGTGAAGCACTACGAGAACCTGCAGCGCGAGGCAGTCGAGCTTGCACGTCGTCTGTCCGAGGTTAACGAGGCTCGTCAGGAGCTCCGCGCTGATATCCTCGAGGAAATTTAGTAGGACAATAGTTAGAGAGCAAAGAGGGGAATATCATGCCAGGAAAGTATCCAACAATCAACTCGCCGATTACCGCCCGCACGACCTTGACTGCGGGCGGTACGGTCGGACTATCAAACTCTGATACTATGACTCTGAATGCGATGTTTCCGAACTCCCCGATCTACACGACGTTAGCCAGTGATTATCTCACCACTGCTCGGGATCTGCTTCAGCCCGCCGTGCAGGAGGGTGATGCTGTGCAGTTTCCGTCCGTCGATATGGATTACACAGGCGCACCTGATGTTAGCTCTATCACTGATATCAACGGCGTTGCGATCGACTCTCCCTACTACCCGAACCTCATTGTCAACAGCGACCCTACCGGTGGTGAGGGGTCTTCTGTCGTTGCTGCTGGTGGAACTGCAGTCGCCGCGAACGATAACTTCGGAACGGGGGGCACGGTCGATACAGTCACGCCGAGTGCAACAGCGGCTCAGATCGCGACCACAACGATCGACGTCTCAGGACCGATCGGAACGCTGGGGCAGAGCGAGGCGTGGGCCACCAACCCAGGCGCTGACGGCGATCCCACGACGTAATCATCATGTCACGTCGACGGATCAGAGAAGCTAACAATCCAAACTACGACGCCCGCACCGGCCTGGGATACGGCACGGACGGGCGTCGTGATTTACCACGTATGGGTCAATCATCATGGCCTTACATTGAAGAGCCTGCCTGCGATGTAGATGACGAGGACGAGCTAGAGGATGAGGACGATCTCCTACAGCAGGTCGCGATAGGTAATAAGGCGGGACAGGGTCACATTCGCTGGGACTCGTATGCTGATCGTGCTGCGGATAACCGTCGATTCGTCGGAGCTGATTTCTGGATGCATGAGCAGACGACGGGTCGTGGAATGTCACCAATCCCAGACCTCTATAAGAACAAGCAGGGGGTCCTCGGAGTTGGAGCTGATGGACCCTCGATCCGTCCTGCCCCGGCTAGAATATCTCTTGCCGGATCGAAAGCAGGATACTCCAGCTCATTGCCCCTGCGAGATGCAGGTTCGATGGAGCCGGCATACACTCTCGAGGAGATACCTGGTCCTGATGAGCTCACGATGTCAAGACTTCGTCGGCTGATCAGAGCAATTCATTTGCAGCAGGACCTCGAAAAAGACTGAGAACGATATAGTTAATTGAGCGTAGGGATACAACATGCCGAACCTGTATGACGAAGCGATTTCTGATGCCAAAGCTCTGAAGGAGATGGCTGAGAGAAACGCGAGAAATAAGATCATTGAGTCGATCTCACCGCAGATCCGTCGGATGGTCGAACGCCAGATGCTTGCTGAACAGGACGAGGAGACCGGTGAGGAAGCTCCGAACCTCGATCTTGAGCCGCTACCAGACGACGGAACGATGGATGCAACGTCAGCTGCACCTATGACGGGTATGGACACGTCTGCTGGCGCACCGGCTCCTGATCCCGACGAGGAGGTCACGCACACTGTCACAACGAAGACCGCCTCAGGAACCGAGGTGAAGATCAACGTTCGCGTTGACAAGCACGGCGAGGCATCGGCCTCCACGGAAGCTGACGCTGCTGAAGGTGACGACGTTGAGGTGTCTCTCAACAAGGAGAGCCTCGGAGCTCTTGCCGACATGATACTCGGTGAGCGTCGTCGTGACAGGGTATCGATCGGCCAGATTCGTCGTCAGTTTGAGGCTCTCAAGAGAGTCTCGAGAACGTTACCGCTGACGGAGGGATCAAACTTCCGCGCAGCCTATTCAATTCTGCTGAAAAACATGCATGATTTCAGGGATCAGGTGATATCTAATGGTGGTAGTCCTGAGACCAGGCAAAAGTTCAACAACATAGTTAAGGAGATGAAGCATATGTCAACAAACGCGAGGTTCCGTCGCCTCCTGGAGGAAATGGAGGGAAGATCCAATCGTGGTCTTCGTCGTGAGGCGAAGCTTGTTTTCGAGCCCATGGATCTCGAGGGTCTCGATGATACGGTGAAGGAGAAGCTGAAGGCGATGAGCTTCAGCGTTGATCTCGGTGAGGAGGATGCCGCTGCTGCTGGCGAAGAGATGCCAGTTGACGTTGCTGACACCGGTGCTGGTGCTCCTGCAGCTCCTGAACCCGCTCCGGAGCCGCCCGCTCCGTCAGAGTACGACATGGACGAGTATGATGACGACCTTGAGGAGTACGACATGGACGAGTATGATGACGACCTCGAGGAGGAGTACGACGAGCTCGAGGAGGATGACGACACCGATCTCGAAGAGATGTACGACGAGGATGAGGATGAGCTCGAGGAGATCGCTGATGTCGATGCTGCCGAGCAGAACGAGAACGTCTTCCACGTCGATGAGTCCATGCTCCGCCGTGAGCTCCGTCGCCTTCGTGAGGCGAAGAGCTCCAAGGGCAAGAACGCGAAGGGCATCAAGGACGCGATGCCCGGTAATTTTGGTGGTGGTTCCGTCGAAGGCCTTCCCGACGAGCTGAATCAGCTCGGTGAGGCCGAGAAGACCGCCCGCAAGGCGCTCGAAGTTGCCAAGAAGGCAACCGACGCCGCGAAGGAAGAGCGAGAGGCCAGGGTCGAGGAGGCACGCACGAATCGTGCTCTCAAGGCTAAGCTCGCTGAGTCTGAGCGCGCTGTTTCCACACTACGCGAGCAGCTCGAGGAGGTCAACCTGTTCAATGCGAAGCTTCTCTATGTCAATAAGCTGATGCAGAACCGGGACCTCACCCCACGTCAGCAGAGGGCGATCGTTGAGTCGCTCGATGCTGCGAAGTCGGTGCGGGAGGCGAAGCTTCTCTACACCAGCCTGACTGAGTCCCTCAAGTCGAAGTCAGGCACGATGACTGAGGGTCGGATCCTTGGTTCGTCCTCCAGATCGACGCGGTCAGCTAGCCCCGCTGCTAGCCTGAATGAATCCGTCGAGGTGGATCGCTGGGCAATCCTCGCAGGTATCAAGTCGGGTAAGTGATTGCCCGTTGGTTTAATCGGTTTTTCTAACAAATTTTCCAAATTGGAGTAAACAAAATGTCTAAGTCTTTTACACTAGAGCAGCTCTCGGAAGGCATCCGCGGGCGTGACGTCGGGGCGGAGAACAGCCGCCTCGTCGAGAAGTGGGGCCGCACCGGCCTGCTTCGTGGCCTCGATGGAGTCAATCGCGAGAACATGGCTCGCCTCCTCGAGAACCAGACCGCCAACCTCCTCCGCGAGAGCAACGCTCTCTCCAGCGGCGGTGGCTCTCTCTCCTCAGGCGGCAGCGACATCCGCGGCTTCTCGAACATCGCGTTCCCCATCGTCCGCCGCGTCTTCGGCGGCCTCGTGGCGAACGAGCTCGTCTCGATCCAGCCGATGAGCCTCCCCTCCGGTCTCCTCTTCTACCTGGATTACACCTACGGCACCAACCGCGGTGGTGATGCTGGCGTTGACGGAGCTGGAACGGCTTCCACCAAGTCGACCTACACCGTCGGTCAGTCGATCTACAACAACCCTGTTGGTAAGGGCGTCCAGAGCGGCTCTCTTGCGACCGGTGGTATGTATGATCTCGCCGGCGCCGGTTACAGCCGCGTTCACGCCGACTTCGTGCTGAACGCCGCTCAGATCGTTGCCTCCGGTGGTTACAGCGGCGCCGGTGCCTTCACGGCCCGTGCGAACCTCCACGCCACAGGAACCGATGGTCGCCTCCTCGGATTCGATCCGCAGGTCACCAGCCTCATCGAGAGCTCACCGAAGCCCGCTGGTCTTGCCGACGGCGATGCCTTCTTCAAGTTCCTCGTTGTCGATCTCGGACAGCTCACTGGTTCCGACCAGTCGCTCGTTAAGGACTTCGCGATCTTCACGACTGGCACCGTCCCGGGTCTCCTGATCCCGGGCGAGACCTTCCAGGGTGGTAACAGCGTCCTCAACATCCGTCGTCTCAACCAGGTTGGAACTTGGAACAACAGCTCGAAGGTGTTCACCGCGACCCCGCTGTCCGGAACCCACATGCTCTGCGTCATCTCGGCCTCGAACCTTCTTCCGAAGCTCGACACCGATGGTGGCTACGCGAGCTCGCTCAAGATCAGCTACCCGCTGAACTCGGCGCTCGACGTTGAGAGCACCACTGGCTCCACCGTGACCATCCCGGTCTTCGAGTCGAACTTCGGCACGACCCCCTCCCCGGTCATCCCCGAGATCGACATCAAGATCGAGTCCATCGCCGTCACCGCGACGACCCGCAAGCTCCGCGCTCGCTGGTCTCCGGAGCTCGCGCAGGACCTGAACGCTTACCACAGCATCGACGCTGAGGTTGAGCTCACCCAGATCCTCTCCGAGCAGATCGCCCTCGAGCTCGATCGTGAGATCCTGAACGACCTGCTCACGCAGGCGTCGGGTGCGAACTACTTCTGGTCACGCGCCCCGGGCAGGTTCGTCAACAAGACCACCGGCGCTGAGATCAGCCGCGCCTCCACCACCGCTCCGGGCCCGAACTTCACCGGCACGGTCCGTGAGTGGTATGAGACCCTCACCGAGACGATCATCGACGTCGGTAACGAGATCCACCGCAAGACCCTCCGCGGCTCCGCCAACTTCATCGTTGTCGGCCCGGACGTCGCGACGATCCTCGAGGCCTCGACCTACTACCGCCCGAGCTACAGCATCGACGGTTCCGGTCAGGTCGGCGCCCCGTTCTCGATCGGCGCGGAGAAGGTCGGCACCCTCAGCAACCGCTTCACGGTCTACAAGGATCCTTACTTCCCCAGGAACAAGATTCTCGTCGGCTTCAAGGGCGGCAGCTACCTGGAGACTGGCTACGTCTACGCTCCTTACGTCCCGCTCATCGTCACCCCGACGATCTTCGCTCCCGAGGACTTCACGCCGCGTAAGGGTGTCATGACCCGCTACGGCAAGAAGATGGTCCGCTCCGACTTCTACGGAACGGTCACCTGCCTCGACATGAACATCATCTGATGTTCTAGCCGATAGGGTGAACTAGGGTGGCCACCTCGAAAGAGGTGGCCATTTTAGTTTTCGAAGTATATTTAGAATGTGTCGTCGATCGACGGCGTTAGGTCCAAATAAAGGAGATTTTCAAAATGGCAAGCACAACAATAGATGGACGTGGCACTGTCGATTCATCCTCAGGAACTGGACTAACGGTTCAGGTGTCGTCAAGCTTCAACTCAACAGCAACTTTCAACAGCGATGTTTCAATGACGAACACGCCGTATTCGACAGCGCAGGTGGTCGCCGCGTCAGGTTCGATAACCTATCCAGGGGTTTACACCATCAATAACGCTACCGCGGCCGGCGTGTATCTACCCGCACCGTCCACGATCCCAGGCGGTGTGATCGTCTTCAGAACTGCAGGATCTGCAGGTCAGCAGCACTTTCTCACGGGAACTGCCGCTGCGAATCTTGGAAAGTTCATAGTCGCAAGTCCCAACAGCAAGGGCAGCAAGGTAAGCCTTGAGACTGTGGTAGGCAGCTCTGTCTCCCTCATCTCTGATGGTCTGAACTTCTGCGTTCTCACGAGCAGCGGATCACTAGTCTTCGCAGGCAACTGATACAGCTCGGCTCAGAGATACAACTCAACGGTAAGCGGGCTCAGTAGATGATGACCTGCTTGCCGTTGAGCGCTATATGTATTCATACGGAGAAGCGAAGGCTAAATGTTCAGCATCGCCAATTTTATCTTTGGATCGTATGATGGGCTTGTCGAGGGTGGCAACACCCGAGCTCTCGTTCGTGATCCGGAGACAGGTCGAGTCATCAGCCCAGAGCGGGTGAAGACCTTTCGTGGTAAGGAAGCTTATGCCGAGAAGATCGATCTGAAGGGCGGTCGCATCACGAGGGAGGACTTCCGACGTGAGGTGATCAAGGCGCTCGTGGCGCTCGACGATCGTTTCAAACGTGATCATGGTCATCCGCTCTGGGATCCTGAAACCCGCGATGAGATCCTCGGGACGGGCTTCGCGTTCAACGGCTCCTCCGCCCACCTCTTCGCTCCACGCGAGAAGATGCCCGATGAGAGGTTCATCAAGTTCAAGCCCACGGTGGGCGATATCGACCTCACGATCCCGGAGGAGAGGGCGGAGGAGCTCTTCGCAACCCTCACACGCCTTGAGGATCAGTCGCTCACGGATCGCATCGCGTACATCGGGCATAATAAGCACTCTCCCGGCACGGATCAGATGAATGCTCTCTTCGCCTACACCTGGGATCCTGCGGCTTCTCCGGGTGAGGGTGATACCTTCTTCCAGATCGATTTCGAATCATCGGAGTATGAAGGTGGGAAGCCCTCCGAGTGGGCACGATTCTCGCACTCATCATCATGGCGTGATATCGAGGCTGGCGTCAAGGGACTCGCCCACAAGATGATCCTGATGTCGATCGCCACCATCAGGTCGCCCATGCCGATCAACGCGCGTCTTGCGACACCGTCAGCGACCGCTGAGGATCCTGGGATCAGCATGACGAAGGATCCTGATTTTGTGTCCCCGACCGATGAGGAGATCGAGGCCCGCGCGCAGGAGGAGATGAAAAAGATCCTCAGGGACTTCCCCAAGAAGAAACCTGAGTCTGCATACGCACAGGCTCTCACGCAGGTGAAGCGTGAGATCAAGGCCGCTTCAATGAGACCTGTCCGCTTACGTTCCCTGCTGTCAGTGGATCTTGTAACTGGACTAGGGGAACGATACAAAAAGCTTGACTGGACTTATAATGGTGATGAGGTGTACAAGTACCTCAAACGATCCGAGCGCTCTGGTGCGATTCGGATCGTCAAGCAGATCTTTAAGTCACTGTTCGGGAGCGAGTCGGAGCCCACAGAGAGGGAATTGGAGGACTTCCAGTCCTTCGTTGGTATTCTTGACCTGATGAAGGAGAGGTTCTCACCTCCTGAGATCGTCAAAGTATACGAGGAGCTGGTGATCAGGCTCTACGGACGCCGTGCCCAGAAGATATCAGCCACCGACCCACAAGAGGATAAGAGTGTGAAGGAAGCTATCATCGAAACTTTCAAGAATGCCCTGCCTGACGCTGATGCATCAACGATGGATGTGGAGGCGATGAAGAAAGAGTTCTATGATAAGTACACGGTGCGCGGACAGAAGGGGTTCATCGAGGACACAGAAGACGTTGGGGTCGATGAGTCGACTCGCCGTCGGATCAATCGTCTTGTTAACATGATGCTGGGGTGATCTGATGGCCGACATCTCCATCAAGGACCTTAGGAAGGTCATGATCCGCGATGATGCTACCCCACGCGAGCGTGAGAATGATCGTCGCAAGGCAAGGCAGTTTCTCGATGATAACGTCAGGATAGTTGAGAAGATCGACGGAACGAAGCTTACCCTCATCCGTCGCAACAACGAGTTCGATCCGAACGATTACGCGAAGAACTGGCACGTTGCCTACAGGGGTAACCTGATCTTTCCAAGTGAGATTCGTGGACTCGGAAAGCGTGAGGAGGAGATCCGAGCGCACTCGGCGGGAACGGCGCAGTATGCTCTCGTTCATTCCCTGCTTGAGCGGATGCATCATCAGACCGCGGAGATTCCACAGGGAACCGAGTTCTTCCTCGAGTTCGTGCAACGCAAGGCGACAATCACCCGTGATTACCCCCAGAAGCATGGGATCTTCCTGACGCTCTTCGGACCATGCCACTACAAGCTCACTGGAACCCATCTCGTCAGCAACATGACACCTGTCGATGATGATGACATGCTGGAGCGATACGCTCGGCTGCTAGGGGTGAAAACGTATCCAGTGATGTTCGACGGGAAGCTCTCCAGCATCAATGATTTCAGGGCGGGCATCAGGAACAAGGCGATCGAGCGTCGTTTCAATGAAGTGTTCAGCTCACTCAACGATGCATACAACGATCGCTCACCGGATCGTCCCCTTCGTATCATCGATGTGATCTACAAGGTGTTCTCGGAGTTCAAGACCTCTCTCTCGACGGAGACGGATCTGTCCCCAGCCGAGGGCGTCGTGATGAGGACATCGACCACGAGGGCTCTTTACAAGGCCCTAAACCCCGACCAACATGATGAGACCACCCGCGGAGCTGTGAAAGATAAGTTCCGGGAAACGCCTCCGATCGAGCAGGCCTACTGGAGTTCGATCATCACCATCGCGGATGAGATTGTCGCTGAGTTTGCTCCAGCCCAGAATCGTAACATCAAGGAGTCCGAGATGAACGATTTGCTGGAGCGGATCCATAACGAGTGCTACTTCGATGCGGCGATCTCGAACAGGCTGGGTCGTCTCTTCCACCGGAAGAAGGAGCTGATACAGCGGCAGGAGGACCTGTTCCTGACAACGAAGACGAGGATCATGAAGCGAGTCGAGATCGGTGACAGGAATGGGATCACTGTCGGTATCTTCGTCCTCGCGGGTAAACCGGTTCATGACGGTCACTGGAAGATGATCGGTCGGGTCGCGAGTGAGTGCGACGAGGCTCTCATCATCACATCGATCGCAGGAAGGGATGAGCTGCCAGCCGGTGTCATGATCGATGCCTGGAAGTCGGTGCTGGAGCCACAGTTTCACAAGGACTTTCCAAACGCGACGCTCATCATCAGCCAGGAGTCACCGCTCGATATTGCGGTGAACAAGATGCGAGACCTGAAGGGCATCGTCAGTCGCTTCATCTTCTACTCCGATGTTGAGGATGCGAAAGTCAAGTACTCCCCTGCCAAGATGAGGAGCACGATCAAAGATCCTGCCGTGCTGGAGAAGTTCCAGCAGGTCGCAGTTCCAAGGTCGGAAACCACGCAGATCTCAGGAACCATGATGCGTGGATTCATCGCGGCTGGTGATAAGTCATCATTCGATAGCTACGTTCCAAAAAACCTGAACCAGGAGATGAAAAACATGTACTGGGGAATAGTTAAAGGGGAACGCGGTGATATCCAAGATGGCAGGAGAATCCTGCTAAAATCGCTGCTTGAGCATATTCTCGTAGATAGATAAGATTTTAGGAGATAAAATGAGGATAACTGAGTCACAGCTTCGTGCCATCGTCAACCAGGAGATGAGGAGATCATACCTCATGGAGCAGGCTTCCACTGCTGCTCAAGCTGCGGAGGCAAAGAATGTGAAGGTCGCCGGTAACGTGGTCACGTGGCAGGATGCCACCTACAGCTACAGCGCCGATATCAGCACCAACGCGGTTCAGACAGCGAAGCTAGGTCAGCCGCTGAAGCCCGTTGCCGCCGGATCGAAGGCTGCCACGGCCATCATGGCTGTCGCTGCCCAGCTGAAGAATAAGCCCGCTGCGGCTGGCGGTGGCGGTGCCCCTCCGAGCCCTGACGTCCCGGGCCGTCCAGGTGTGGACGACGCCTGTAGAATCGAAGTTTTTGTGAAGAGTCTACCCGACGCCCTCGCCGCGGTCGGACTGGCAGGAAGGGTGGGAGCTGTGACAGCAGAGCTGATCGCAACCGAGAGAATACAGGAAGCGACTGCCAGCACCTTCTCCAAGATGGCGAGCAGTTTACGCACGGCTGGCGGACAGGGTGGACTCACGGGCGCTCTCCAGACTGCCGCTCGCATGGCGGGCGCCGCGTTCACCGCAGGATTGTCCGAGGGAGCGATTGAGGCCCTCGCAGGAACGTTCTCTGCTCTTAGCACATTGATAAATGATCAGCTTCGGGCGAAACAGAAGTTTGCGACAGACTGCAACCTGAAAATTTTTAAGGACGCCATGGGCACGGCATGGGCAAACTTTGTAACCAACGTTCAAAGTGCCATGAAAGCAGGTCTTCAGGAGGTTCTAAACTTCATAAAGAACACGCTCAAAAGTGCTGTGGCTGCAGTGGAAACTCTCTTGACTGCGGTCGGTGTGGGCGCTATCATGACGGGAATGGCTTTCATATCCTTCATAGATTTTCTTATCGGTCTTGCAGGTAAAGCCGCTAATGCTGTTCGCACCATGATCGCGAACGCCCTGGACGCAGCCTCCCGTGGCCTTGCTAAAGCGTCGGCAGCGACCGCTGGGGCGGCAGCTGCGATTCGTCCTGCTGCGCCAGCAGGTGCGAAGACGATGTCGGAGTCCAGGATACGTGCTCGAAGGGCCGCCCTGTATGAGAGCGAGATGCGTAAGCTCGCCGTTGAGATGTATCAGTTCTCGGCAGCCCATCACCTGATGGACAGTATGAATCGTGGTGGTCGTCGGATGCTGATTTCCTCCTTCGTCTGAGATCGAAAAACAATTGATTAGAGAACGAGCAGGTGTTCCCTGCTCGTTCCTATTTAGGGCTGGGGAAGAGCGATGTCATCGTTTACCAGCACACTAAGTCCGACACCATTCGGCTTCTTCGATTCCGACTCGAACTTTCAGACCGAGGCGGACGCGATGATCACCTTCGTGAAGCGACGGCTCGGGGATGATATACTCTCGGTCGAGCTCACCAGGAAGCAGATCTGGGCTTGCTTCGAGGAGGCATTCCTTGAGTACGGCTCGATCGTCAACCAGTACCAGGCGAAGAGCCAGCTGCTCTCGCTGCTTGGAATGCAGACGAGCAGCCTCGATAGCGCGACCCAGAAGTTTCCACGCGACACGCTGAACTACATCATACGTCTCGCGGAGCCCTACGCTGTGGAGGCAGGCCTCGGAGGAACGTACAACTCGGTCTCTGGGTCGATACAGCTCCGCCAGAATGTCCAGGACTACGATCTCTACACCGATCTCGTGGATCCAGCAACGAACACCCCTATCGTCAGCTCATCCCTCAACCCTGAGCATCGGAAGATGCGTGTCTTCGAGATCATGCACTTCAATCCCTCGGCTGCATACAGGTTCTTCGATACCACTTCGGCGATCAACTACCTCAACAACGAGTTCTCGTTCGAGTCGTTCACACCGGAGACCGTCTTCTACGTCCTACCAGTCTTCGAGGATATCCTCCGCGGCGGGCAGATGAACATCTCCAACCGCGTCCGTCGCTCAAACTACAGCTACAGGGTGACAGGCACGAAGATTAGGATCTTTCCGACCCCCACCGCCGAGAACCCGTTGAAGCTTTGGGTTCGCGTGGGCTTTGAGTCCAACCCATTGACACCAGCTTTTACCGACAACTCCATCAACGGCGTCTCGAACCTCTCCAACGTTCCCTACGGTAATTTCCAGTATTCACGGGTCAACTCCATGGCACGTCAGTGGGTGAGGCAGTACACCCTCGCGCTCTGCAAGGAGCTGCTCGGTATGATCAGGTCAAAATTTGGATCGGTTCCGATCCCGGGCGGCGAGCTCCAGCTTGATGGAGGCGACCTGAAATCAGCCGGGAAGGAGGAGAAGGAAAAGCTGAGGACGGACCTGAAGGAGATGCTCGACTCGATGACATACAACAAGCTCATCGAGACGAAAGCTTCCGAGATTGATAATCAACAGAAGATACTCAAGGCGATCCCGGTTCCTATGGGCCGCGTGATCACCATCGGGTGATGCATGGCGCGGCTCTTCATCACACCCCGTGAGCTTGATCTAATCAGCGACCTCACAAAGGAGATCATCAAGGACGTTATCGGCCAGAAGATCTTCTATTATCCGATCCGTGTCGATGTCACGCAGGTTCACGATGTTTACGAGGAGTCGACCGAGAAGGTGTTCGATGCGCCGCTCGAGATCGATGCTCTCGTTGAGTGGTCGGCGGGCGAGGTAAAGACGAACAAGTTCGGCAGTGAGAAGTTCCACGCGATTGAGGTGAGGATACACTCTCAGGACCTCGTCGATAAGGGGCTTCGCTTAAAAATGGGAGATTTCTTCTCATACGGTGCAGTTTTCTTCGAGATTACCCAGGTCATCACGATCAGCAAGATCTTCGGGCAGGTGGAGCACGTGACGGGTTACAAGTTGATGGGTAAGCAGGCTCGCGAGGGTCTCATCGACAAGGCGTTCCAGGGCCCCGCCGCGGCAACATACGAGACGGAGCGGGTTTCCCAGGACACCTTCGTCCAGCAACGAGGGGCGGCTACGAACGAGCTCGGCACAACGGCGGACCGGCGCGAGTTGCAGGCGGACGGTAAGCTCGATGCTCCCATCACCGGACCCAAGAAGGTCTCTCCTGATGGGATCAACTCATCATTCTACGGTGACGAATGAGCACAAGGTATGCTGTTGGGAAGCGCTACGGACGCGACAAGATCGATCTTGGTTACGAGGGTTCGGCAGTTCCCGAGGATCTGGTCATCCCGAGCGTCGGGTTGGAGGACGTCGACCGCGCGCTCTTCAACCTCTTCGACAAGGACCTGCCCCTCATCTACAGGCAGAAGGATGGATCCACGAAGAAGGTTCCCATCATCTTCGCGACAGGTGAGCGTTTCGCGATCACCCGCAGGAAGCAACCGCTGCGGGACAAGAACGGCGCATTGATACTTCCGCTGATCACGATACAGAGGTCAGGTGTTGCGCAGGAAGCGCAGAAGATCATTGAGATGGGTGACATCGGCACGATCGATGTGAAGCGTCGACTGTCCGAGGACGATCCCATCTACCAGCGTGTGATCAACTCGCTCGGCCTGGAATCTGTGGGAGCACCAACCACCGGCTCCAGACGTGACAGTCTGGATCGACCAGGGCGGATGGCAGGTGGTCGCCTTCTCGAGCCTAATCTCGGTGCTGGAATTTACGAGACAATCTCCATCCCAGTTCCGAAATTCTTCACAGCAAGCTACGAGATCACCCTATGGACGCAGTTCATGCAGCATAGCAACGAGATCCTGACCACGATACTGAGCGGTTACCACAACGTCCGCGCGAGATCTTACCGCCTTGAGACGGATTCGGGTTACTGGTTCAACGCCACATTCGACCCCGATGTCTCGTCCGAGACCACGTTCGACAACATGAGCGATGATGAACGCGCGATCAAGCACACCCTGAAGGCCTCCATCCCAGCCTTCATCGTCCTGCCATCATCACCTGGAATTCCGAACGGCATCAGGAGGACAGTCTCAGCGACCCAGTTCTCGTTCGGAATAATCAACGGCATGGTCGATCCGGAGCCCCCGGGCAACTTCGCCGACATGCGGATCGATTCTAGGATCCTCGATCCCATCGCGACCGTCGACGGGCCGGAGATTCAAGGTTCCATCGGCACAAGCACGGATCGTCAGGCTGAGCGCGCAGCGGGTGGAAACCAGCGGGTCGGAAGCGGGATTCGGGAGAATCCGACGACGGCTGTGGGAGGCATGGAATCTACCTCGCTGCGAACCCGCAGCACCACCAGGAGACTCACCGAGGATCCCATAACGGGTAAACCCATGGACGTGACCGTGAGGGTCAGGAGGGTTTCTGCGGCCCACGGAGAGGAAGTTCTCACGACCGTCAGGAGAATCGCAAAGTCCGACAAGGACTTAAAATGACTGCGTCGTTTCCGCTCCTATGACATACTTAGCTTTTGATTAGCCCATTAAGATTAGGAGCAACTGATGTCGGAACAGGTATTTCGCTCTCCTGGATTTTTCGAGCAGGAGATTGAGCTCACCGCACCCGGAGCCCAGCCCACTGGGGTTCCTGGCGGTCTCATCGGTGCAGCCGCATCCGGTCCTGCCTTCGTGCCCACCATCGTCGCGTCGTTCTCGGACTTCGAGGCACGCTTCGGTGGCCTCGACCCGGATCGTCCAGCCTCTTACGCCGCGAACGAGTGGCTGAAGAACAAGGGTGCCCTCACATTCATCCGCGTCCTCGGCGCGGGTGCGAATGCCACCACCTCTGATTTCTCCACGACAGCTGGACAGGGAACCGTTCGTAACGCTGGTTTCAAGGTCCTCGGCTCAACAGTCGCCCAGCCCCCAACCGACCTTCGTAAGACTGGCGCGGTGCAGTTCCTCGTTGCTCGTCACAAGCTGCCATCCGATACGTCAACTCCCTCCGAGTGGCGTGGATTCCCGGTTTTCAGCGATAACCCGAGCTTCAACCCAACCTCGAACGACACGATAAACGTCGTTCGTGGTATGCTGTTCTTCCCAACCGGCGCCCGCGGTATGGTCCTTGACATGACCGGGGCGGCATCGCAGTGGAGCGGGACGGGAGCAGCTTTCGATGACATCGCCTCGACGGATCTCGATTCAAACTCCACAACATACAAGAAGTTCAAGTTCGTAATCTCCTCATCACAGGGTGCCACGTTCGGAACGACCGATTCGGTCTCTGGCGTCAGGATACTGACCGCGTCCTTCGACCCCAACGCTACGGACTACTTCGGAAAGGTTCTCAACACGGACCCCCGCAAGTTCCAGGACGAGCAGCACCTGCTCTACGTCGATTTTCCGGTTGAGGACGAGCTTGCTCCCATCGATACGACCGGTGACAGCTGCATCGCGATCGCCTCAGGCTCAAACGACCTCTTCCTGCAGAAGTTCGGACGTTACGATACCCGCTACACGACCCCGCGGACCCCAGCGATCATCTCGCAGCCGTATGGTGGTTTTGAGTATGACCTCTTCCACTTCGAGACCCTCACGGATGGTTCCTCAGGCAACGATCTCTTCAAGATCTCGATCGTCAACATGAAGGCCTCCACGGATCCGAAGAACCCATACGGAACGTTCGACGTCCTGGTTCGTGATCTCTTCGACACCGACACATCGACGAAGGTTCTCGAGAGCTTCACTGGCTGCGATCTCAATCCGAACAGCACGAACTACGTTGCCAAGAAGATCGGAGATCGTAAGGTAACCTTCAACTTCGATGCTGCGGATGAGTCGGAGCAGAGGCTGCTGATCAGCGGTAAGTTCCCGAACGCGAGCCGTCGAATTCGAGTGCGGATTTCCAGCCAGCTTGATTCCGGCGCGGTTCCAACGAACGCCCTGCCCTTCGGTTTCCGCGGTGTTCCTGTCGTTCGCACGACCCAGACCCTTACGGATACGCAGAGCGCCCTCATCATCGGAACGAGGACCTACGGCTCTGGCGGAGGGGTGCTACCACGCCTCGCCTGCAGCAGCTCGATCGCAACGGGCCTGACCGGCTCTATTGTCCCACCGCTTCCGTTCCGCTTCAAGGCAACGAGGGGAACTGTTGACGGCTCATCATACATCGGGTCGCCGGGAATCCTCGAGATCCCAGACTCCCGCCTGCACTGGGGTGTGAAGTTTGAGAAGCTCGTCCCGTCCGGAACCGTCTCGGGTAAAATTGAGAACTCGGTCATGGACGCGAACGCTGGTTACGCCTTCAACCCTCTGGTTCTCGCTTACTCAAAGTTCCAGGGGATTCAGAAGCTCGACGCGCTGCTGACCGGCTCGGATGCTGATGCTTTCAACGCCAACAAGTTCACGCTGGCACGTGTCGCCCTTTCCAATCAGACGCTCTCCGATGTAACGGGAACCATCGAGGCCCACATGAAGGAGGCTGCTTACATACGTAACGGGGTTCCGGATGCTGTGGACTATAGGATCACCGACAGCTCCCTGAGCAGGCTTACTTTCGCCTCGCTTCTGTCGGGCTCCGTCAACACATTCAACAAATTCTCCGAGTATGCGAAGTTCTCCACGATCTTCTACGGTGGATTCGACGGTCTCAACGTCCTCGACGCTGCAGCGGCTCGCCTCGGTGATCGCGCAACGTCGACGGATACGGGCGGTCTGGCTGTCGGTGGATCCGAACCGCTTGCTCGATCGGGTCTGGGATACGATCCTGCGGGTGACAACCTCAGCAACAACGCGATCAATTCATATCGTGTCGCCTCGAAGCTCATGACAGACAAGCTGACGGTCAACGTCAACGTGATCGCTACGCCGGGAATCAAGGAGCCGCTGATTACCGATTACATCACCCGTCGACTTCCAAGCTACGCTCTTGGAATGTATGTCCTCGACATGCCGTCCTACACTGATGCGAACGTTCGAATCTTTGAGGATTCAGGAACGAAGCCCAATGTGACGAAGACGACGGATGCTCTCACCGCCCGCGCGATCAACAGCAACTACGTCGCGACTTACTTCCCGGACGTCTTTGTGAATGATACGACGACGAACCGTAAGGTCAAGGTGCCCGCATCGGTGGCGGCGCTCGGAGCGATCGGATACGGTGACAGGGTCTCCTACCCGTGGTATGCTCCCGCAGGCTTCAACCGCGCTGCTCTCGATTTCGTAGGCAACGTTGAGGTTCGACTCTCGGCAGCTGATCGTGATTACCTCTACGAGAATTCGATCAACCCGATCGCAACCTTCCCGGGTAGCGGGTTCGTCATCTTCGGACAGAAGACCCTGCAGCTCTCGAAGTCAGCTTTCGATCGCGTCAATGTCCGTCGTCTCTTCCTGGAGCTCAAGAGGATCATTCTCGGCGTCGCGCGTGGTCTTCTCTTCGAGCCCAACGATGCAACGACAAGGAAGACATTCGTCGATCGTGCGACCCCGCTGCTTTCCCTTGTGAAGGCACAGGCGGGAGTTGAGCAGTTCAGGATCATCTGCGATGATACCAACAACACCCAGGCTGACGTAGAGGCCAGCAGGCTCAACGGTAGGATTATCGTGGTCCCAACCCGCGCGGTTGAGTTCATCGCTGTCGACTTTATCATCACCCCCGCGGGTGTTGAGTTCGTATAATCAGCAATAGTTAAGCGAGAGATTAAGGAGTTCAACGAATGGCTGCGCCAAATATCACGTTAAATGAGATCGATAGCACCGGTGGGGTGACCGAGGTTCAACCATCGGGTCGCGCCGCGGGAGTGATCGGAACAGCCGATCAGGGAACTGCTTTCGTTCCCCTGACTTTCGCCAACGCTCAGCAGTTCAGGACTGAGTTTGGATACCCAAGCGCTGATCGTCCGGCGCCGGTGGCCCTGAATCAGTGGCTGAACAACGCATCGGCGGGAACGTATGTCAGGGTTCTTGGCGTCGGTGATGGAAATAAACGCACGACAGCTTCCCCGAACGCTGGCAAGGTTACTAACGCTGGCTTCGTGGTAGGGTCGCAGAAGGTGCAGACTGCGACGGGTCAGCTTGGAAACAATCCATACGCCACCACGAGCGGAATCAACGGAAGGACATACTTCCTCGGCTGCTACATGTCGGAATCTGCTGGTTCCTGGTTACTCTCTGATTCAGGAGTTCAGACGTCGACCGCGGCGCAGCCGATCATCCGCGGCGTTCTCTTCGCCGCGTCAGGCGTTCAGATCACCGTTTCGAGCTCCGCTCCCGGAGCCACTTCGGATACCTACTCTTCCGCTGCTACGACCGCGATTCCGGCTAAGGGATGGTTCACTGGGTCGCTCGATCTTCGCAGCGGCAAGCAGAACTTCACCCTGTTCCTGAACGGCCACACCGACTCGGATGCGTATCCGAGCGTTATCAGCGCCTCGCTTAACCCAAGCGATCTCAGCTACTTCGCGAGAACGTTAAACACAAATCCCCGTCTTGTCGAGGAGTATGGATACGTTCTCTACAACCATTACGATGTTCTCGATGCCTTCGCGGTTCCAACAGGATCCGGAATCGCCGCACAGGATCTCGTTCGTCGCGTCGACGTGAACACATCGATCGAGGAGATCGTCTTCTGCCTGAGTGGAACGCAGACGGCAAATAACGGAACTGCCACGTTCCCCAACTACGAGGGTTTCGAGGATCGTTATCAGCACCCAGCGACCCCGTTCATCGTCTCCCAGAACTTCGGTGGAACAAGGTACAACCTCTTCAAGTTCCACGCACGTTCCGACGGCGCCGATTCAAACGAGCTCTACAAGATAACAATCGAGAACATCAAGTATCCTACCACGGCTGACTCCTACGGTAGGTTCACCGTCAAGCTGCGGAGCTTCGATGACAGCGATGATTCACCCGTCGTCCTAGAGAGTTACGTTGATTGTGATCTCGATCCTGACAGCTCCAACTTCGTTGGAAAGAAGATCGGTGATCTCAACACCTACTTTGATTTCGATCGCACGGCTGACGCGCAGAAAGTTATCGAGGACGGTCTCTACGGTAAGGCCTCACGTCGTATCAGGATCGAACTCTCAGACGATGTCATCAACAAGATTGTTCCGACCAACACACTGCCGGTCGGTTCACGTGGATACTACCACCTTGTGACATCAGGTTCTGGGTTCCTCACCACAGGATCTTACGGTAACAGCCCACACCTCACCGTTCCAACGACGAATGCTCGTGAGCTGCCGATCTTCTTCAGGCACAGCATCAATATCGGCGCCGCCGCTGCCGATCCGAATGCGACTGGTGAGAGCAAGTATTACTGGGGACCACAGTTCAATGTCTGCAACTCAACAACGCAGCCGAACGATGGAACCACGGCTCCTACCACGCTCCTGGGCGCTGGCGCGTTCTCTGCATACACGAAGTATTTCCCCAAGTTCCACACGACATACCAGAACCCCTGGGCGGGTGGAAACGAGGGTGCTCAGAACGTCAATGGCTCCGTGGTTGACGCGGATCTCTTCAACAAGAACCTCTTCACGCTGGAGAGGGTCCAGGTGATGACAAGCTCCGACACCACGATTGATACGACCCGCTGGGATGAGGCTGTATACCAGCGTGACGGAGTTCTTGATAGCACCCTGGGTGGAAGGTTCCTGGACGTTAACGTCGACTTCTCATACGCTTCAAACAGGAGCTACCTGAAGTTCGTAACCTTCATGCAGGGCGGATTCGATGGTCTGAACGTCTTCGACGCTGACAAGTTCTACATGCGTGACTCTGCTATCCGTCGTGAGCTCGATAACACCAACCAGGGAGAGCTCAACGGACCGACGGTCGCTGCTTACCGCAAGGCGGTCGATATCATGTCGAACAAGACCTACTCCGACGTTAGCCTCCTGGCGATCCCGGATGTTCGTCATCCCGCAGTCACGGATTATGCCCTGTCGTCCATGCAGACGAAGTTTGATGCGCTCTACATCATGGACGTTGAGTTGAAGGACGAGACCAACAGCTACATCACCGCGTCGATCTCCTCCGACACGTATCCGAGTGTCAACGTCAACTACACAACGACACGCTTCCGTAACCGCGGTCTTAACAACTCCTTCGGTGCTGCATACTTCCCGGATCTCTTCGCCTCGATCGATCCAGGAAACGGGATCCCGGTGTCCATGAGAGTTCCGGCTTCCGCGATGGTCCTCGGTGCCTTCGGTCAGAACGATCGTATCGGTTACGCGTGGAATGCTCCCGCAGGTTACGTCCGCGCGATTATCCCTGCAGAGGAGCTCAGCACGAAGTTCCTAGCGGAGAATGTCGACACCGTGTATGACGCCGGTATCAACCCGATCGTCGCCTCACTGGGCGCTGGGATCATTATCAACGGACAACGAACAACGCTTGCTGAAGGTTCGGCCCTCGATCGCGTCAACGTCCGTCGACTCCTCATCGAGGTTCGTCGTCGAGTGAAGGCCGTCGCTTACACCCTTCTCTTCGAGCCGAACCGTGAGGCAACCATCGCCCGCTTCAACTCCCTCGTGACCCCCATCATGAAGCAGGTGCAGGCGCAGCGTGGTGTCGAGCGTTACCGTGTCCAGATCGATACGACAACGACAACGCAGGCTGACATCGAGAACAACACCATCCGCGGTAAGATTTACCTGCAGCCCACGAAGGCGGCCGAGTTCATCTCGATCGACTTTGAGGCAAGAAACGCGGCTAATTTCTAAGAATTTAGAATAACAACAATAGTTAAGGAACAGGAGACACAATGGCCGAGACACTCTCAGTCACCGATATGCTACCCAACAAGTTTGAACCGAAGAGGTCGAACCGATGGGTTTTTGCCATCGAGGGAATCGATGCTTACCTCATCAAGTCAACGAAGCGCCCAAGCGTGAAGACTGAGGAGAAGGAGATCCCTTGGATCAACTCGCGTCGTTACATCGCCGGCAAGACGACCTTCGAGACGATCGACGTGACCCTCTACGATGCGATCGCCCCCTCAGGCGCCCAGCAGGTGATGGAATGGATTCGCACCCACTTTGAGTCGGTATCAGGACGCGCAGGCTACGCTGACTTCTACAAGCGCGACTGCCAGCTGAAGCTCCTCGATCCGGTCGGCACCGTTATCGAGCTCTGGGATATTAAGGGAGCCTTCATCACCTCGGCGGGCTTCGGTGAGCTCAAGTATGATGGCGATGACATCATGGAAATTGCCCTCACACTCCGCTTCGACAACTGCGTCCTACAGTACTGATCGGAATAACACTAAAAGAAGGATGGCCACGCATTTTGCGTGGCCATTTTTTTACTTGCTCATATGATTGCTAACAATTGCTATAGCAAATTTTAGGAGTCAACAACGTGGCAGGTGAGACAGATCGTAGTGCACTTTTCGGTGGGGCGGTTCCAGCGGGCATCCAGACGAAGGATGTCATGCGCGATGATTTCGGTTTCGAGGTTCCGGTGGAGTCCGTTCCGCTTCCCTCGAACGGTGTCGTCTATCCAACGGAGAGTCCGCTTCACAAGAGGGAGACCGTTGATATTCGTGCGATGACCGCCCGTGAGGAGGACATCCTGACCTCACGCGCTCTCATCAAGAAGGGCACCGTCATCACCGAACTTATCAGGAGCTGCCTGACGGACAAGCGGATCCAGGTGCAGGACATGCTCGCTGGTGATCGTAACGCGATCATGGTCGCCCTTCGCATCACCGGTTACGGTGCGGAGTATCGTGTTGAGGCTGACTGCCCGAAGTGCAACACTCGCTCGAAGCAGGAGTTCAACCTTGCCGACATGCCGATCAAGCGTCTCCAGGCTGACCCTGTCACCGTGGGTCAGAACGTCTTCGAGTTCAAGCTTCCGATCACGAAGAAGGCCGTGCACTTCAAGTTCCTGACGGGTCGTGATGAGGAGGAGATCAACACCATCACGGAACGCGCGAAGAAGCAGGGTGCGATCGCTGACAGCGCGGTGACCACCCGTCTCCAGTATTCCATCGTCTCGATCGATGGTAAGACCGACCGCTCCTCGATCAACGGCTTCATCCGCAACATGCCTGCCCGTGACTCGATGGCGCTTCGTAAGCACATCGACGCGAATGAGCCCGGCATCGAGCTGAAGGGAGAGTTCGACTGCGCATCCTGCGGTGAGCAGAGCGAGGTGCGGGTGCCGCTCGGCGCCAGCTTTTTTTGGCCTGACGCCTGAGGATCGTGAGATCTACCTCGAGCAGAGCTTCCTGCTCATGTATTACATGGGCTTCAGCTACTGGGAGTGCTACAACATTCCCATCCAGTATCGTGCCTGGTTCATCACACGGCTCAACAAGGAGCTCTCACGTAACAGTGAGAAGCAGAACACACCGACCCGAGCTGCCCATCAGAACGACGCCCAGACACGTGCGCTGATGGGGATGCATCGGGGGGAGACTCCTGCGCGGCTTCGTCGATTCACGTAATACTTAATCGCAGGAGTTTTGCAAGATGGAAAAACAGGAAAAAGTTCTCACGGAGATCTTCAGGTCAGCAGGTCGTTACATCCTCGAGGGCGGAAACGTCCCGAGCTTCTCCGGTGATAAGAAGCAAGTGGAGGCGATCCGCAATGCGATGAACGCCTCACGGCGGCTCTACGAGGCGCTCTGCGACAATAGCACGAACCTTGACGCTGTCACCGAGATGATAAGGACACGTCAGGTTGCTGCGGCCGAGTTCAGACGCGTTATCGGAAGGGAATGGCGTTACTGAAAAAAGCTCTCCCGCATAGTTAGGGAATAGCATCGGTGAGATAGCGTGGACATCCAAGCTGAGCAACTACAGATACTTCAGGAGATTAACGCGTCCCTCAAGCAGCAGCGTGAGCTGCTGACTGCGATCTCGGAGGGTGCTGGATCCCAGGCCGCCGCGTTCCGAAACGTGACGGAAGCTGCGCAGGATGCAGTGCCAGCGGTCAATGACATGGCGGGCAGCATGTCGTCCGCCGGTGAGGAGCTCGAGAAGACCAGCGGCATGTGGAGCACGTTCACCGGAAAGATAAAAGATTTCGTCGGTGAGGGAGTGTGGGAGAAGTTCACCACGCCCTTCAGTGAGGGTCTTGCGCTCCTGGGAACGAACTTCACCTCACTTCATGATATCATCATGAACCCGGTGCAGGCTGCCTTCGGAGTTCTCTCGACAATGTACGACACTCTCATTAAGAAAGCGGTCGAGATGGCGCAGAAGTTGTACGAGCTCGCCGAAGCCTACGAGAAGGTGCGCGCGAAAGTTGGCAGCTTCACTGAGACATCAGCGGCTCGTGTCAAGACAATGGCGACAACGATGGGGAGCAGCCTGAAGGAGGCTGCAGGAGGAGCGAACGTCTTCGCCTCCAAGTTCGCCCCTGGAATCGATGGATCCATCGACCGTGTTGAGAAGGCCATGGAAGTCTTCGAGGATATGGGGGCGATCACCGACGCGCTGGGTTCGGAGTTCAACGAAGCCTCGGACGAGCTCTACCTCCTGAAGGAAGGTCTCGGTTTCTCCTCCGAGGCGATGCAGCAAACCGCGACCCTTGCCATTGCGACTGGCAGAAGCACCAAGTCACTCTCTCAGGAGATATTGTCATCGGTCGACAAGATCGGAAGAAATTTCGGTATCTCCACGAAGGTTCTCGGAAAGGACGTCGGCGCTGCGTTGAACAATTTCAAGCTCCTGGGAAAGATGACTGGCAATTACGTGAAGGAGATGACTCAGGCCGCCGTCTTCACACGAAAGCTAGGCATAGAGATCACCGAGCTCACCGGGCTCGTTGACAAGTTCGATGACTTCGAGCAGGGTGCGGAGGCGGCCGCCAGCCTCGCGCAGGGTTTCGGCATGGTTCTCGATCCCCTGAAGCTGAGGAACATGGAAGGCGCAGCCGATCGTCTGCAGGAGCTCCAGCGCGCGTTCGCGGCGACGGGCAGATCGATCGACGAGATGTCACGCGTGGATCGCAAGCTGCTCGCTGACACTGCGGGTCTCACCGAGAAGCAGGTGAGTCTTGCGTTCTCCTCACAGGGTCTGGCGATGTCCTACGATGAGATCGTCGCGGGCGCTGACGCGGCGAACAAGAAGCAGAAGTCGACCGAGGAGACATTCAAGGATCTTGCGGACAACATTGAGAACGTCATCACGCCGTTTAAGGAATTCACGGGTTTCATGTCAGCATTCTTCGAGGGATTCGGTCGGGGGTTCTTTGGCTCAAAAGGTGTCCTAAAAACTATCGGGGACCTTGCTAAGAAGATGATTGACGTGGCTGTAATCGGTCAGAGGGTGGGTAGGATATTCTCGGCGGTCCTGTTCAAGAATGATGATGGTCAAGCATTTCTTGGGCTGTTCACCAAGATCGGCACGATGTTCGAGGAGATCGCAACAAGCGTTGAGAGTTTCATAACCAAGGTGAAGGAGGGCGATGTGGTCGGGGGCGTTAAGGAGCTCCTCGGTGGCGTCTTCACATCCATTTCCAAAGCTTTCACAGAGGGGGTTGGAAACTTTAGCTTCATGGATATGGCCGCGAGGTTCGGACAGTTCATGCTTGACGTTCTTGTCGGCGGCGTTGAGTGGCTCGTCGATAGCATCCCAAGGTGGATCGACAACCTGACGAAGATGTTCACGGATGATGGAGAATCAGGCGTCACGGGCGGGATCCAATCAGCCTTCAAAAAATCCGTCGATCGCCTGAAGGTCGCGCTTCCGAAGCTGCTGGATCAGCTGCCGGATCTCGGTGGCGCAATCATTGACGCGATCATGAGGATGTTCGAGCAGTATCCCTGGGCAACCGCGATCGCTGGAATCTTCGTCGGGGGTGGTCCGATCATGTCGACGATCACCGAGATCGCGAACATGTTCTTCGGGGAGACTGGAAAGATATTCGATGCGGTCGGGGAGGCGGTATCCACCGGGGGCGCTGTCGGGGCTGCCTCGGGGGCCGCGGCAGATGTCGCCTCAGGTCTTTCGAGCGGGATCGAGTCACCGATAGCTGACACGCTTACCACCGGTAAGGGCATGATGGAGAGGCTCTTCGATATCATAGAGGATCCGCTCAGGATCGCAACGATGGCCGCTGCCGTCGGCGTGGCGATCAAGACGATCGGAGGCGCCATCGCCGAGCTCATGGCCTCGCTCATGGAGCCGCTGCCTGATAAGACCTACAGCTTCGTTGACCTTATAGCTGAGTCAGCGAAGAAACTCGAGAATGTCGGCATAGGGGACCTCCTTGCCTTGGGAGGTATCCTTGCCGTGTTCGGCATCGCGGTCGCGGGTGCCATGTTCGGCATCAGCAAGATGCACGAGAAGATGGGCACGATGGGACTTGTCGGTGCTGCGGCTGCCACCTGGGTCGCCAGCAAGCTCGGTGTCGCCGAGGGCACGAAAGGGGTTCTGACGAGCGTCCTGGAGGGTATCGGGGACGTGATCAAGCAGCTTGTGGAACCGTTCAGCGATGAGACGTTCAAGACGAATCTGACGTATGCCGCGGGGATGACCAGCCAGATCGGATCCCTGCAGCAGATAGCGACCACATTGCAGGGCGTGATCAACTCAGTCTCAGCGATCGATGCTGCGATTCCGAAGGACTGGGCCGGAACGATCGATACAGAGGGAATGTTTGATGCCATCGCGACCGCCTTCACGCTCCTGAAGGGCGACGGCAAGAGGATGGGCCTGATCGGCCAGCTCAACTTGATGGGCGACGCCTCCGCGGCCGCGGGCAAGGGCGAGCAGATCGGCAAGCTGGGTGCGGCCGTCACGGGAATTGGCGCCATCATCACGACGCTGGCGGGTCTGGGTGACACCAAAGAAGCGACGAGGAGGTTGCAGGACCTAACCGGAACGACAGGTGAGGAAGGGACGACGGGATTTCTGAGCAGGGTCCTAGCCCTTTCCGGATGGTTTGCAGACTACCTGAACTATGGGGTTGCAGGTGATTCCGCAAAGTCTATCGGGGGTCTGAACGTTGCTCTCACGTCGATCGGAACAACGATCACCACGTTGATCGGAATAGGAGACGTCGATGATGCCAATAAAAAAATGCTGGATCTTACCGGTGGAACCGGCATGGTGGCTCAGCTCGGCGTCTTCGCAACACAGTTTAATGAAAAATTCAAAGATAACTCCATCACCGATGAAACGAAAGACACCGTGCAGAACATGTCGAAGGCCATTGACGCGCTGAAGACGATCATCACCTCGCTTGAAGGTCTGACCGACGTGAATACCGTTATCCCAAATCTGACGTCCCTGACGTCAGCCCAAACCCTGGCTGATATGCCGGGTGGATTCATCGCATTGCTCGGGCAGTTCGGATTCTGGGTGGGCCAGTCCTTCGGCGCGGATTTCGGAATCTCAAGCGAGATGATCAACAACATCAAGAATATGAAAGATGCCGTGAAGGAGATCCAGCCCCTCAACGAGGCTATCAAGGGCATCACAGATCTCGCTTACAACATCGAGGATGTCGTTAAAGGTCTCAGCGAGGATCGTATGACGCAGTTCGAGGAGCGGCTCACAGCCCTCGTCGGTCACACCATGAATATCAATGAGATCCTCGCCGACCTTGAGACCGTTCGACTCGACGCGACGATCGATCGCCTTGAGAAGAACATGAGGGTCGCGAAGACCTCCCTGAGCGTGGCTGGAGGGACCGTGAATGTCAACGTGCAGCTCAACGTGACAATGAACGCCCAGAAGATCTCCGAATCACTGATCATGGGCGGTTACGTCGCAGCGACGGACAATTTCAAGAAGTTCATGCAGAACAACGACGGAATCAACGACATCTTCGAGAATGACACCTCAATTGGATATAACAAAACCAAAGATGGCGACACTTGGAACCCACCGAAACCGAAGTGAATAGAACATGACCCTCATAGAACTCCTTAAGATGACTCCCATCTATCAATCGCTTCTCGAGCAGGTGCCTGAGGCCGATCGTCCAGCTGCGATCGCAGCACTTGCGGAGCAGCTTAAACCCTATGAGCACCTCTGCGCTGGACTACCTGGAGACGCGATGGGTAAGTTCGCCTCCTCACTAAATAAAGCTGGGGTCGATACGACCCCCAAGCAGCCCGGTCGTCGGCAGCCCAGGAGATTCTGATGTCAAGCACGAGATTTACCCCACCAGTTCCAAAGTTCGAAGCTCGAACTGGGCTCGGTGACACGACCACACCGGATGGTGATGGGATCATCGAGCCGGGTGACAACGACTACTCGACAGCTAACCGACAGACCTTGCGGAGCTACATCAGCAGCTTGACGAAGGGGGTCGTTCCGACCGAGGACATCGTCGAGTACAACGGACCGAACCCTCCTCCACATGCGAACCCCTTTCCCCTTAATGACCTTTCGATAGAGGAGCGTGGGTTCTCGGATCAGTCCGGGTTGCGTGACGCCGCTTACCGTGATGGGTTGCCGGGCTCGCCCCTCGACGGTGCCTTGATCGAGGATATCGTAAAAACAGGACCGCTCGGCGAGGCGAACGATTCCGTCGAGCTCAGCGGTCACGAGCTGCTATCCGGTGTCGTCGGCTCGGACGCAGCGGACGGTGCCGTAAAGACAACGACGGCTGGTGCCAAAGCTTACGTGAGCTCGATCGGCCAGGCACTCTCAAACAAGAATCTCTACTCAGGAAATCTCACCGTCGATGGCGGTGATACTTTCGATGATAGAAGCTTCACGGTCGATGATGGGGCGGCAACGAGCAAGAGGGTCAGGCTCGGGGTTGGGTCCCTGGGATCATCTTACGATGTCTCGGACGTGAAGCTCACGGATGTTAAAGATCTCGGTGAGATCGGTCGCAACCTGATGGTCTCGGCGATGGGCGTGGAACCCGCCAAGTATGAAGATTTTAATCAGTGGCTAGCGGGACCGGGTGGGATCTCGCAGCTTGAGGAGCCCATCAGGGTCGCTGTCGCCGCGCAGGGAACGTCCCTGGACGATCTCAATCGAACGATGGCGAACGGTGGTCAGGACGCGATCACGAGTGATGATGGTTTGGGCAACACGGACGGAAGATACGCCAGTCGTGTGTGGCCCGTTCCTTTCAGTCCCGATGCTACCTTCACAGGTGCCACCACAAGTCAAGCCGCGTTCGCAGCTTTCGTCACGGGCGGCACGTTCGTCGCTGCCGTCCTTGCCGCTGCCGTGATCGGTCTAATACCCGGGGGCGAAAAGGGTGATGTTCCAGCCGAGGTAAACTCTGGCTTGAGAAATCCAAGGAAGTTAAAGTCCGGGAAATTCAAGTATGAGCCTGCGGATTCGCTGCTCGGCACGCTCACGCAGGGTTTGAATGCTCTCAGTGATCTAACGGGTCTCTCGTTGCAGAATCCCATCTACATGCCGACCAACAAGCTCGTTGGATACGGCGATTGCGTCGTTGCGGGTCTCGCGTCGTTCCTGGGTGTCTCTTACGGTATCGATCCGTCCCTTATCCTTGATCTTGGCATCATTCTCAACGGTAACACGGCTGTACTCCTCGGAGAGATCACGGCTCGGATCCTTGTCATCTACGCTGATTCCACATCACGACAGTACTACATGGGTATCATTCGTGAGCTCAATCGGGATACCGCTGCACTTGGAAGCTCGATCGAAAATTTCGGATCCGCAGTCGGCGCGGCAGCCCTGGACATCGTCGGAATCGGCAGCGGTCCGAGCATATTCGATTCGAAGCTCTTCAAGTTCGTTAACACGCTGGCCCAGATCGGAGATCTAGCTTACACGCAAGCTGCTGCGATAGATTACCGTAAGACGGACCTCGAGTCCGACCCCGATGTCGTGTATGCGAACTTTGATCCCTTGTCAAATACGGGCGGTCAGAAGGTTCTAATGCAGGGGTTCGGAGCAAGACGAGTTTACGGTGACAAGATCAAAAATCGACGTGGCACAAGCTACGCGTTATACGATCTACCCTCGTATCATCTTGTTCCCTCTGATATCACACAATCCTATCGTTCCCTGCTAGATGAAAGTAACAGCAGAATTTCCTATCGAATTAAGTCTGTAACAACGCAAGGCGATGTCAACGGGCGGTTGAGATTCTCTCCCGAGCAGGTATCTGCGATTGAGTCGACGCTCGATGCCGAGTACATGCCCTTCTACTTTCAGGACCTAAGGACAAACGAGATCATAGCGTTTCACGCGTTCCTCGAGGACCTCAGCGACAGCTACACAGCAAACTACAACAGCGCGGGTGGTTACGGTCGAATCGAGGAGGTTAAGACATACAAGGACACCAAGCGTTCGGTCGGGTTCTCGTTTAACATAGTGGCCATGAACCCTGATGATTTTGATTACATGTGGTGGCAGATTAACAAGCTCACCACGATGGTATATCCTCAGTGGTCGAAGGGTCGTGATCTAACAGCGAAAGTAGGAACTACTTCGGACTTTAAATTCACGCAACCATTTTCTCAAATACCCACAGCGACCCCGGTGGTGAGGGTTCGAATTGGGGATCTCATACGATCCAATTACTCAAGATTCAATCTCAAGAGAATATTTGGGTATCAGGACAAGGAAAAAAAGCAGAGCACGGCTACGGCTGGTTTCGCGGCGAGCACGCTCTATACGATCTCACCCGGAGTTTACGCGACTTTTGACGGCAAGCATTTAGTTGAGCTTGAGTCGGAGGGGACTGCTATAAAAGACCCGGCTCTATCTGGTGAATATTACGACAACATTTTCAGAATCATCAGCGGTGAGGGATTGGGTTTGCCTATCGGAAAATCGATAATAGTAGACCCTGAAAAATATTCCAAAGCCGCCGCCGCGGGGTTCGACGCAAGCGCAGATGTGACGTCATTCTATGATCCCGAGAATAATGCGATCGTCAGATCTTTCGAGACCACACGTGGGCTTGGACTTGCCGGCGTTGTTACGCAGCTGCAGTTCACCTGGATGGATCAGGGCATCGTCTGGGGCGCTGGTGAGGATGGACCCGGTAACCGTGCTCCCCGCGCCTGCAAGGTGCAGGTATCCCTTGAGCCCATCCATGACATCGCGCCGGGCCTCGATCATGAGGGCTTCAACAGGGCGCCGATCTATCCCATCGGAAATCTCATCAACTCCGTGGTCGAGGGCGGGGATAGCGAGCCGTATGGGGCCGGAACTCAAACTCGCACTCTCGAGCGGGGAGACAACGCAGGCTCCAAGGTAGCATATGAAGAGGCTTATAAACAAAGCGTGCTTCAGAAGTTATTCTAATACCCAAGGATACCAGAGATGGCAGTCAGCAGATACCAGAAAGATATTATCGTTGGAACACCGCAACGTCTCTCCACGGCAAATTCGTTCCTGAAGCTCCGCGATGCGGTTCGTGCAGGTCGGTTGCAGGTCAGCGAGATCACTCTCGCCGAGGGCCAGCGACTCGATCAGCTCGCTGGGCAGTATTACGGTGACGGTAAGTACTGGTGGGTGATCGCGGCAGCCTCCGAGATAGGTTGGTGGTTGCAGGTGCCACCGGGCACGCGCGTTCTCATTCCGACGGACCTGTCGGAAGCCCTGAGGTCCACCTAAGTGCCACGCTCACCCCTCGTCTCGCAGGCTGTCAAGGATCTTGCCACCTACTTCCAGGCTGTCACCGATGGTGCTTTTATCGAGCAATCTTGGAGCCTTTCCGAGCAGTTCGAAGATGTGCGGGCAGGCCTTGCTCAAGCGCAGCAGGACAGGACCCGCAACGCCATAGACGCGACGCAGCTTGCGGATATTCTGAAGAAGTCGGCGAAGATCACACGCTCCGTCTCATACGACACTGGAAATACGCTGTCGGATCTCGTGGCAGAGCTCGTCTACGGCTCGGTGTGCATAGGCAAGTTCGTGCAGGCTGCGTCAAAGTCACCTGATGAGCTTAAAAAATACATCATAAATGACGATCTTTCCAACGAGGGACAGCTTAAGTTTTATGCTGTTCCAACACGTACCACCGACAAATTCGAGGTGAAGGAGCCGACGGGTATAATATCAAACCCCCAAGCTCTCTCCCAAGAAAAAGAATTCAAAGTTGAACCGACGATCAAGGATCAGAATTTTTACGCTATCTCCGTGTTCAATCCGTTCATGAGTCCAATGGTGAAGGACACAGGTGCGATCGAGATTTTCATGAACGCGATCCCGACGTTGGAGTTCAGCAAGTGCGTCCCATACATCAACCTGGAGCTTGTGAGCACACGCCGCGCGGTCGGAACCGTCGCCCCCGCGTTGACCCTCCACGGCTTCCTCAATCCCCCGAGCCTCGGGTCAGCCGACAGCTCCATCCTCGCCAGTCAGGCGGAGAACGTTAAAAGCGAAGTTTTGGACCTCGGGCTGGGGACCCGTTCCGGGATCGAGCTGTTCACTTCCCCACAGACGCTGGTGAACATGGGGGAGGTGGGGTTCGAGTTCGTGCCTGTTATTGACAGGTTACGTCCCATCGCGAGCCTTGGGAACCTGCAGCTGACAACGAAAATGCAGGGCAGCATCTCTGATTTCACGACAGGCAGGCTTGAGCTCGTAATTCACGATCGCTCGCGGCTTCGCGAGATGGCTGCCTTCGTTCGACCTGATCTCTACGGCACGACATTCCTCGATATCACCTACGGTTGGTCGCATCCTGAGGGCGGAATCGACTCCAAAAATCCAATAGGCAAGTTCCTCGATTCCTTGAAGCACCAGGCACGATACAGGGTCTCGAATTCCACGTACTCCTTTGAGGAGGGCGGGCAGATTAAGGTTACCCTGTCCATCCAGACGGTGGGAAGCATGGATCTGCTCAACACGGGTCCGCGCGGAAATTCAAACGTGCTACCTGCACTGGAGAAGCTGGTCGAGGCCATCAACGATCGTCTTGCTGAGTTGCGAGGTCGGGGGACCACACCCTCGATGGCCCAGTACGACGTGCTTGACACCTTGAAGGACGCCGCGGGTGCCCTGAAAGCTGCTGGTAACAAGGAGAGGATGGGCGAGATCAAGGATCTGCTGCAAAGCAAAGGCGCCGACGCCGAGATCAGCTCCAAGCTGCTCGAACTTTACGGGAGGACCGTGCTAACGAACGCCAGCAACGTCTCCGGGGAGGCCGAAAAATTTGCGAAGGAGGTCACGCAAACCTACGAGAGCATCTTCAGTTCACTTCCCAAATTTGAGTCCGATGAGTTGGCAGCACCTTTCGTGGCAGACCCAAACCGCTGCGCCGCGCTGGCGTCTAACCTCATCGTTGGTGAGACGAAAGACGCAAACGGGAACTTGACCAAAACGCAGACGGGGGAGGCGAAAAAGGGCACGGCAGTTTACGATAGCGGAGCATTCTCGAAACTAACAGAATACTACTCATTCGGGTCGGTCTTCATGAAGATGGTCGCGGAGCCTATCCTGAACACCAAGCAATACGAGGAGGTTCAGGTCATCTTCTACCCGTTCAACAAGCTCGCGGGAGCGGTCCATGACCTGCCGATCAGCTGCTTTCCGATAGAGGCGGGTCGTCTCAAGGCGGCGGTCCTGAAGGAGGTGAAGGAGACCCCTGAGCTCTCCTCGAGGTCATTCATCCGTCTCCTCAATGATCGATTCGTCTCATTCGCGCCAGCACGAGCTTACCTAATGGCGGGTTTTTACAACCAGAAGGCAGGAAATGAGGGCAAGGCAGAGTCTTTAGAGTTTAAACCAGTGACCCTGACAGGCCGCGACGGCAAGCCGTACAAGGGAACGTTCAGACCCAACTCCGCGCTCACCCTCGAGGAGCGTCTTAGCGAGGTTGGAATACCCGAGAGGAAGATCAAATTTGGGCGCGTGCAGGTTCACGTCGAGGGCTGTCAGCTCCTGGACGAGGCAGGCGAACCGCTCATCAATCAAGAAACTGGTAGGCCCAAGACCTTGATCAAGCTGCATGTCTACGATAGCGCCATGGAGCCGAGCTCAACGCTATCGGAGATCATCACAGCGGCAAAGGACAACGAGCTGAGCATGATCCAGATTCCCGTATCAGAGTACGTTAGATCGGGTAATAACGATCAGAAGGAGAACGCTGCCCTCGCTGCGGTGAAAGCTGGACTGGACGCTGGTATTCTCGAGACTGTCGATAAGGCGAGCTTGCAAAGGATCTCCTCGGCTGAACAAACTGTCGAAAGTGTCATCAGAAACGTCGAAAACGGCACTGTCCTTCTGCGTGTGGCGGGCAGCTACGATGAAATAAAGCGAGTCGTCGCGGCCGGTATGCCAACTATCATCTACGGCTCATCAACGTCGGCGGTTGTGAATGCATCTCTCACGACAGGTGGAAACGCCGCAATGGCGAACATGCTCCTCGGCCGTGCTTTCAACTCTGACGGTGAAAGGGCGGATGAGAATGTCGATTCCGGTGTGCCGATGCAGGTGCTTCCGGCGAAGCTCGGAATGACCACAATCGGATGCCCTCTTTTCCACCCGATGCAACGATTTTTCGTTGATTTTGGAACGGGAACTTCCATCGATAGCTGCTACTTCGTGGTCTCCGTCGACTCGACCATCGGTAAGGATGGGTTCAAGACAGAGCTTCAGATGGCATACAGCGCTGGGTTTCCGACATACTCGAGCATCAATCAGCAGCTCGCGAAAGCTGTGGTGGATTTCTCTGACACAACGAAAACGTCCCCAGCGGTCGGAATACTGGAGCCAGCCGCTCCCACACCCTCAACAGAGGACGTAACGACGGCGGTCACTAGCCAGGTTAATAACGCCTGCGATGATCTGCACGAATTCATCCATGATCTCGAGGTTCAAGCGAAAAAGGAACTGACAAGGCTTGCTGCCGAAGTCGAGGCCGAGATTAATGAAAAGGCCGAGCAGGCCGCGGACGCCCTGCTCGCCGCGATCCCTGAGCAGACGCGGATAGATGTCGCTGCTGCCGCCGCCGCCGCTGAGGAGGCTGCTGCGAAGGCCGCTCAGGTCGCCGCCGCGGCCCAGAAGCTCGCCGCTCTCATCGCTGTTCTTCAGAACCTGCCCGCCCTTCTACCGCTGCTCGGTGAGGAGGCTGCGGCTCTCCTGCAGGCGAAGATCGAGGAGTGCCTTGCTGATGCGGCAGGGTGAAATTGATCCTGACCCAGGTTACTATTCAGCATGCTTGCAATCTCAGGTCGAGCGCTCAACTCAGCTCGCGATCTTGTTATCGATGAAGCGCAGGTCTCGTGGGGTCGTGCCCCTGATTCGTCGTGGATCCTGGGTGATCACACCCAGATAAGGTCCCTGGGCGCGCTCATGGAAACGATCGGGCATGAGGTTCCGGACTTCATTCCGGCAGAGTATCGTCTCTCGATGGAGGGTCTCGCTCGCGGTCCCATTCCATGGCCGCTCGTGATCCCGCAGCGCATCCTCGGTGAGCACCTGCGAGGGATCGAGGGCACGGTCCTGGACACCCTTGAGGCACTGGGCGATTACGCGGATTGTCTTGCAGGCTCCCGCCGGGTTCTTTCGAAGCTGCAGCCCTGCCGGGTTGACCTTTCCTCCCTCCGCATCGAGCAGGGACGATCATCGACGAGCGTGCTTGACAGCTTCGAGCCAGGTCCGGATTTCATGTGCCAGCCACCTATCTACTCCCATGCGACGGCGACGGGTCGCCTTACCGTGAGGGAGGGCCCGCGAATTCTCACGCTGCAGAAGGATCACCGGAGGATCCTCGCGAGCCGATTCGATGGTGGACGGATGACGCAGATCGATTTTGTGTCCCTCGAGCCCCGAGTCCTACGTCTACTCGCCAATGGGTCTGCACCTGTTGACATCTATTCTGATGTCGCAGAGAGGCTCGGAGGGGCTGCGAATCGCAGGCAGGTGAAGCTTGCCACGTTGAAGATGCTTTACGGCTCATCACGCGCTGGTATCACAGAGGAGCTTGGGTCCATTAACACGCGGGTGATCAAGCAGATCGAGGATTACTTTGGACTCTCAGGCCTGCGGGGGCGCCTGTCGTCCGAGCTCGCGCGGGAGGGGGCGATCAGGAGTCACTGGGGACGCCCCCTCCCGGAGGCGACCGAGCAGCACCTGCTCATCTCACACTTCACGCAGTCGACCGCGGTGGATGTCGCTCTCGGTGGATTCGGCGACCTGCTGGAGAGCATCGAGGCAGAGGATCTCGACGTCATCCCCTGCTATGTTCTCCACGATGCCCTGCTGGTTGACGTACATCCCGGAAGCGTGGATCGACTCGCGGCACTCACACGTCGTGGCCTCGATGTTGAGGGCCTGGGTCACTTTGAGCTTTCCCTCTCTCCTGCATACATAGAGGAGGAGCAACATGTCAGCGATCAGACGCAAGCTGCAGGGTAAGTACAAGGGGTTCGGTGACGCTCCGCCTGGGTGGAACGATCTGGGCTTGGTGGAGAGAGATCCCGAGCAGATAATCAACGGACTCGATCTATCGAGATTCATGGGCGGCGGAGAGGATTGGCTGCAGGACATCTATGACGTAATCAGGATAGCAGCAAAGTCAGAGGTGCTGCGTGGAATCTTCGGAGAGCCGCAGAAATACGTGTCTAGAAATGGCATCTCGATCAGTGTCTCATCGGATCTGATGGATTATAGCCCAGCTGTCGCGATCAGAATGATCAAATCAACGTTATGGGCTGCTGAGAAGACGGATAGGATCGCCCTTCCAACACGGTTGAAGGTCGACGCCTTGTCGAACGGCCTCTGGATTCACTGGGGCTAATTCAAGTTTGCAAATCTCGCGGCGTCATGTAATAATAACCCATGATGAACGAACGAGAGCTGACTGACCTCTGGACGAGCTACGCCAAGCTCGTTGATAAGATCAACCGCGGTGAGGGTCTCACCCGCATGATGGATGAGCTCGGTGAGCGTCTTCTCATGTGCCCGGCTGAGCCGCGTAACGACAGTCCCGGCTGCGAACCGGGTGGGCTCGTCCAGCAGGCGATCACTGTTGCGAAGGGTATGAAACGAATCAACGATACCTTCGAGATGGGAGCAACGACGGAGTCGATCCTCATCGTCGGCCTCCTGCATGAGGTCGGTAAGGTCGGCAACCTCGAGGAGCCCTACTTCGTTCCTGAGGAGGAGGGCTGGCGTCGTGAGAAGCTCGGAGCTTTCTACAAGCCGAACGAGGGAATGTCGCGGATGACGATCCCCGAGCGTTCGCTCTTCCTGCTTCAACACTACGACGTGAAGCTCACCGAGGAGGAGTTCATGGCGATCCGTGGACCGAGTCGCCCGCCTGATTGGGTCGAGAGTCGACTTGCTCCTACTGCCGAGCCGACGCTCACAATTCTCCTGCGTTCTGCGCGTGATATCCTTGTCAGAAAGGTCGGAACTGAATAATTAAGAGTATGGACACGCTAGATCGCTCATCTCTTCGCCTTATGATCATGGAAGCTCTTGAGGGCATGCGTCGCTGCTCTGAGTGCGGAGTGATGTATGAGGAAGGTGAGGGGCACAGCTGCAGCATGGAAGAGGCGGAGCTCGATGAGTTCTCCGGTGCTGGTGCGGTCGCTGGTTACACGCTGCCGCTCGGCATGCGCCCTCCCGGTCCACGTCGTGATATCACCAACGTTGCAAGGCGTTCGTTCGGCGGTCTCGGTAAGGGAAAGCGCAAGAAGCGCTGAAAACATCAAAAGAACCCATTACAATCTCCCTATGTCTTGGCCCTAAAGGCGGGACATCGGGTAACCCCGGGGAGGGGAAGCGAAAGCCGAAACTCCCTGTCTATCAACAACAATCAATCAAGGAAAACTAAAACATCATGGCAATCGATCTAGACGCAATCCGCCGCAAGCTCGGCGAACTCTCCGGTAAGAACAACAAGCGTGACCAGCAGTGGAAGCCTGAGGAGGGCAAGGAGTACACGGTTCGACTCCTGGCGTTCCCGAACAACGACGGTCAGCCCTTCAAGGATCGCTGGTACTACTACAACATCGGCAACAGTCCGGGTATCCTCGCTCCGTTCCAGTTTGGCAAGCCCGATCCAATCAAGGAGCTTCGTGGTAAGCTCTACGATGAGGGCAGCGACACGAGCCGTGAGCTCGCGAAGAAGGTCGCCCCGAAGATGCGCACCTTCGCTCCGGTCATCGTCCGCGGTGAGGAGGACAAGGGCGTCCGTATCTGGTCCTTCGGTAAGATGGTCTACCAGGACATCCTCAACCTCATGCTCGATGAGGACTACGGCGATATCACCGATCCGCTCGAGGGTCGTGACATCCGCGTGACGGTCTCGAAGCTGCCCGGTAAGCAGTTTGCCGATACGAAGGTTTCTCCCCGTGCGAAGGTTGAGCCCCTCAGCCGTGATTCCGCCCAGGCGAAGAAGTGGCTTGATTCGATCCCCGAGGTCGATGAGGCGGTGAACCTCAAGCCTTACGAGGAGATCGAGAAGATCGTCAATGATTGGATCAACGGTGGTGCCTCGAGCGACTCCGGCACGAGCCGTGGTGGTCCTGCAAAGAGTGAGACCGACAGCAAGCTCGCATCGTTCGATGACGATGATCCGAAGCCGGCGAAGAAGTCGGGCGGCGGTCCGAAGGCAGCAGCCCGTGATCTCGATGACGCGTTCGCTGATCTCGAGGACAGCGGGTTCTGATTCCAGGGTCCGGTGATTGATGCGGGGGCGGAAGGGTTAAACCTCTCCGCCCTTTGCACATTTCAGGTAAGCAATTTAGAATATCGAAGGAGTCAACATGGCAAAGAAGGATGCTGCAGCAGCGAAGACGGCTGCTGATGATTTTACCAGTGAGCTCATCTCGTCCCTCAACAAGGATCATGGATCACGGATCGCCTACAACTTGGCGGTCGATACGTCACCGACTCACGTGAAGCGCTGGATCTCAAGCGGCTCGAAGCAGCTCGATCTAATCGTCGCCAATCGTGCGAACGGTGGACTACCGGAGGGTCGAATTGTTGAGATCTTCGGTCCGCCCTCGATCGGTAAGAGCCACATCGCAACGCAGATCGCCCGTTCCACCCAGTCGATGGGTGGTATCGTGGTCTACATCGACACCGAGAACGGCACCTCGGTCGAGAATCTCGCGGCGCTCGGCGTCGACGTCTCGAAGCGATTCGTCTACGTCGACACTCACTGCACCGAGGAGGTGCTTGACATCGCCGAGAAGACGATCCTGAAGGCAAAGGCGATGGCGAAGGATGTTCCGATCACGATCATTTGGGACTCGGTCGCAGCGAGCTCCCCGAAGGCTGAGCTCGAGGGTGCCTACGATAAGGACACGATCGGTCTCCAGGCTCGAGCGATCTCGAAGGGCATGCGCAAGATCACCGGCGTCATCGGCGATCAGAACGTCCTCTTCGTCATCCTAAACCAGATCCGCACGAAGATCGGCGTCATGCATGGCGATCCAACGACGACCCCCGGCGGCATGGCGATCCCGTTCCATGCCTCGGTCCGTCTCAAGCTCGGTGCCGGCGCTCCCATCGAGAACAAGCAGGGTGAGGCGATTGGCATCAACGTCTGGGCGAAGACGATCAAGAACAAAGTCGCCCCTCCTTTCCGAAAGGTCCATTTCCGGATCATCTTCGGTAAGGGCATCGAGGAGCATGAGGAGGTCTTCGATGTCCTTCGCGAGCACGGTCCCGACATGGTGAACGACCATCAGGTCGAGATTGAGGGCGCTGGCGCCTGGAAGACGATGCGGGTCGTTAATGAGAAGAATGAGAACATCATCGAGAAGAAGTTCCACAAGTCCGACTTCGGTGAGATGTGGGCGGATCCGCAGTACAAGCCATGGATCGATGGGCTCCTCGAGAAGGCACTCATTCGCACCTCGGTGAGCACGGCGGATCTTGATATCGATCCAGAGTCATACGAGGAGATGCGCGCGCTGAAGGACCAGATGGTCGGCGCTGACATCGACCCGGAGGCATGATGTTGAAGGGTAGGCCGATTGTCCTGGCGGACGGGCTCAATTTGTTTACGCGCCATTTCTGCGCAAATCCAACTTTGGGTGCAAATGGGCAGGCAGTCGGTGGTATCGTCGGATTCCTGAATGATCTCGGTGCGAAAGCGGAGGCATTGGGGCCGAAGCGAATCATCGTCGTCTGGGAGGGCGGAGGTTCTCCCAGGCGGCGAGCTCTATTCTCAGAGTACAAGGCTAAACGGAAGCCGCAAAAGCTTAATCGCTACTATGAGGGTGATATACCCGATACGGTCCAGAACAGGAACTGGCAGGTTGCCACACTTGTGCAGATCCTGAAGCTCTTACCAGTCCAACAGAGTTATGTCACCGACTGTGAGGCGGACGACGTTATCGGTTACATCGCTCGATACCGGATGAAGGAGGATCCATGTGTCATCATCTCATCCGACAAGGACTATTACCAGCTTCTTGATGATCGCGTCAGGATCTGGAGCCCAACCTCGAAGATGTTCGTATCCTCACCTGACGTGGTCGAGCGGTTCGGGTGCACGGCGGCTAACTTCATCGCGACTCGTTGCTTCGTAGGTGACGGCTCGGATGGAATTCCCGGTATAGACGGCGCTGGCTGGAAGACGATGGCGAAGAGATTTCCCGAGATCGCGGGGGATGATACGTTACACCCGGATGATATCGTGAAGCTCGCGGAGGGACGAGCGACGCCGAAAGGTCCGCAGCTCTTCAGGAATATCGTTGAAGGAGCTGCTGAGGCACGACTCAACTGGCAGTTGATGTACCTCGATGTTACGTCATTGTCCGGAAATCAAGTTGGGAAAATCGACTCCGGGCTCGAATCATTTAGGCCAGAGGCCAATAAAATGGACTATCTTCGGTTGCTGGTCAAGTCCGGAATCAATAACTTCGACCGCGAACGAACTTTCTTCCAGCTGACGAATCAACTTCTTCATATTTAAGAGAGCTCATGACGTCCAACGAGATTAACGCTGGCGAGGCACTATTTCGCCAGTACGGTAAGTCGTTTCAGGAGAAGATTTTTCAGGGTCTACTGACCGATCACGTCTGGGCTGCCCAGATGGTTGAGGTTATGCGACCTGATTACTTCGACCTGAAGTACCTCGCGTTCCTAACGGATCGCTACTTCAAGCATTTTGAGAAGTTCAAGTGCTTCCCAACGATGCAGCTGCTCGTCTCCATCATCAAGGAGGACCTGCAGCAGGGGCCCGATGCGATCCTCAAGGATCAGATCATCGATTTCCTGCATCGTATGCGGGCTAATCCCGATCCCGGTGACCTCGGCTACGTGAAGGAGAAATCTCTCGATTTCTGCAAGCGTCAGGCTTTCCGTGAGGCTCTCGAGAAGGCGGTCGAGATGGTCGCAACCGACAAGTTCGAGTCTGTCGTCGATCTCATGAAGAAGGCAGTCTCCGTCGGTATGGCCAACACCACGGGCCACGATTTCTTCGAGGATGCCGAGGCGCGCTTCGTGAAGATCAATCGTAATCCATGTCCAACGGGTCTCGAGGTTTTAGATGGTAAGGACATCCTGCGTGGAGGGCTTGGGCGTGGAGAGCTCGGCGTTGTTGTCGCTCCGACGGGTGTTGGTAAGTCACACTGGCTCACGGCGATGGGCGCGCATGCCCTCAAGATGGGAAAGAACGTCGTCCATTACACCTTCGAACTCACCGAGACGGCTGTCGGCCTCCGCTACGACTCGAACCTCTGCGGCATTCCGTCGAACGATGTTCCTGATATGAAGGAGGACGTTCTCGCGACCTACAAGAACATGGACCTTGGTCGTCTCATCATCAAGGAGTATCCGACGGGCACCGCGACGGTGCAGACGATCAGGAATCACATCGAGAAGCTCAACCTGAAGGGTTTCGTCCCGAGCCTCGTTGTGATCGATTATGCAGACATCATGCGATCTTCCAGAACGTTCGACTCGCTCCGTCACGAGCTGAAGCTCGTTTACGAGGAGCTACGTAATCTCGCGATGGAGCTAAACATCCCAATCTGGACTGCATCCCAGGCAAATCGAGAGGCATCCTCTTCTGATGTTGTTGGGCTTGAGAACATGAGCGAGGCCTACGGTAAGGCGATGGTCGCCGATGTCGTCGTCTCGCTCTCAAGAAAGCCCAGCGAAAAAGCTGACGGCTCTGGTCGGCTTTTCGTGGCAAAGAACCGAGCCGGGCGGGATGGGATTCTTTTTCCTATTCACATCGACACCTCGCAGTCTAGGATTAAAATTCTTGATGAGAACAGCTTGACGCTGCAGGAATCGATGACGCAAGACAACAACGACGCCAAGAAACTCCTGCGTAAGAAGTGGCAGGAAGTGACCGGCAGCAAGTAAGGAGTAATGATGTCTTTCAGCAAGGGTGAGGTCCTCGAGAGGACGACGGCTTATTTCGAGAATGATGATCTGGCCCCAGATGTTTTTATGAAATACGCCCTGCGTGACAAGGATGATAACATCCTTGAGGTAGATCCTGACATGATGCACCGTCGGCTCGCACGTGAGTTTGCTCGAATCGAGTCGAAGTATCCAAATCCGATGGGTGAGGATGAGATCTATGATCTGCTGAAGAATTTTGCTGATGTCGTCCCGCAGGGCTCCCCAATGTCTGGGATCGGAAACCCGCACCAGCTCCAGTCGCTCTCGAACTGTTTCGTGATTGACCAGCCGCATGACAGCTACGCCGGGATCCTCTTCACGGATCAGGAGCAGGTCCAGATCATGAAGAGGCGTGGGGGTGTCGGGTTTGACATCTCGACCATCCGCCCGAAGGGCCAGCCGACCTCCAACGCTGCCCGGACGACAGATGGCATCGGCGTCTTCATGGAGCGCTTCTCCAACTCCTGCCGTGAGGTTGCGCAGGGCGGGCGACGTGGTGCTCTCATGCTCACCATCGACTGCCGGCACCCGGAGATCGAGACCTTCATCGATATCAAGCGTGACCTGAAGAAGGTGACCGGTGCCAATATCTCCATCCGCTTCACCGATGAGTTCATGCAGGCAGTGGAGAGCAACGTCGGGTTCTGCCTTCGCTGGCCGGTCGAGGCACACCCCGAGGACGCGGAGATCGTCAAGATGGTCGACGCGAAGCAGGTCTGGAATAAGTTTGTGGATGCTGCATGGGCTTCCGCTGAGCCCGGCGCGCTCTTCTGGGATACGGTGGTAGATCAGGGTATCGTGGATTGCTACCGCGATGTCGGTTACAAGACAATCTCCACCAATCCATGCGGTGAGATCCCGCTAAGCCCATACGACTCCTGCCGTCTGATGGTGGTCAATCTCACATCATTCGTGAGGGACCCATTCACTGATGACGCAAGGTTCGACTTCGACTTTTTCAATGAGGTTGTCATGAAGGCACAGCGCCTGATGGATGATCTCGTTGATCTCGAGGTTGAATGTGTCGATCGGATTCTTGAGAAGATCCGCAATGACAAGGAGCCTGCAAATGTCAAGCAGATTGAGATTGATCTCTGGCAGAAGATCCGAGCTGCAGGACTCAACGGTCGTCGCACCGGTCTTGGCATCACTGGTCTCGGAGACGCGCTCGCCGCGTTAAATGTGCGCTACGGAGACAGTCGCTCAATTGAGATCACAGAGTCGATCTACAAGGAGCTTGCCATCGGTGCACACACGTCGTCACTTATCATGGCGAAGGAGAGAGGCGCCTTCCCGGTATGGGACTACGAGAAGGAAAAGAGTCACAAATATCTCAGAAAGGTAATTTCTGCCTGCGAAGAAGATGCTATGGACATGTGGAGGACCACGGGTCGTCGTAACATCGCGCTTACCACCACGGCACCAGTCGGCTCGGTTTCATGTCTCACTCGGACGACATCCGGCATCGAACCCGCATTCCTCCTCTCCTACAAGCGCCGTCGCAAGATCACACAGGGTGATCTCACTTCCAGGGTTGACTTTGTCGATCCGATGGGCGACAAGTGGCAGGAGTATACGGTCTACCACCACTGGTTCAAGAAGTGGATGGATATCACTGGTAAGACCGACCCGAAGGAGAGCCCATACTGGGGTGGAACTGCGAATGACATCGACTGGACGAAGTCGGTTGAGATTCAGGCTGCAGCCCAGAGGTGGATCGATCACTCGATCTCTAAGACATGCAACCTACCCAACTCTGCCACCCGCGAGATCGTGAACGATGTCTATCTGAAGGCATGGAAGATGGGATGTAAGGGCTTCACGGTCTATCGCGATGGTTGCAGGACGGGCGTTCTTGTTCAGGTTGATGAACCGAAGAAGGAAAAGAAGGGTGAGGACGGTCGCCTCATCCCGAAGCGTCCGAAGTCTCTTGATTGTGACATACATCGTGCGACAGTTCGTAACGGTGACGTCACCGAATCTTGGCTCGTCCTGATCGGACTCAATGAGGGTAAGCCGTATGAGGTCTTCTGCGGGATTCCGGAGAACATCGAGATCCCAAAGAAGTACAAGTCTGGCTCACTCGTCAAGAATGGTAAGCGTGATGGCGTCGCAACCTACAATCTCGTTGTTCCTGTCGGAGATGACGATAATCTCATCTTCAAGGACGTCGTGAACCTTTTTGACAACCCAACGCAGGGAGCCTTTACGAGGACGATCTCACTCGCCCTACGTCATGAGGTTCCGCTCCATTATGTTGTGGAGCAGTTGCAAAAGGATAAGAATAGCGATATGTTTTCATATGCTAGGGTGATTGCAAGGGTTTTAAAGGGGTATATCAAGGATGGCACTAAGTCAACTGAAAAAGGGTGCCCACAGTGTGGAAATTCGGAGCTCATCTACCAGGAAGGTTGCCTCTCCTGTGGAAGCTGCGGTTTCGCGAAGTGTGGGTAGCGCCAGGCTGAAGCGGAATGACTCCGAGGAAGAGATCGAAAAAATAATCAGTAACATCACACAAGTGGGGTATGCAGTGAATTTTATCGCAGATGTCTCTCAGCACATCAAGGCAGTGGAACTTCGGGTTGACCCGATCATCATTCGAGTCAACAAGTTCGATGAGGACTCCGCGAAGGAGTTCATGGACGCAATGAGCCGAGCCCAGAACACCGGTCAGTCGGTAATCCCGGTGGTGATCGACAGCTACGGCGGTCAGGTCTACTCCCTTATGTCGATGATCTCTTCGATCCGGGCCTCCAAGATTCCTGTAGCGACGATTGTCGAGGGAAAGGCAATGAGCTGTGGAGCTATCCTCTTCAGCTTCGGCGCTGAGGGAATGCGCTACATGGACCCTGACGCGACCCTCATGATCCATGATGTCTCTTCCGGCGCTTTCGGAAAGGTCGAGGAGATCAAGGCCGACGCGAAGGAGGTCGATCGACTGAACAAGAAGGTCTACGAGATGATGGCCCGTAACTGCGGTAAGCCCTCGGATTACTTCCTGAAGATGGTTCACGAGAAGGGTCACGCGGATTGGTATCTCGATGCCCAGGACGCGAAGAATCACAACCTTGCGAATGAGCTCCGTCTTCCGACCCTCACCTGCAAGATTGACCTCAAGTACACGTTGGACTAACCGTCATGAACATCGTTGCCGAATACATCTGGCAGGATGGAAGCCAGCCAACCCATAAGCTCCGAAGCAAGACTAAAGTTTTTCAATACGATAATTCCAGCAAGCCCTTTGGAATTGAGGATGTTCCTCGTTGGACTTTCGATGGATCTTCTACTGGGCAGGCGACAGGAGACAAGAGCGATTGTGTCCTGATTCCAGCTCATTTTATACTCGATCCCACTCGGGATAAGAATCACGAGAGAGTTCACATTCTTGTTCTTTGTGAAGTGTTTACTGCCGATGGGCAGCCTCATGAGTCTAATACTCGCAGTAAGCTTCGTGAAGTCATGGCGAGAACACTCGAGCACGAGCCTCTGTTCGGAATCGAGCAGGAATACACGATGTTCAAGGACGGTCGACCCCTCGGCTGGCCTACGGGTGGATACCCACCTCAGCAGGGTCCATTCTACTGTGGTGTCGGAAGCGATGAGGTCTTCGGTCGTGAGCTTGTCGAGGAACACATGGCCGCTTGCCTCGACTCCCGGATCCTACTCTGCGGAATCAACGCTGAGGTGATGCCCGGCCAGTGGGAGTTCCAGGTTGGAACTGCGGACGCTCTTACAGTCTCCGATCACCTCATCTTTGCTCGTTGGCTTCTCTACCGGATTGGTGAGAAGCACGGGATTACCGTGAAGCTCGATCCGAAGCCTGTAGCAGAGCTCAACGGTGCAGGTGCCCATACCAATTTCTCAACGAAGAGGATGCGTGAACCCGAAGGAATCCATGCGATCAAGGAAGCTTGCGAACGGCTTAGCGCTCGCCATGAGCATCACATTTCTCACTACGGTCACGGTATTGAGCTTCGTCTCACTGGTCACCACGAGACGTGCTCCTACCGAGAGTTTCGATGGGGTGTGAGCGATCGAGGTGCTTCGATTCGGATTCCCTTGCACGTCGCGCAGGAGGGCTGCGGATACCTCGAGGATCGTCGACCCTGTGCTAACGTCGATCCATACGTCGTTACCCGCCTTTTGCTTGAGACAGTCTGCGTGGCTATGTGAAACCAGCGAAGCTTGAGCTGCTCGCCAAGGTGATTGCTTGGCGAGTGCTCTCGATGTCATGCGGATTTCTGATTGCATTCGCATTCACTGGTGAGGTCACAAAATCCGCAGGAATCACCATCGTCATCGGACCCACTCTCATGCTGGTGCAGTGGGGATTTGAAATCACCTGGGACAAATACATCAGGGAGAGATTGAGAAATGTCATTTCAGGATAACAAGGTTCAGCTTACTGGGTGGTACGGATCAGACGAAACGCACGCATTGTCTGCGTGGACGTCGACATCACGAGAAATTACCAATGATAAGCGTAACAGAATTCCGCAACTTCTAAAAATGCTTGCGGAGCAGGGCCATCACACGGTTTTTGAAAAGTCGAGCCTGCAATTCCTAGTAACAGTGGATACAAGCGTCCATGTCCAGCTCCTCAAGCATCGTATCGGGGTCTCGATCAATGCCGAGTCGGCTCGGTACAAGGAGCTGAAGGATGACAAGTACTACCTGCCAAAGGATTGGTCGATCGAGGAGCAGTCAAGGTATATCGCATTTATGGAAGACGCGATCATGCGCTACCATGAGACCTTGCAGAGGCTTGTTGACGGGGGAATGGATCGAAAGCGAGCCAAAGAATCAGCACGCTTCTACCTTCCATACGGCAACCAGATCACCATGGACGTGATGTTCAACTGGCGATCTTTCAACCATTTCCTCGGACTTCGAATGAAGCCAGACGCTCAACGCGAGATCTGCTGGCTAGCGGAGGAGATGCTGCAGCAGGTTCGAGAGATCGAGGGTAAGCCGTTTCAGCATACGATTGAGGCGTTCGGATACTAGGTCTCGACGCTAAGATGTTGTAATCGTTCGAGCTCTGGCATATTTAAGCATGAGTGGGGGCACAACAATTCCCCATGCAGGGTAGCAACATGACACCAGTAAAGCTCGTTCCGGTTGATTCCTCGATCGCTTCGTCATACAACAAGTCTGGCGGGACAGGTGGTCCCAGGTCGAACTTAATTTCGCTTGCGAAGCTCGGCAAGGCTGGTGTCGCTCATCCCGAGATGGCACCTGCCCTGAAGTCTCTATCTGATGCGGTCGCAGCAGCGGGCGGTGACTTTCGAGTTACGGAATGCCACCGTGATGTTTCAGTCCAGCGGACCGCGAGGGAAAAATACGACAACTGGGTGAACGCTGGCAAACCGGCGGTCGGATCTTCCAAGTGGAACGCAGCGACCATGAAGAATGCGTTCGTCGCGCTTTCAGGTCGTTCTGGTCATAATGCGGGTCGCAGCATCGACGTGCACCTCTCAGAGCTCAAGTTTCCGGGTGTGCCGGCGAACAAGCAGCTTGACAAGCTTTGGGAGATTGCGATTCCACTCGGATGGTCTCCCGTCATCAAGCTAGCGGATGAGAGCGCTAAGGAGTCATGGCACTTCGATTTCTGGGGCGAACTCAAAGGCGTCCTCGATCGTCTCGGTTATGAGCAAGCTGCTCTCTGCGGTGCCCTTCTTGTAGGTCACGGGGATCTTCAGAGTTTCCCAGCGGTGACGCAGGCTCTCCTCTGCAGGGCAGGCTTTGATATCGGCAAGATCGATGGTGCTATCGGTCCGAAGAGCATCGCAGCTCTCGCAGCAGCCCTGAAGGTCTCTGAAGCGGATGCTAAGAGCAGGGTAGCAGCCCAGGACAGTTCCGTCTGGTCAGCTTTGCTTGCTTTACCAGCCAAATAAGACTGTCAGCTTTGTACGCGCGTGATATTTAAGCTCAGTGAGATGTCATGAGCTTGAATAATCCATCGATGCATGAGGGTTTCGTCCCAGCCTATCAGGTTTCGGCAGTTCCATTCGTAACGTCTTCGACGGTTACGACTGTGAACCAGGTAAGTTTCCCGTTTGTAACCCGCTTCTTCACGATACAGAATAACAGCTCATTGACACTCAGGTTTGGGTTTACTGAAGCTGGCGTCAAGGGAACGAACTACTTCTCGGTTCCGTCGGGAAGCAGCTATACTGGTGAAATTAGAACGGATACCTTGTTCCTCTCGAGCTCAACCGCTGCCTCGATATCGTATTCGGTTATCGCGGGGCTCACGGGCATTCCAACCAGGAATTTCCTGACCATCACGGGTTCAAACGGCTTCGTAGGAGTCGGGTAGTCGATCCTGTAAAACTTAAAATTTCAGGTAGAATCTATACATGTGGATTCCACCTAAATTCGGTCTCATTCAGGAGAAGTACTGGCCAGACGGCTGGAAGATCCTCGTCTGCTGCCTGTGCCTCAATCTCACGAAGCGTGCTCAGATGGAACCCGTCGTCGAGGAGATGTTCCAACGCTGGCCCACACCACAGGCGCTTGCAACAGCACCGGACGCTGACCTCGAGGATCTCATCCGGCCGCTCGGCATGCAGCGGAAGCGAACGCAGACCCTCAAGCGGATGTCGGCTGAGTATGCTGCGGGCGGCTGGAAGCAGGCTAAGGAGCTCCACGGTATCGGCAAGTACGGTGATGACGCTTATCGGATCTTCATCCTCGGCGATTGGCGCGCCGTGCAACCGAACGATCACGCTCTCAATGATTACCATCATCATCTGATGAAGACCCTGGGGGTGGCAAGTGCCTGAAGGTCCCGAATGCAAGCTCGCTGCCGAGGGTCTCGCTCGAGCTCTCACAGACCGAACGATCGTGGGTTTGAAGATCCTGTCAGGACGCTACGATAAGCGACCCTTCGACGGTTACGACGAACTTGTTTCTGAGCTGCCCAAGCGGATCGTCGGCGCTGGGTGCCATGGCAAGTTCATCTACATCCTGCTCGACGGCGGGGACTCCTCGATCTGGTCGACTCTGGGCATGACGGGTCATTGGTCACGAAGTGCATCGCGCCACGCCAGAATGCGTCTGAGCCTCGACGATGGAACGGATGTCTACTACAATGACACCCGTAACTTTGGGACTCTGAAGTGGGTCCGGGGGCGGCGGAAGCTGGCTGACAAGCTAAGGACCCTGGGTCCTGACATGCTGGCCGAGGACGTGAGCCATGAGCGGTTCCAGGAGTCCCTCTTGAAGAAACCGAAGTGGACCCTTGCCGAGGCGGTGATGGATCAGGGGATCATCGCTGGCGTTGGTAATTACGTGAAGGCCGATTCGCTCTGGCTTGCCCGGCTCTCTCCGCACCGAAAGGTTGATTCCCTGAGTCTAGAGGAGTTCGAAGCTCTCAATGACAGCATCAAGAGAGTGCTCCGGGATTCATACCAGTCTCAGGGGGCAACGATCAAATCATATAAGGACTTTGATAACAACGAGGGTGGCTACGGAGAAGCTTTTCTCTGCTATGGAAGAACTAAAGACGAAGATGGAGAAGAGGTAATCAGGGAAGAGACACTCGACGGTCGAACCACCTGGTGGGCGCCGACAAGACAGAACTAGCTTCCTATAAACCTCCTCAGCTTCTATTACAATCTAACAGGAGAAATCAAATGAACGAGACAGTTACACTTTCTGATCAGGCTATCGTCCGCATCGTCGACCTTCTTCAGCTCGCCCTGCTGACTGGAACTGACATCATCGATAATCTCAGGACCCTTCGACTGACGGTCGACGGGAGCAAGCTCATGATCAACGACGCTGACAATCAGGCCTTCCTGGATGCTGTTCAGCGTCTCTCGGACAAGGCTGATGAGCTCGCCGCCGAGGGCATGGCGAATGTCGACGTCAACTGACAAGCTCGATCAGATGTTCGAGCTTCGCGAGGAGTTCATGCAGCTCCTTTGTGAACGCTTCGAGGGTTACTACCCCCAGTGGCCGATCGATCTCTCGACGAAGCAATCACAGACGCTTGTCCGTGACGTGACCCTTCGCGGTGTGGAGGAGATGTTCGAGGCTCTGCAGGAGCTGAAGAATGCCAAGCCTCATCGTCAGACCGACGTTCCTCATCTCGATCGTGAGGCATTCCTTGAGGAGATCGTCGATGCGATGAAGTACTTCTTTACGACACTGAAGCTCGTGGGTGTCACTCCTGATGAGCTGCATGAAGCATACCTCAAGAAGCACGAGAAAATCTGTCGAAGACTAAAAGACGGATACTGAATGAGAGCAAGGGACCGACGATTCGGTCCCTTGTCATATTTAGGTCTGAATGTCGACGCAGATTGATAGACGTGAGGTCGATAAGAAAGACTTCGTCGTAGTTAAAAACAAGCGCACGCTGGACATCACGAAGGTGATTGCTCCGCATGAGCTCCAGATCGGTCTGGAGGGCTACAAGCGCGCGTCCTTAAGGATCGAGGGCGACGAGTATATCACGGGTCGACTGACGATCGATGAGGGATGCAAGGGTGCCCTAACGCTCCTCGACGGCACGTCAGCGATAAAACCCGGAGCTGGAACCCTCGTCGTGACCGGTAGCGATGGGAGCGCGACCATTTCGCTTGACGAAACGTACCTTGCATCCCTATCAGCTGGCGTGAGCGTAGAGGATGGGAGCGGTCTTGTCGGGGTCGCTGATCCGAGTGGCTTACTATCCCTCAGCGTCGATCCATCGTATCTGACTTCGAGGATTCAGGCAGGAACTGGCATCACCATCACGGATGGCGGTGCAGGATCTACGGTGACTGTTGCTCTCTCAACACCGGTCACAGTTGCGAACGGAGGTACGGGAGCGACGTCAGCCTCGACAGCTCGAACTAATCTCGGACTGGGAACAATATCCACCCAAAACTCGAACAGCGTCACCATCACAGGTGGGACGATCTCGGGTATTACGGATCTTGCCATAGCGGATGGTGGTACCGGTGCCTCAGACGCAGCCACCGCTCGGACGAACCTGGGTCTTGGATCCATAGCAACGCAGAACTCCGGAAGTGTCAGCATCACAGGCGGTGACATCTCTGTCACCAGTCTTACTGGCTCACTGACCAAGCTTTACGATGGCAGCGACTATATGGTCGCGGGCCAAGGTATCTCGATCACGACAGGATCAACAGGTCAAATAACGATCGCGACGACCGGCGGGGGTCAGAGCGAGACGGTGTTCCAGAATGATCTCGTGGTGAGCCTCTCGGGTGGCAAGACATTCGGCCGCTATGCGTCGGGTGATACCATCCCCGCAACTGGGAAGACGGCGGCCGAGGTCCTCGCCCTCGCGACGGTGGAGCCTATCAACCCGACGGTGGGTCTGACGTCATCCACGACGATCTCTTTCAACCAGACAAACATCAGCAACGTCATCAACTTCTCACACACCATAAACAGCCTGAATGCGACGGTCAGCGCCGCCGTCCTCGAATGGCGCCGGGGCGGCGCTGGAGGGTGGACGACCCTAAGCACGTCGACCTCATCTGCGTCAAGCTTCACGCACACGTTGTCGGATACGGCATTCAATACCGCCGCCTTCAACTATCGATACACGGTCACCGATTCAGTCGGCGCTACCGCAACAGCGACCCTGAACCTGACACCTGCTGCCTACCAGGTGCCGACGATCGCCCTCGCAGTCGCAGGAGCGTCCCTTGAGCAGATCGAAGCGAATCTGAAGCGTGAGAAGGGCAATATTTCCTCCAACCTCACGGGAACCATCACACGCATCAGCCCATTGGTGAACCTCGTGAGTTACGTGCTGCAGTACTCGACGGACGGAAACACTTGGATCGACCTGAACGTGAACCCTGTATCTGTCGGACCGGGAACTTCCAACATCACACTCTTCAACCACAACGACCAGAACCTGAAATCTTCGACATCCATCCGTTACCGCGTCCGAGTGATCGATACCTACCAGCAGCACCTCTCCTCCGCGGGTGTCACGAGCGCCGTGACCGTCGTATCCTTCCTGAACCTCATCTTCTTTGGGTCGGTTGAGCAGGCCCCGCTGAGCTCGAATGATGTCCGTGGTCTGTCGGGTAAGATCTTCACGGACGGCAGCAATCCCTTCTCCATCAGTACGGGTACGATTAACAGGATCTTCTCATTTGCACTGCCCGCGGGAACGGGATTGACGTCTGTCATTGACGTTGACGCGTTGAACGCGAACATCACCACTAGTTACTTGAAGTCGACCTTTAACGTCCTCGATTCAGGTGGGACGGCAACCTCCTACGATGTTTATACGATGACGAACGCTGAATCGTACAGTCCGAACAGTCATGAGCACCGGGTGACTAGATCATGAGCGCTCTCGTTCCATACGCTGGCCTGCAGCTTCCCTACGGTCTGCAACCTGTCAACCCGGCGCCGGTTGACGCATGGTCGGGCCCGTATGTCGGAGCGACCGCATCCGCTGCGAAGGCGGCTGCCGTCGAGGCGATCCCGGCTGGCGTTCGTTTCCAGTCGATGGAGGTTCGTCTCATCATCGGCGGGGTCTCGAAGAAATACTGGTTTCGTGATGGCACGGCGGATGGCGATCTGGTGGAATTCGCTTCCGGAGGCAATCTCGATCCTACGGGACTGGCGCAGCTGTCAGGCGCGACGTTCACGGGTCCCGTAGTCGCCACGAACGGCCTGAGCGGGTCGTTAACAACCCTGTCCGACGGATCGACACCCTACCTCATCGGCGGCGAGGGTGTCCTCGTTTCGACGGGGTCGAACGGCCAGGTTCAGGTCTCGCTGTCCGGTCAGGCCCGCTCCGGCACGGTGACCGATCTCGTCCTCAACGCCGAGCCCGTCGGTATCCGCGATGGTGTCAACACGATCTTCACCCTGCCGAACCAGTCGATCGACGCTGGATCACTCATGCTGTGGTTGAACGGTCAGCTCCTGACGCTCGGATCCGACTTCAGCCTGTCAGGCAACACTGTCACGTTCATCAACGAGGTCGCGCCCGTCCAGACCGACGTTCTCAGGGCGATGTACTCGCGGCAGGTAACGACGAAGCTCTTCGCTCTCGCTGTTGAGCCAGCCAGCATCACCGTCGTGAATAACGAGGTGACGGGTCTGACACTACCACAGGACCCCGATCCTGCGAGCTCCCTCATGCTGTTCCTGAACGGTCAGCTGCTCACCCAGGGCCAGGATCATGACTACTCCCTGTCCGGTGGCAGCGTCACCTTCGCACGTAACCTGCTGGTCTCCGACGTCATCAGGGCAACGTATTCTTACGTCGCATAATTTTCAAAATAAGCATTTTCGCAGGTTTAGGAACCAATATTTAGCAGCAGTAAAGGTAGGACGGAGCAGAATCATGCAGAGCTACACGACATCAGATCTCGCGATGGCAGCGTTCCTAAAGCTGCGCGGCAGGAAACTGCTCAGCGCGGGAAAGGGAGCAGGCGGGAAGTTTAGGTTCGAGTTCGATGATCTCGATGGTGGCTGCGCTGCGCTCGCCCTCGAGTTCGTGAACGGTGAGTTCAGCGCTTACGATGCCCAGGTGCGGGCTCTCAAGAAGGCCCTCTACGGTGCTTGATAGTGATCAGCACGTTGGTTTAGAGAAACGTTAAATTTTTTTCGATTTTTTTTGCGTTAATTTTCGTTAATTTACGTTTCGGGAATATTTAATCTCGAAGGCAGGATCCCATGCGCATGGCGCACCGATCCCGACGCCTGTTCCGTTTGATTAGAGATCGTGATCAACTTCCCCAATGGTGGTGGAAATGATCGCATGTTTGTGTATTTCTCTAACTAAAGGAAAGAAAAAATGGCTAACAGAACAGATCTGGATACCCGCGCGGGATCCATGACGAAGATCCGCGCCGAGCAGATCAAGTCCGAGCTCGAGCTCGGGACGCTCGCCGGCGATATCGAGGCTCTTACCGAGCAGATCGGCAGCATCATCGGCGCTGAGTGGAAGGAGCAGGAGGGTTCATTCGTAAACGTTCAGCTCCTCGACCTCGCCGCGCACATCAGCGCCTCGGCCCCCGCCGCCAAGATGGAAGTCCTCAAGGACCTCGACGTCGTTGGCTCGATCACCGGTTCGGCCGCCCGCGTTGAGAATCTCACCGCAGGAGCAGGCTCCCTCGTCTTCGCGTCCGTGTCCGGCGACCTCGCGAATGATGCAGGCCTCGTTTACGACGCCAGCGGCGACAAGCTCTCGGTCGTCGGAATCGTCAGCGGCTCAGGCGCCCTCCAGGGCGCTTCCGTCGCGGTCGACGGCGCAGCGACGATCGGAAACGGAATGACCGTCTCCGGCGCTGTCGCTGACTTCAACGCCGGTATCACCGCCAACGAGATCAAGATCGACGGTGACGTGGCTGGTAACCTCTACCTCGTCGGTGCATCCAACGAGATCGCGGACACCTCGAGCCTCACCTTCGACGGTAGCAAACTCGCGGTCGTCGGCGTTGTCAGCGGCTCGGGAGCCCTCCAGGGCGCCTCGGTTGCAGTCGACGGCGCTGCTACCGTTGGTGGCACTCTCGACGTGACCGGCAAGGCTGACTTCGCCGGCATCGTTGACGTGGCCGGAACGCTCTCCGCCTCCGCGATCAAGATCGACAGCGACGTGGCCCAGCGCCTCTACATCGTCGATGCTGATGGATCGATGAAGGATGAGGCGAACCTCAACTTCGACGGTTCGACGCTCTTCGTCACCGGCGCGATGAGCGTCTCCTCGCACCTCACGGTCGCGGGTGACCTCACTGTCAATGGAACGACCACAACGGTGAACTCAACGACCCTCACGGTCGATGACAAGAACGTCGAGCTCGGTTCTGTCGCTACCCCGACGGACGTGACTGCAGCTGGCGGCGGTATCACCCTCAGGGGAGCCACCGACAAGACCATCATCTGGAACAACTCCTCGGCTGGCTGGGAGTTCAACCAGGCGATTAGCGGCTCAGGCGCGATCCGCTCTGCCGTGAGTGTCTCCGCTCCTGAGATGAAGATCGACGGTGACGTGCCCCAGCGCCTCTACATCGTCGGCCCGTCGAACGAGATCAAGGATGAGGCGAGCCTCACCTTCGACGGCGGGAAGCTCGCCGTCGCGGGCGGTATCAGCGGCTCGGCCGGTCTCGACATCGGCGGTGCGGCCCTCATCGGAAACGGCCTGACGGTCAACGGTGCTGTTGCTGACTTCAACGCCGGCGTGACCGCGAATCAGATCAAGATCGATGGTGACACTCAGCAGCGCCTCTACGTCGTCGACGCCACCGGCGCGATGAAGGATGAGGCGGGCCTCACCTACAACTTCGTCGACCTGATGACGATCTCCGGCTCGCTGAAGCCCTCCGTCCCCAATGCGTTCAAGGTTGGTCTCTCGACCGACCGCTGGTCCGAGATGTGGGGCGTCAAGGCGAACCTCAACGGCGCCGATGGCCTAACGCTCGACCGCAGCGGCGAGCAGCGCGTCACGAAGGGCGGCAGCGGTGACTTCATCATGAGCTCCTCGGTGGCTGCTGGCTTCATCAAGTTCGACGATGCTTACCGTGGTTCACAGCTGCTCAACAGCGCGACCTCCGGCCTCAAGCTCGCGAACTCCGGTGAGTGGGCGACCTTCGCGACGTCCTACCCGACCGTCGACTCCATCCTCGGCGCGTTCAACGCGATCGCCGCGGGCGGCGGCGCCGAGAAGGCGTTCTTCGTCGCGGCGGCCGGTGTTGCAGCCGAGACCGCTGTCGACGTCACCGCGGGCGCCGGCATGGGCGATCTGACCTTCGCGGGTCTCACGAAGGACAACTCCATGGTGTTCTTCAACGGTCAGCTGCTCCGCTCCGGCTCCGTGGCCGAGCTCGCGGCCCCTGCTTCCGCCGACTACTCGTTCGACGGTGGCAAGGCTGGCGTGAAGTTCGCCTTCGCGGTCGAGATTGGTGACCAGCTCGTCGTCCAGAAGCTGTAATAGCTTCTGACCCGTAGGGTCAAGCTGGGGGTGGTCTCGCAAGGGACCACCCCCTTTTCTTTTTACCTGCTCCACATCTCGATAAAATTGATCATGACGCAGGAAGAGTTCGATAGAATTTCGAATGTCTCGCAAGAAATTGTTAAACTTGCGAATGAGCTCATCTCCAAGCTAGAGATGAATCAGGCAACGATAGAGGAGCGCAGAATCTCCAACGCCGCGACATCGACAGTGATAAATGAGATGTCCAATCTGATGAACGAATTGCTCACTGAGATCAGCAGCGATGATGCTCCACCAGATCAAAAACTAGCCCGAGTAAAGGAATTTCTGACCTCCCTCATCTCCTCACTGCAATCTTCTCAGCGTAGCTCTGAGCACGAGCTGATCAGGCTCACTGCTACACAGGACGGGATGCGTCGGGCGCTCGAGGCCGTTCGTGATACGGGAAACCTGAGGATTCAGGAGCTGGCGCGGATCGAAATTCTCGCGAATACAGAAAATCCGGAGAGTCGACGCTCCGTCGGTGATCGACCAGAGACCGTCGCAACGAAGAGGAACGCAAAAAGCTTGAAGCAAGATCGTGAGGGTGGAAATACTTAGCATCGAGGTGAGATGATGCTAGGTTCTGATATTCTCATTGCTACTGCGGTAACATACACGCTGGGCGCGATTCTGAGTGTTTCCTATCACTTGTTTAGGGTATCTGAGCTCAAGGTTGCACATGACTCGACGCGGGTGAAAGACGCTAAGAATGATTGTGTCGCGCTCACACGACACCATGCACGGGAGATCAAGAGATTTTGGGCGTGGCCAGCCTCTTTGCTCGATCCTAAAGTTTTAGCTTGGATCCGAGAGCTGGATAAGAGGTGAGCCAATCTGGCGATCGTCGGCTCAAAAAGCTTGCGCTGAAGATCGGTTACCTTCGAGAGGAACTATATGATCTCGAGGAGGAATTCGATCGTCGAGGATGGCAGCTTCAGCGCGCTGTGATGGAGCTTCTAGCCCGAGCGGGTGACCTGATGCCTCAAAGACAGCAGGCTCAGCCTGAGTCAAATCCCATATCCAAAGCGGATGAGGAGCAGGAAGAGACGCCCAAGCAGCCTACATGGCAGCGTAAGCTTTTCAGGAAGATCTCATCGAAAACTCATCCTGACGCCCTTCTCAGGGAAGAGCTCAGCGAACGTGAACAGGTTGAGAGGGCGAAGATGTTCCGGGACGCCCACAAGGCACTTCAGAAGGGAGACGGCGGTCGTCTCATGGAGATCGCCGCTGAGCTTGACCTTGAGGTCGAGGACGCTCCCATCGAAGAACATGTCACGTCGTTGGAGCGTCTTGCAACGCAGCTTGAAACGAGGATGCAGGAGATAAAAAGAACCGCCGCGTGGGTGTGGGGTGAGGGCAAACGTCGTGAGATACTGGACCACGTTGGACGTGTCTCAGGGTGGTCGGGCACGCCGTCGAACCTTGTAGATGACATCATCGCCTGGGTTGACGCGGGCTTCATCGGTGGTCTTGACTCATATTCTCTGCCCCCAGAGCCGGAGGCCCGTCGTTTCCGTACCACGAGAAAAGTTGGTCAGCGCCCCGAACGATCTCTCAGGATGAGATAGTTAGCGATAGGAGAGGGAATGCGCATCACCGAATCGCGGCTCAGAAGGATCATTCGTGAGGAGCTTGCCTCCGTCGAACGCGGTAAAAAACTGATTGTCCAGGATGACGGTCTGGAGGAGAAGGGCGGTTACGACATTGACAGACCCATGATTCCAGGTGGGGAGGGCTCCGATGATTCTGGGCTCGACGTGGGAGCGGTTTACGAGACCGATGACGATTTCACGAAGGTTCGTCTTGCACGCTTGAGGGCATCTGGAGTGCCAACGGATCGGGCTGAGAAGATGTCCAGGTCGAAGCTGAAACACCGTGGTCAGCGTCCCGGCAAGGGCTGAGGCGGTTAAAAAGAGGGGCGGTCGCTCCTTATAATCCCCGATAGGAGATCTGCATGGCACTATCGAAGGAAAACATCGAGATCATCAGGGCGGCAGCCAAGGACGCTGGGGATCACCTCAACGGTAGGCTTTTCTTAGAAAGATGAGACTCACGCTATAGTTATGAGCGTAGGAGTTTCAATGAGAAAATCGGGTCCTTGGGTCGATAAAGAGTGGCTTCATCGTGAATATTGCGATCTTGGGAAGACACAAAAAGAAATAGCTCTTGAAAACAACACAGGCGTATCTACGATTTGCAGATGGATGAAACATCATGGAATCGAGACTAGACCTGTTTCTCAAACAATGTCAGAGATCAAGAAGAAGTTTTGGTCTGACGAAGAGAACAAACAAAAGTATCTTCTTGGAGATAAGAACCCAACAAGAAGAGAAGATGTTAAGAAGAAAATCAGTTACATCGTGAAAGGTCACTGGGAAGGTAACGAAGAAAGAAAGACGCAAATGTCTGAGCGGTCCAAATCAAGTTGGACTTCTGAAAGAAGAGAATATCATCGCGAAAGAATGAAAAAGATAAATACCTTGCTGACGTTCGTTTTGTGATTCAGATGATATTTAACGTTTGTGAGGTCAGCCCACAATGATAAATGATTCAAGAATCAAGCGGATTATTCGTGAAGAGATCACGCGCGAGCTCAGACTGAACGAAGGATTTTTCGATTGGTTCAAGTCGGGTGAAGATAAGGCGGAGAAGCATTTTACCACAGAGAATGATCTTTGGCCGAAGCTGAGGGATAAGATGGACAGAGGCTGGGATCCTGCAAAGTGGTTGGGCGAGTTTGAAAGAGGGCTCTACGATGCGAAGTATCTCCCACGTGAGTGGAACGGCAACCCAAGGGAGAGAAAGGAATATAGAATCGCCGCGGCCAAAGCGATCAGGGATTATCATTCAGAGGCTCAAGCCAAGATAACTTCCGCCAAGAAGAAAGAGGCTGAGGCGCAAAAACAACGTAATAAAGAGGCCGCCGAGGAACGGGCTCTCGAGCGAGAGCGCGCCGCGAACTCGAAGCGCATGAGGGACGCATCGGACGAGTGGCACGCAGCACTGTCACGTAAGCATGACCCAAATTATCAGAAAGATCTGGAAGCGCGGATCCAACTGGGTCGCGCTCAACGAGCGCAAGCTCGGGAGGATCTTTACAAGAATATGGTCGTCCTGAATCGATACGACACGCCAAAGGACGATCTCTAGTCGACTCGTAACTCGTGCAAACCATCCTGGGTCCTGATATAGTTGACCCAGGAGATAAAATGGCAGATGGAAGCGAATTGAAGCGTCCGGAGAAGTTCTTCGGCTTGCATTCCCATGACGGCTTCAGCGTGTTCGACGGACTCGGTCTTCCACAGGAGCACATCGACTTCTGCGCGGAGAATGGCCTCGACGGCTGGTCGATGACGAACCACGGTCACATGAACTCGTTCGGTCATGCGTGGCTGCACGTCGATAAGATGCGAAAGGCTGGGAAGGACTTCAAGCTCATCCCAGGTTGTGAGATGTATATCCACCCGGATCTCGATGCCTGGCGCGGTGAGTACGATGAGTGGCAGCAGCTCAAGCGTGATCGCAAGAGCCACGCGAAAGCGAAGGTAAAGCCCGAGAATGTGGTGACTCCCATTGTTGCCACAACCGATGAGAATGACGAGACGATCGGCATCGACACCGATAACTCGGCCCTCACGATCGAGAATGAGGACGAGACGAAGTCCACAAAGCACTTCAATCCGATCAACCGTCGTCACCATCTCGTGGTCCTACCTCGACACAGCAAGGGTCTCGAGCGACTCTTCGGTCTTGTGAGCCGCGGATACTCCGAGGGTTTCTACAAGTTCCCGCGTGTCGATCTTCGGATGCTGAAGGAGGCACAGGAGGACGACAACTTCATCGTCTCGACTGCTTGCGTCGGTGGTCCGCTTGCCTTTGAGGTTTTCCGTGAGCTGCAGGAACACAGCTTCGACAGTCTCAACAGCCGACTACTCGACGATCCATCGATGATGGAGCGCGTCATCAACCGCATCGGTAACTCCTTCGATGGCCTCGCGTGGGCCGTTGGTCGGAAGAACGTGATGCTGGAGCTTCAGTTCAATCGGCTCCCGGCGCAGCACATCGTCAACCGCGCTCTCATCGAGTTTGCCCAGCGGCAGGGCATGACGGATCAGCTTGTCGTCACCTGCGACTCCCACTACGCCCGCCCTGAGCACTGGCGTGAGCGTGAGATCTACAAGAAGCTCGGTTGGCTCAACTACGCCGAGCTTTCGGCTGATTCAATCCCGAAGAGCAAGGACCAGCTGAAGTGTGAGCTCTACCCGAAGAACGCGTCCCAGGTCTGGGACGAGTTCCTTACATCCCGGCAGACCGAAGCGTTCTACCATGGCCAGGAGGATCTCATCCGTAAGGCTGTCGAGCGCACCTGGCATCTCGCCCATGAGGAGATCGGTGACGTGCAGCCTGATCGCTCCGTTAAGCTTCCGAGTTACGTCATCCCGAAGGGTAAGACCGCGAATGAGGCACTTGTTGATGCTGTGAAGGCGGGTCTTGCCGCGAAGGGTCTCGCTGGCCGTCAGGACTACGTTGAGCGTGCAGACTACGAGATCGATGTTATCAAGCAGAAGGATTTCGCCTCCTACTTCCTCACGATGAAGGAGATCATCTCGGCTGCGAAGGAGGAGATGTTCATCGGTCCTGGTCGAGGTTCCGGTGCGGGCTCGCTCGTCTGCTACGTGCTCGGGATCACCGATGTTGATCCAATCAAGTATGGTCTGCTCTTCGAGCGGTTCCTGTCTCCGGACCGTGAGGGTTTACCTGACATCGATACTGACGTTGAGAACCGCGATCAGCTCCTGGCGATCCTTCGTTCGAAGTTCGGCGGTGAGAACATCGTTCCAATCTCGAACTACAACACCTTCAAGTTGAAGACCCTCGTTCGCGATATCTCGAGACTGTACGACATCCCGCTCGAGGAGGTGAATGCCTCCCTGAAGACCGTGGAGAAGGAGGTCATGGATGCGACCCGCAAGGTCGGCGACGACAAGAACCTCTTCGTCCTGACGTTCGAGGAGAGCTACGAGCACAGCCCGAGTTTCCGGGAATTCATCGACAAGTACCCGCAGGTCTCCGAGTCGATCAAGGTTCTCTTCCGGCAGAATAAGGCCCTCGGTCGTCATGCCGGAGGTGTCATCATCTCCGAACGTATCCAGGAGCGGATGCCACTCATCATGGCGAAGGGCGAGCAGCAGACCCCCTGGGTCGAGGGCATGAACTACAAGCATCTCGAGATGCTTGGTTGGGTTAAGTTCGACCTCCTCGGGCTCGAAACTCTGCGCATGATCCGTCGAACGATCGAGCTCATCCTTGAACGTCATCATGGCCTCAAGGACCCGAAGTTCAAGGACGTCAAGGCATGGTTCGATAAGTATATGTCGAACGACGTGCTCGATTTTGATGATCAGAGAGTGTATGAGAACGTCTACCATGAGGCGACGACCCGCACCCCGGGTGTCTTCCAGCTCACCAGCAAGGGTGCCCAGCGTCTCTTCCAGAATGCGAAGCCACGATCGATCATCGACATCGCCACACTCACTTCAGTCTTCCGGCCAGGTCCGCTAGCGGCGAAGGTTGATAAGCTCTACCTCGAGGCGAAGGCGAATCCGCGTAACATTGATTACAAGCACCCACTCATCAAGCAGGTGCTGGAGCCAACATTCGGCTGCATCATCTTCCAGGAGCAGCTCATGCAGCTCTGCAACGTGGTGGCAGGATTCCCGAAGTCCGAGTGTGATAAGGTCCGAAAGAACATTCTGAAGCGTCAGGGCGGTAACCCTGAAGAGTCGATGAAGAAGGCGAAGGCGATGAAGGACAGCTTCGTCAACGGCGCTGTCGGGAACGGGATCAAGGAGTCGGTGGCCTCGAAGCTCTGGGACGACATCCTCTTCTTCGCAGGTTACGGCTTCAACCTCTCCCACGCTCTCGCCTATGCGATCGATTCCTACTACTGCGCCTGGCTCCTGACATACTACGAGGCTGAGTGGCTCTGCGCTTACATGGAATCGATGATCGGAAACCCGGACGACCGTGCCCAGGCAATCTCCGACGTGAAGAAGATGGGCTATGATATCGGCAACGTCGATATCAACCTCTCCACGAACCAATGGTCCGTCGATGCTGAGCGTAAGCTCCTAATTCCGTCCTTCAACACAATCAAGGGCGTCGGTGAGACAGCGATCGAGGAGATCGTGGCATGCCGTCCGTATAGGTCCATCGAGGAGATGCTATGGAAGGAAGACGGTCAGTGGCGACCCTCGAAGTTCAATCGTCGGGCCCTTGAGGCTCTCATCAAAGCCGGTGGGTTCGAATCGATGGGCATTGTCGGTAAGGGTAAGCAGTTCTCATCCTGGAAGCAGATGCATCATGTTCTTATCGAGAACGCGGAGGACATCAAGAAATGGGCTAAGAAGGATCCGCAGCGTGGTGTCAAGCGCTTCCGTGAGCTCCTCGTCGAGACTGAGGGCATGCCCGAGTGGACTCGTCGTGAGATGGCTCTCATGCAGATCGAGCTCTCGGGTAAGATGGATCCGGTCTCCCTCATCTCCCCAGAACTTCGTCAGAAATTCAAGGACAAGGAGGTTTACTCCATCGATAACTGGGAGAGACTTGACATCTACTGGTTCGTCGTCGTGAGCTCGGTCGAGAAGAAGACGAAGAACGGTAAGCCCTACCTCATGCTTCAGGTGATGGGTGAGGCTGGAAACACGGAAAAGATGTTCATGTGGGATTGGGACGGTAAGATTGGTTTCGAGCCGTACACGCTGTGCGTTGCTGAGGTCGATCGTTCCGACTTCGGTTTGTCGACAAAAGGTAAGAAAATCAAGGTCATGTGAGGTAAAAGGTGCGAATTCTATACTCATTCTGGGGCTTTGTAACCCCTTTCGAAAAGCAAACTGTTTCGAACACCCCCGACCACTATCGTGGTGGTCGAGTTGATCTGGTCGATGAGATGCAGCGCCGCGGCCACACCATGGTCCAGGTGCAGAAGCGTCGAGACGACGAACCCTATTCCGGTGTCGAATACGACGATACTGGATTTCCGGAAGGTGACGTTCTCTTCGTTGAGTGGCGCTGGCCGACCTGGAAGAATGATGCAAGCCTCGGGGGCGATCGGGCGACCGAGCCGGACTACCGACGGCAGTGTGAGCTCCTCGACCACTATCACAAGAAGGGCGTTCCCATCATCATCCATGACGGCGATCTGAAGATGACCCCGGAGGAGGAGCTTCGCTGGCCGAATGCTCAGCTCGCGGACGCTTGCATCAATCCACGTGAGCAGACGCGTTCTCGAATCTCGATGCCATGGGCTTCCTCGGCACGACGGCTCTTCAAGCCCGCTGAGTATTCATACAACTACACCTATGTGGGTAACAACTACGATCGTGACCCGCAGTTCAAAAAGTATTACTCGAACCCAAGTCAGGCACTACGGGAGCGTGGGATCCAGACGAAGGTCTGGGGTAACTGGCTTGAGAGGAGCCCTGAGCGCAAGGATCCAAGCATCCTGCTTCGCGAGAATCCGAACATCGCTTTCGGTCATCGACTTGCTTACAAGGAGATCTTCGGCGTCATCAACAACTCCGTGGCCGTGACCCACATCACACGTGATGATTACACACCTTACGGCAACATCACGATGCGATTCACGGAGGCGATCCAAGCCGGCGTCATCTCACTGATTCCGAATGAATACGTTCACGCTAGACCCGTCGGCTTAGGCGATTTTCTCGTTGATGATCCATCAGATGTGATTCGCTGCGTTATGAGAATCTCGCAGATGAGCGTGAAGGAGAGAGTCGAAATTATCGAACAGCAGGAAAATGCCCTTCGCAAGGTTGTCGATTTTAGCCCTGGGCATAAGATTGATATAATCGAGCAACACGCGAAGAGAGGCTGAAATGGCAATTTTGATCGGACTCGAGGGTCCAGACATGACGGGTAAGTCCGAGATCGCCGCTGAGCTATCGAGACTTCTCGGAGTTCCTACTTTCAAGAACAAGGGCGAATGGTATGCGGATCTTCACGATCCGAGCTACTTCAAGAATCTGCTGATTTACGGATCCACGTTCCTGACCGAGTTCCTCCTGCAGACGGGAACCAGCGTGATCATGGACCGAAATCATGCCTCCGAGTGGGTGTATGCGCAGTTCTTCAACAGGGACACTGACTTTGAGATCCTCAGGAAGATTGATGACAAGTTTGCTGAGGCTGGCGGTAAGTTCGTTATCTGCCGTCGCAAGAGCTACTCTGGGATACGTGACGACCTGCACGATTACATTGACGAGGAAGCCCTCAGGAAGCTGGACGGTCTCTATGAGCAATTCCAAGCGTGGACGAAATGCGAGTGCCTCACACTTTGGGTCGATGACGAGAATCTTAACAGGGAGATCACCGAGATTCTCACGTGGTTGGAGATGAATACATGACATACGGTAATTTCACGCAGGCCTACATTGATCTTTGTAGGATGGTCAGGGATGAGTCTGAGTTTGTTTCATCTCCTCGTGGGATGAAGATCAAGGAGAAACTGGGCGTTCAGTTCAGGATTAAGGATCCGCGTGATCGTCTCCCATTTGTGGAAGCTCGAAATTTCTCCCTGTCATATTTCGTCGCGGAGACTCTGTGGTATCTGAGCGGTAACGATTCCACGGAGTGGATCTCGTATTACGCATCGTTCTGGAAGGGAATCAGCGATGACGGCAAGACGGCGAACTCCGCCTACGGGGCTCGAATCTTCCGACCGCATGATCGGATCGCGGCAGGCGGTATCGTCCAGTGGGATTACGTGAAGGAGGAGCTCCGGAAGGATCCCGACTCCCGTCGGGCGGTGATCCACATCAGGACCCCTGACGACTCCCTCCACGCAGTGAAGGATGTCCCGTGCACCCTCGCGCTCCAGTTCTTTATCCGTGAGGGCAAGCTCCACCTCCACGTCAACATGCGGTCGAGCGATATCATCCTCGGCATCGCCTACGACGTTCCGGCATTCACCACGATGCAGGAGATCATGGCGAATGAGCTGGGGGTCGAGCTCGGTGAGTATGTCCACACCTCGAACTCGCTCCACTGCTACGAGAGGGACTTCGAGATGCTGGACGCGATCGCGAATTCCAGCGATAACTTCGGTCGTCCGATGCAGCCGTATCCGAAGGTCTTTCCGATAGTCGATCTGATACGCGTTGAGGAGGCTGTTCGTTCGACCAACGAAGGCGTGATCAGGGACGGGATGGTATTCGTCTCCCCGAAACTGATCGATCAGACTGATGAACAGCTTTCACAGTCATTGATCAGGGATTGGTGTGACATCCTCTGCTCGGTTAGAGCGAGGAAGATGAAGGATGAAAAGCTGTCAATTAGATTTCTGCTCTCGACTGATTTCAAGGGTTATCATTTTTTCAAGAGGTGATGAATGAATAGCAAGCGTGCTCTGGTTACGGGTGGTTGTGGTTTTATCGGTTCCCATGTTGTTCGGGAGCTGCGTGAGAATGGTTACACGATAGACATCGTAGATGATATGTCGAATGGCTCCCTCGATGCTCTTATCGGTCTTAGCTTCCGAGCTTCCCCGGCGGATCTGCTCGATGCCTTTGAGAGTAAGCACCCTGAGTCCTCGCGCGTGGAGGGCTCGATTCTTGTGATCGAGGGTGACTTCGCATGTCAGCAGGTCCTGGAGCGCTCAAAGGAGGGTCGTTATGGTGTGATTTTCCACCTTGCAGCGATGCCGCGTGTGGGTTTCTCGGTTGAGCATCCTTTCGAGTCGAATGACCTCAACGTCACTCGAACTCTCGCCCTTCTAGACGCGATCCGTGGAACGGGAACGAAGTTCGTTTTCTCCTCCTCCTCTGCAGTCTACGGAGAGATCGACCAGCTGCCGACCACGGAGTTCGCGCCTTCGAACCCACAGTCGCCCTACGGTCTTCAGAAGCGGATGATCGAGGACTATCTGACCCTCTTCGGTCGTCTCTACGATCAGCGTAGCGTCTGCCTTCGTTACTTCAATGTTTACGGACCGGGCCAGGACGGTAAGTCACCCTACTCCACTGCAGTCGCAGCGTGGTGCTCCGCCCTGAAGGAGGGACGTCCGCTTCGTTCCGACGGTGACGGTTACCAGACTCGCGATCTCGTCTTCGTGAAGGACGTCGCACGTGCGAACCGGCTTGCCGCTGAGTGTGAGCATCCCCTTCGCGGTCATGCATTTAACGTGGGATCCGGTAAGTCACTCGCGAATATCGAGGTTCTCGATATGCTCCGTCTGAAGTTCCCGAACCTCGAGGTGAGCAATGCACCGGCCCGGCTCGGCGACGTTCGGGACACGCTCGCTGATGTGACAATCGCGAAGCAGGCGATCAGCTGGGAACCTCAGGTGCAGTTTGAAGAGGGTTTACAGCTCACCCTCGATTGGTGGGGCCTCAATGCCAGCGCCTAAGGAAGCTTGGGTTTCAAGCTCAATATCCGAAAGCAAACCGTGGGGCGAAACTCGGGTTTGGCATGCCTTGAGTCATATTCACGGTAAGCTCATCCACATCAGGAAGGGAGAGCGCACAAGCTTGAAGTATCACAACGTTAAGAATGAGGTATTCTTCGTTCTTAGTGGGAAAATTAAAGTTTCATTTGGAAATGAAAAAACTCTGGAGAATTCAGAAAAGCATCCTTTTCGAATGAAGGTCCTGCGTCCTATGGACGTGCTGTATGTGCAATCTGAGTGCCCATACAGGCTCGAAGCTCTTGAGGATAGTCAAGTGATAGAGGTAGGCGATCGTGTTGATGATGTTCCGAAAAGGCTCGAGGATGATTACGGAAGGGCGGTGAAGCTTGGCTAAAAATCCAGAGCTGATCATCTTCTGCGGTCCGATGTGGGGCTCTAAAACTTCGCGCTTGATTGCGTCGTTGGAGCGTCTCAAACTTCAAGAACGTAACGTGCAAGTTTACAAGCCGTCAATGGACTCACGTTATGAAGAATCTCAGATCTGCACTCACTCCGGAGCTAAGTGGCCAGCTCGCTGCGTCACATCCGGGAAAAGCATTCTGAACCACCTGCATGACCTTCAGAATGATGTCGATGTGGTGGCCATAGATGAAGCCTTCATGATAGACGGGGTGGCACCGGCGGTTCGCCAGATCATCAAGAATGGGACTTCCGTTCTAATCGCAACCCTTGACCTTAGCGCGAAGTGTGAGCCGTTCGATGAGGTCAGCGAGCTTCTTCCCTACGCGACGAGGATCGAGAAATGTCCAGCTGTATGCCCGATTTGCGGTGATGACGCTTTTTATACTACGAAGCTAGTCGATGATGATAAGCTCATCGAGGTTGGCGGAAAAAATCTCTATGAACCAAGGTGTTTTCGCCACCATCCAATCATGTGCAATTCGAACGGGACTGTAGGATAATACTTTAGTCCGGAGAGCACATGAGCATGCTGGAACCTTCAAGCGTCGATCTTGTTATTTACCACGCGAGCTGCACTGATGGATTCGGCGCAGCTTACTCTGCCTGGAAGCTCCTTGGAGATCGAGCCGAATATCACGCAGCGAAGTATGGTGAAACCCCACCCGACGTGAAGGGTAAGAACGTCGTGGTTTTGGATTTCTCGTATGACAACGTGACCACGAAGCAGCTGATAAAGGAAGCACGCAACTTCCTCATCATCGATCACCACAAGTCAGCGATGGTTGAGCTTCACGACGTCTCATGCACCCGATTTGATATGAATCACAGCGGTGCGATGCTTGCCTGGAATTTCTTCCATCCAGGTAAGGAGGCGCCTCGCATGATAAAATTCATCGAGGACCGTGATCTCTGGAAGTGGCAGATCCCATACTCAAAGGAGTTCGCGGCAGCCTTCGACATGGTCCCATTCGATTTCGAGGAGTTCGATAAATACCTCGACGATTCTGCGGTGGATGACGCCCAGGAACGAGGGGCTTACATCCTCGCGTATTCGAAGACTGTCATCTCAAAGATAGCGAAGCATGCCACACCACGTAAGATAGATGGAAAGGACGTTCTTGTCGTTAACTCATCGCACTGGATGTCGGAGATTGGGGCGGCCCTGTCTCCCAAGTGCGACTTCGCGGTGATCTGGTTCTATGACCACGAGACGCGGCAGGTGAAGGTGAGCCTCCGCGCTCATCATGAGGATTCCGACGTGAGCGAGGTCGCCAAGAGGTTCGGCGGAGGTGGGCATCGAAAGGCAGCGGGTTTCAGCCTGCCAAAAAATGTTAACATAGAGACAATCTTTGATCAGGAGCGGGCTTGACCCATAACGATTTTCTCAACGATTTACGCTGTAATCCAATCGACGATCGTCCCAGCTGGGATCTTATCTGGGCTGACGTAGTCCGAACAATCTCAAAAAGATCCCCAGATCCCAACTTTAAGGTGGCCGCAATCGTGGTCACGGATGATAACACGCAGTTGCTCTCCCTCGGATACAACGGGGATCACGCTGGCGGATCAAACACACGTGAATCCTCCGCCGCCGGTGAATCAGGGTTTATCCATGCCGAGGTAAATGCTCTCATCAAACTCGACTTTAACAGCCCGAAACGTAAGAAGATGTACGTGAGTCTCAGCCCATGTCGTATGTGCGCGAAGGCGATTGTTAATGCTAGAATCGATGAGATAGTCTACATCGAACGCTATCGTGACACGTCAGGCATCGATCTCTTGAGAGAAGCGGGTGTAAAGGTTCGCCAGATAGCACTGATCTGAAATACTTAGTTCCCAGCAGGGGTATTCTCACAAGATGAGCAACATTGGGCGTAACATGGGACGTAGGTATGACGACGCCTCCCGTTCTCTCAAGCGCAGAAATTTAGACTACCTCATGAGTGAGGCGGTCGATCGTGCATCATTCGAAGCTGCACGTCAATCGATTGAGCCCTTATCAGACATCGAAGATCTTCCCGCGATCTCCAAGATGTCCAACACGAAAGCGGCGTTACGTGGGACGATCGATAAGCTCGAGGAGGCCATTTCTTCGGAACCGGACCCAATCCTCAGCGCGATCGGTCTCGATAGAAGCCAGAGAAAGTTGGTCGATGCCATCACAGCAGCCGAGGTTTTGAAATTCACAATCCTCAATGCGATGGACGCAGTTCGTCTGTTGATCATCAACGATTTCAAGACAGAGCTAAAGTTCTTCACTGACGAAGCGATAGTTTTCGATCTCATCAAACTAAGGGGCGGCGGTGCAAAGCTCAGGTCTCCACGCCGCGTTCCATTCTCTGAAATTTCCGCTCTCGGTGATTTTGATCGTTATCATGAAGGTAGGAAATTCATGGTGATCGGAAAGGCATCGGCTGATGAAGGCTTCGATGTCATGCTGTCAGCGCCTGGGGTGTCTTCGACTCTACCGCTTGAGAACGTTTCTGCCGATAAAATTTACGTCGTCGGCAGGGGAGATGATGGTGAACCTAAACCCGCACCAGGTGGCGTGAAGGAGCTCTTTCTCAAGGTATCGGCGCCGAGCCGCGCAAAGCTCGACTCCACACTTGCATCTCTCGCTGCTAGCAAAGGGTTCGATATCGATAGTGTGGTTGGACGTAACTTCAAGATTTCGTCGCCGGCTGAAGGGTTTATAGTAAGCATTTATAGGAAGTTTAGAGGAACTCCAGCAATCAAGCCCACGAGCCTTACGGCTTCACAATTCTCCGACGATCTCAAGCTTCTCAGCCTCGATGAGTTCAAGAAAGTTTTCGAGATGATGGCGCAGAAGACCACGGACACCTCAACGAATCTGGTCACTTTTGATCCGGCGGAGGCTCTAGTTTTCGGAGGACTCGCATCGATCGGGGCTTCTCTGGGAATTTCTCGTCCAACACCAGCCGCTGTCGCGGGCGGCGGTGCGGCTGCAGCGGGTGCCTCAGCGGCTGCAGCCGCAGGTGCTGGTGCTGGTGCGGCTGCAGCCGGTGTCGCAGCCGCAGGTGGCGCTGGCGCTGCCGGTGGTGGGTCTGCGATAGTTCGTCGTCATTCACTGTCCAACATACTCGGTCGTCCATCAATCACGGCAGGCTCCTCGGACTCCGAACGTAAAACAAACCTTAGGGTTATCAACCAGGACGAACTACGTAAAGAGCTTAATAGTCTAGTCGGGGGATCGGTAATATTCACAGAGTCTGCGGTCGACAGATGGTGCAAGCTTGCCGGTATTAAGGAGTCAAAATGAGAAGTCGGTCAGAAAAAAAGGTAATCGGCCTGATTCGTGAGCAGTTCGAGTCCAGACTGTTTTCGACCTTGCTCGAAATGGACGTGATAGGAGCTGGCGGAAAAGTCATGGTCGACGCAGGTCTCGAGGTGACGAACAAGAAAACCAAGCAGAAATTCACGGTTCAAAGCGTTAGCAAGGATGAGGGCGGAGCGGTGAAAGTTAGCCTGATTTCTCCTGAGAATGTGACGGGTCCGATCACGTCAACAGCAGGTCAGACGATTGTTTCTCCCGGTCAGTCGCCGCAGGTTTACACAATCGATGAATTCGAAAGGGATTTTGAGGTTTAAAACTAACATGAAAACAAAGCAGAGAATCCTCGGAATCAATGAGGATGATATAAATGAGATCATAAAAGAATCTCTTGCTGTTTCCCGTAAGGTTGGTCCTGCTCCCGAAAAGCTCGCCGAGGCTTACGTTGTAAACGCTTCGAAGTACGATATGGCAACCGAGAAGCTGAGCGAGGAAAATAAGACTGCTCATCAGGAGCTGATGGAGGGTTACGCCAAGGCCTTGAACGAGGTGTCCGCGGCCCTCGACACAGCTGATCGTGACGCTGCGAACCCGAACAATTCAGCATTCCGTAGTCTCAAAATTGACGAAGTTCATAATCTCAATGCTGCGTTTCTTCACGGAATGTTTTTCGAGAATATCTCAGATTTACGCTCTACGGTCTCTATGGATTCGCTAGCGTATATGAGACTTGAAAGAGACTTTGGCAGCTTTGACGCATGGCAACGGGACTTCATCGCCTGTGCTCTCAGCTCAAGAAACGGTTGGGTTGTCACAGTCTATAATTTCTTCTTGAAGAGATACATGAATGTTGTGGTCGATTTACATAACGTTGGAATACCGTTCTCTTCGGTCCCCATAGTTGTGTTGGACTGTTGGGAGCATTCATACTATCGAGATTACCTGAAAGATCGACGTTCATATGTTTTTGCCATGATGAAGGAACTTAAGTGGTCTATCATCGAGGATCGTATCAGGAAGGTTGAGCGGATGGTGGAGGCATCAAAATGAAAGTCGTAAGTAAATCTCAGATTCGCCGCTTAATCATTCAGGAGGGTTATAGGCTCAGCCTCACGAAACAGCTCTACGAGCAGGCTGCACCTACACCGCCCGGCGCGCCCGCCGACCCTGCTGCCGCAGCACCAGCTACGCCACCTCCGACTGATCCTACTGCTACGCCACCTCCGACTGATCCTGCTGCTGCGACTCCTCCGGCAGATCCTGCCGCCACCGCTGCCACGCCGGCCCCTGCTTTGACCCCTGATCCTGCAGCCGCAGCGGCTCCGACACCCGCTTTGACTCCACCAGCTCCTGCCGCATCTGCAACCCCAGCGCCTGCTCTGACCCCTGACCCTATGGCCGCTGCAGGCGCCGCCGCGGCAGCTCCAGCTGCCACCCCTGCCGCACCAGGAGCTCCTGCCGTCCCAGGTGCACCCGCGGCACCCGCGGCACCAGGCGCAGCAAAACCACCGCCTCCGAAATCCAGTGAAGCTGGAAAGACGGCGGTTCATCAGGCACTTGTGGCTGGTATGGAAGCAGCAGATGATGCTGACGCCGAGGCTGTCGCTGAAAGCTTTCGGCATCGTTCCCTTCGTGTCCTGTATGAGCAGGAAGCCAAGAAAGAGAAGCCAGAGCCAAAGATTAACATGGACGTATTCACCGAGAAGATTGCAAATCTAATAAAGAATTACACATCTCTCGTTGATGTGAAGAAGAATGTTATCGATCAGGCAGAATCTTATCTGAAAAGTCAGTTCCCAGATCACGCAGATAAGCTCAATAAGCAGCTTAAAAATTTACTGAGCAAGAACTATCACATATCATTGGAACGTCCAGAGCCACCACCGGATTCATATGCAGTCGGAGCGAAGGGAGGAGGCGGAGGAGCTGCGTAGGCAGGTGAACCTCGTCCTCGACCCCAGGAAGTGCATTCACATCAAGATACCCTCGGAGCTGCACGCTGAAATGAGGGTGTTCGCTTTCCGAAAGAAACTCTCCCTTCAGGAGATGTTCGTGGAATTCTGTCAACTGGTCGTTGATGGTGACTCACACACACACAGGATGATGGACGAGCTGGTGAAACGTAAGAAGGAGAAGAGGATCAAGAAGCTCACGGCCTCCGACGCTGAAAGCATCTACGATTACATCGCGAAGCAGGAAAAGGGTTAGTTTTGAGATTCTTACGTGCCATGTTCGGGTTCAACGATCGAAGCGATGAGATAGCTGAACTTCGGGAAAGGTTGGAAATTAATGAGCAAAAGCTTGAAAAGCTGCTCGAGATGGTGAATATTTTAGCTACGTTTGATGAGCGAATGGCACGTGATCTTAGGAGTGTTGCCTCACATGTCGCCCTGATGGAAATGTCCATGGTGGATAAAAACAAGGGTAGGCAGGTATCGTTTAAGAGAAAGTCAAACGATGATGACATGATCAACTAAGGAGAAAGAAATGGAAATGATCAAGAACAACAAGGTCCTCGCCGCTGTCCTCGCGGCCGTTATCGCGGCTCTCACCGCCTTCTACACCGGTGTCTTCGGTGGCGACGCGGTTGAGGAGACTCCCGCTGCTGAGGTGACCGAGGCTGCCGCACCCGCCGTTGAGGCTGCTCCCGCTGCTGAGGCTGCGCCGGCTGCTGAGGCTGCGGGCGCCGTGGTTGTCGAGGTCCCAGCTTCTGAGACTGACGCTGCCCCCGCCGCTGAGACGAAGGCAAAGTAAGAGCCCAACGTCTTCTGCAAAAGAAAAGGCCGCTAATCGCGGCCTTTTCGCTTTCTATTCTGAGTGTAGAATAATTAGAGTAGATTTTACCGAAGGATGATCACGAATGTCTACTGTCAGGGTAAAGAAATCGGTTTTGCAGAGCATAATCAGGAAGTCACTTAGCGAGAGCGACATCAAAAAGAGTGATGTCAACCGTCGTCTGACAGTCGGTCCTGATTCGTCATCACTACCGTCAGAGCTCCCGCTCTCTCCCAGCGATCGCATGTCAACTCAGCTCGAGGTTGAGCGTCCACCTGTTGAGGACGATGAATATGTCCCGATGAATCCAAAAGAGCTCGGTCTCGCGGTGCAAGCTCTCTCTGAGATGGTGCCAGTCGACCATGTCGAAAAAGCTTACATGGCATTCAAGCGTATCATCGAGCAGCTTGAGGAAGAGGGCAGCGATGATGAGGAGGTCCAGATCGAGTCCATTCGTCGTAAGAACGCAGTTCTTAATGCCCTTATGCGCGAACAGTCGGATGAGTACAAGGGCGTCGGAAAGCTCATGTATCAGGCTTACAAGGGTGAGGACCTCGGACCCTCGGACGACGATGAGGAGGAGGGAGCCTCGAAATCAGCAGGCGATTCTGAGCTTGAGGATCTGCTTCGTGAGTATCCAAATGCGCTTGGAAACTTTGGGCTGGTTCGAAGCGATATCAAGAAAGTCATTGGTCTTGTTGATGATATTCTCATCAGCGGATCCGATCTTGAGACTTTCATGGAGATCCTCGACGGAATGGAAGACGTCGACGATAAGAAGATGCAGAAGGTTCAGGATGCCTTCACTAAGCGTAAGGACAGGGATCTCGCGAACTTTGTGAAGTATTTCATCAGGGCGAACACCGTCGCGGTTGGAGATTCTGCGAAGGTCTCGAAATCCTCCAAGAAATCCGTTGAACCTGCCTCTCAGTCAACTGTTCCAGCAAGCTTTGAGTGGCAGAAGTATGCGAAGCCGATGGGTTACGCTGCAGCCTCGGGGCTCCGCCAGTCATTCATCCGTGATGTTACCGGCGTCCGTGCTCTCCTCGCTTACCTCAGCGGTAAGGACGACCGCGCATACGTCAGAAATTCCGTTATGGAAGCTTTCATTGACGGTTTGTCAGCTCCTGAGAACCAGAGCGTCCTGAAAGAGCTGATCGAAGAGGAAGGCATGTCGGAGTTTGCGCGTGCTATGGAAGAGAATCCGAAGCTCCTGACGCAGACGCAGATCTACAAGAACTTCGAGGGAATGATCACCTATGAAGCTCTGTCTCAGATTGCTGATATGAAGTTCAAGGGTCCGAGCGGAAAGGGATTTGGTCGTCGAATCGGTGAGGGATTTCTCGCTGAGTTCGGTGAGCCAAAGCTCAGCTCGCGTGAGGAGATGCAGCTAGATGAGATGCAGCGTGACGGTGTGTACCGTGACCTCGTTGACTACATACTCGATGAGGCCGAGGACAACAACTACATCAACCTGCTCACGGCCGCGTTCATCATGGCTGCTGAGGACGCTGATGTTGAGGAGTATGGCAACTATCTGAAGCCTGCATACTCCACGCTCAAGAGTCTCTCGGCTGGCAAGAAGCCACCCGAGCTCGCCGTCGGTGAGTTCCTGAAGGGCTCTCCTGAGGGTGAGGAGTTTGCATCTAAGATTAAGGCAGCTCGTCGCGGGAGGAAGTAGATCGTGAGGGCCCCGAGGGTCTCGAACCTGCTACGTGAGTATTTCGAGCATGAGACGGCGCAGCCTATCATGCCTCGTGACTTCCACGTGGATACGAGGGTGCTGCCCGTGGCTCCACGCAGCGAGAGCAGGTGGTTCACGAAGCAGTCACCGGAGCGGCTCTGCAGGACCTACGAGTTCGGGAGCCGCGGTGCTGCAAGGTCGTTCCTCAATGAGCTCATGGATTACGAGGACGATCGGAACCATCATGCCTCGATCACATGCAGTGGCCCCAGGGTCACGATCGAGGTCTTTACCCACGGTGTTGATTGCGTGACGGAGCTTGATAGGGAGTATGCCAATGAAGCCGAGCTCATCTACAACGACGTCTGCTCATACGGATATCGGTGAGCATCGCTCCTACTTCTTCGCCTCAGAGGGATTAGAGCTGGATATCGTCGAGGAGAAGGGGGAGAGGGTCGCTGCTCCTGATCTTGAATGCCTTGTTAGCCTCGACGGAGACTACACCCAGCTGAGCATTCTATCGACGAGCATCGATGTCACAGGCAGGAAGATCGTATCCTTAAAAACGTCCGACCGCTCGCAACGTTTGCTGCAGGCGTTCATAGTTAATGAGAAGCTTGACGTCGTCATCGTAGGTCTTGAGTTTAAAGCTCTTGTTGTCGGTGTAGAGTCGGATAGGTCATATTTAACGATACTGGAGCAAGAAGATGCCGGAATTTGAGTTCGATAAGTTCATGCAGGACATCGTCCGTCGTGAGGAGGAGTCAAGGCAGAAGATCAAGGAGTATGCCGAGAATCATGCCGACTCTCCTGCTCGTCGCTATAACGAGCGTTATCGTGAGCGCCCCCACAACAGGATCCGCTACAACGAGGGCGGTGAGTGATGAAGACGATCAGGACCGAGAAGGAGCTGATGAGCTACCTTCGGAAGCTTCATGAGCAGGCCGCTGACGCTCCCCCACCCGCAGTCCCAGCAGCTCCCGCAGCGCCCGCCCCGGCTCCAGCACCTGCCGCGGACCAGCAGGCAGCTCAGCCTAGCAGCGAGCCCATCACGGTCGAGGACATCATCGAGAAGCTCAACATCGTCAGGTCGGGTCGTTCCACGAAGGACTCGGACGTGAAACGCGAGCTCGAGGAGTACATCGCGCAGTTCGATGAGGACGAGAAGACGGCTCTTGTTGCCTTTCTTGAGGGGTTGGGCCAGATTCTCACGAGCGGTGTTGATTCCGACGACGCAGCAGATCCACGCGATCCCTATGCGTTGCAGATTCAGAAGTCTGCGGGGGCCACCACTGCGAATGCAGTTAAGTCTCCAACTCCAGCAGTCTCTCCCCCACCCACTCCGGCGCCAGGTCCTGTTCCAATAAAGATCGGCGGATAGGAGTGACGGTGAGAACCGATAGGAGACTGCTAACCGAACGCTTGGCTTCGATGCCGAGCTATATGACGTTGAGCGCTGACGATATGAATAACATCGTCGGTAGCATCGGCAGCTTTTTCAAATCGCTGGTCTCATCCTTTAAGCTACTCGGCAGCACCCTCGCTCTGAATCTGAACGTGATTCAGGCATCGTTTTCGAACGATAAAAAGAAGATAGGTGAAGCCTTCGAAAAGTTCGCTCAAAAACGCCGGGAGTATGACAAGGAGACAAAAGAAAACCTCAAGTACTTTCGTGAATTCTACGAGATGGATGGGATCGACGGTCTCGGAGGTTTCGGTCCGAAGTTTCTCGTTTTTGCAGCGAACCCGCTGCTGTACGCTTCGACAAGAAGGACTGACAAGCTATATTCCGATGAAGCGAGCCCGTACGTTCCTCCTGAAATAAAGGGATATTATTCGAACATTCGCGCTGGTTCCAATGCGGAGGCGGAGAGCAAAAGCGAGATTCTCGCCGCCGATGCAGCTACCACAAAGAAGGAAAAGAAGAAAAGCAAAACGAGGGTTGCAATAACCCCACGGGTCGAAAGGGCACTTAATTTTTTCGGTTACAGATACTCAACCGGAATAAGTGAGCAGGCCGTGCCCGCACCCGCTCAGGTGCCCGGACAAGCTCCCTCTCAGCTGAAGCCTGAGGCCCAACGCGAGATACAGAAGCTGGGGGGCATCGCGAAGAAATACGTCGATGATGAGAGGCTTCGTGCGGAAGAGATTCTCAAGATAGTTTCTGGTCGTGTTGCTGTTGTTAAAAAGATAGCTGAGGCGAAGAATTTTGATGAGCTTATAAACTCATTATCGCAAGCCTCATCGGCGGGTCTCAAACTTTACGACTCCAACATAAAGAATGTCAAAGAGAAGATCTCATCCGAGTTGCAGAAGCAGCAGAAAGAGGATCCGGAAAAGTTCAAGGAGGCGGTCAAGAAGATGCGCCAACAAGCTCCCGGCGTAACGGAGACAGATGACCTGAAGGCTGCGGAAACGATTATGCTGGGGGCTGCAAAATCTCAGATCCAGGGACAGCTCGTAAGCGCCTACGACTCTATCTTTAATGAAGCTTCTCGAGCTATGGGTTTACCAATCAGCACGCAGGACCGCGCGAATTTGAGCACGACGGAGATAGGAAAGAGCTATCTCTCAATGCTGGACGATTTTGATAGGAAGCTGCAGACGGGTCAGGTTGAGATTGCAGCCGCTAAATCCAAGAAAGCGTGATCTGGTCGCGTATTGAGTTTATGATGTTCGCGGTGTGAGTATAAATTAGATCATGAGCAAAAATTCTAAGAACTGGATTCCAGAGATCGTCTATGAGGAAGGAGAGTCCCAGATTCCTTTCATCCATGTTCCGCCCGATCAGGACGATCCGAAGATGCTCTTCATCTTTGTTGCCCATCAGACGGGTGAATTTGAACCTGGCCTTGACGGTGAGGAAGTTCCTGTCATTGATATGGACCTCAAGCAGTTCATTGATCTGAGTCTTCTAAAGGACGGACTCTCCGGGCAGGAGTACGATAAGGTTCGCGCTATACTTGGTCTTGAGCCGCTTGGACAGGCAGCAGAAAAGGGGAAAAAGATTACGCAGTCTGTCCGTGAAAAAATCGGATCTAATGATTAGCTCTCATCATTTTTTATGACTCTCTGATATAGTTATCACTACTTGACTGGATGTTTAGCATGATGATGTCAGAGAGCAAGCTTCGCAGAATTATCAGAGAAGAAACGTCTCGAGTTCTGCGTGAACAGACCCAAACCCCTGCCGGTCCTGCCCCGGCTGGATTTCAGTTTCTTGCGTCGGACACAGGTGAGATGGATTCACCAGCGCAGCTAGATTCACACCCTGCGGGTTCGAAAGTTCTTTATAACAATGGTGGAGCATACCAACCAGTTTATGTAAAGGGGAAAGACGGTTGGTGGTATTTTGAAGGTGATCCTACGATTTTTAATACCTTCGTAGCACATACCGAAGGTCAGCAATCAAAATCTCCGTCCCTGCCCCCGGGCGGACCCACCTCCTTCGACGAGGTGGACATTAAAGCGCCCGGACCTTATATCATAAGTCGAGCCGAGGGACTTATTTATGTGAAAAGGGGCGGCAGATGGTGTCTTGATGCGAAGAATCTGTCAAGACTTCTCCGTAATAGAGGCAATCTCATGCTATTTACTTTAGTTAAAGCGTAAGAGATTCTTTTTATTTTTTAATCTCGAAACTTTAAGCAATCAGGAATAATTAAAAGCGGAGGCAACTCAGATGATTTTCGATAAAGCAAGGATGGCGAAGCTCTCCGGTCTCATGACCGAGGGCTCACACAAGGGCATCAAGGACCCGATGGCTGATCAGTTTGGCGGCGGCGATGACGAGGGCGATCCCTGGCTCGACGGTGAGGTCACCACCGAGGGTACCGAGGAAGACGGCGACATGATGGAAGAGATGGACGATGAGCCCATGGAAGCCCGTCGTAAGAAGGGACATGGCGACGAGGAGAAGGCCGTCCGCGAGATGATCCGCAAGGAGATGCGGGCTGCCAAGAAGGAGATGGATGAGGAGAAGCAGGAGGAGGAGGCCGTTCGTGAGGCTGTCCGCCGTGAGATTCGCTCTGTCGTCCGTTCCCGTGGCGTAACCATGGGTGGTCTCGGTTGGGGCTTCAAGCGCTAACCAGCACGATCCCGTGCAATAACATTCTGGCCGGCTTATAATGGTGGTATGAGCGAAACAACTCTACCATCGTTACAAGTCGGCCAGATCGTTTATCTGATACCCAACGGCGAACGTCGGGTTCATCCTGCCCAAGTCACCGAGGAGATCCTACGCCGGACGATCTCAGGGGCTGAAACGGTCTGGATGATCCAACTCGCAGGCAGCCCGAAGAGCGTTCCACTGGACCCACAGGCTGCTGAGTATTTCATCAGCGTCGATGAGCTCCGTCGAACGCTCATCGAACGAACGACCCAGCAGGTGAACGCGATGATCGATAAGACGGTCGCCCTTGCCGGGGAGGTCTTCGAGCAGCAGGCGCCGGTTACGCTTTCATCCGCATTCGATACGGATGACTCACCGCAGACCGCGACGGTAACGCTTCCCGATGGAACCAAGGCGAGGGTAAAAGTCTAATGCGACACGTCCTAATCATCGATGGTCTCAACCTCATCCACCGTGCCCGCGTTGCGATGCAGGACGCCGAGCATGGCTGCACCTTCGCAGCCCTACGTTCAGTCCGTTCCCTCGTTGATCGCTTCAAACCTGACGTCGCCTACTTTGTCATGGAGGGCGTGCCACGTCGGCGTATCGAGGCCTCCGAGGGCACCTACAAGGCACAGCGGACTGGGATGGATGACACCTTCCGGAATCAGAAGCGACAGATCACAGACATCATCTCGCGCCACCTGCCGGTCATCGTGACGAGGCATCCTGACTATGAGGCTGATGATGTCATCGCTCATCTCGCCGAGAAGGTTCACGCAGGGGATCGTGTGACGATTGTCTCCACGGACTCCGATTTTACCCAGCTGCTGAGCACTGAGGATCGTAGGATCTCACTTTACTCCCCCGTCAAGGACATCTTCGTTGAGGCTCCCACTTACGATTACGTCCGCTGGAAGGCACTCCGCGGTGACGGTGCCGATAACATTCCCGGAATCCCGGGAATCGGCGACAAACGCGCGACAGCCCTGGTCACCGAAGAGGGCGCGCTGGAGGCTTACTTCGCGAAGAAGCCTGAGACCCGCGCTATCTTTGAGCATAACCTGGGCATGATCGGGTTCGAGAATCTGAATGAGACCTGGGACCAGACGACATTCAGCGTGCCAGCTCGTCAGAACGATGATCTCCGTTCCAGGATGCAGGGCCTAGATATTATGTCGCTTACAAGCGACAAGACGTGGTCGAAGTGGATCGCGTCATTCGATCGTCTTTGGATTCAGTTTCCTTCCAAGGCGGCGTGATTACAATAACTCAGGAGTAGCAAATGGCAGTAAATTCAGGTCTTTCATTCGATCAGCCTCTCACTGACGTGGAGCAGGCATCCCTTCGTTCCCGTGGCGTCCTTCAGACCGAGGAGGTTGCTGTTCGCGCCGGTGATCTTCTGGTCGCCGTCAACACGCTCACTGGCGTCCGTCGTGCGATCACCAATGAGAACATCGTGACCGAGGCGCCGCAGCGCCGCATCCTGAGGGACTAACTGAATGACTGAGGGTTTCAAGTCTCTCATCTTCGATGAAGAGGCACGCGAGAGCTTACGTAAGGGTGTGGATTCGCTTGCGCAGGCAGTCAGGGTCACGATGGGACCCTCCGGTCAGAATGTGATAATTGAGATCCCTGGGGCTCCCCCGGTCGTAACAAAGGACGGTGTTAGCGTCGCCCGTGCGATCGACTTCAGGGACCGCAACATGAACCTTGGCGCCCAGATCGTCAAGGAGGCTGCCAATCGCACCTGTGATGCGGCAGGTGATGGGACCACCACGGCGACCGTGCTCACACACGCGATCTTCAACGGTGGGTTACGGGTCCTATCCGGTGATCACAGCAGCCCCGATGTTCGAGCGGGCATGTCATGGGCAGTTGCAAGTGTGATCGATGAGCTTCGAGCGATGGCGAAACCTGTCTCCTCGGACGAGGAGGTGATCCAGGTTGGAACGATCTCCGCCAACGGTGAACGCGAGATTGGCGAGCTCCTCGCTCAGGCGATGCGGGCTGTCGGACGTGATGGGACAATCACGGTTGAGGAGGCGAAGGGTTTCAGCACGAGCCTTCATGTCGTTGAGGGTGCCGAGCTCGACCGTGGTTACCTATCACCCTACTTCGTGACAGACAACGAGAAGATGGTCTCCTCCCTGGAGTCTCCCTACGTGCTGCTCACCAACAACAGGATCACGACCCTAAAGGAGATCCTACCGCTGCTGGAGAAGATTCACTCCGCCCAGAAGCCCATCCTTATCGTCGCCGATGATATCGAAGGTGAGGCGATGCAGGGTCTCGTCGTCAACAGGACGAAGGGCATCCTACAGGTGAGCGCCATCAAGGGTCCTGAGTTCGGTGAGAATCGTCTGCATGCCCTGCAGGACCTTGCTGTCCTGCTCGGAACCCAGGTTATCACGGGCGAGTCCGAACTCATGAAGGTCAGCCTTTCAGATCTCGGTCGCTGCAAGCGCGCGATCGTTGGTCGTTACAGGAGCGTCCTCATCGATGCTGCTGGTAAGAAGGAGGCCATTGAGGCCCGCGCCGCCGAGATCCGATCCCAGATCGATGATCCGACTCTGGACCAGCATGAACGTGACGCTCTCAAGCGGCGCCTTGCTCGTCTTGCTGGCGGTGTTGCGATCCTACGTGTTGGTGGAGCTACGGAGCCAGAGCTGAAGGAGCGACGTGATCGTGTCGATGACGCTCTTCACGCAACGAAAGCCGCCGTGGAGGAGGGAATACTACCGGGTGGCGGCACCGCGCTCGTTCGAGCTGCCGCACGTGTTCGCCGTAAGGCGGTCAGGAACCGCAGCGATTCCTTCAAGCAGGGCGCCGAGGTGATCCTGCAGGCGTGCTGCGCGCCCCTGCGCCAGATCGTTTCCAACGCTGGCAGGAATCCTGAGCTCGTTCTCTCGAAGGTCGAGCGACTGCGTGACAACCAGGGTTATGACGCTGCCACGGAACGTTACGTTGATACGCTTGAGGTCGGTATCGTCGATCCCCTGAAGGTCGTCCGCTCTGCGCTGGAAAATGCACATTCTGCGGCGAGCATGCTACTTTCTGTGGGCTGCACCATCGTCGATGACTCACCTGCAGAATAGTTATAGCCAGGCTCACGGAGGTTAGAGCGATGGATTGGAATTTCCTAATTGAGGCAGTCACAGGTCCGCTTGGAGCCCTCGCATTATCAACTGCGATCCTTTACTGGCTTGCCTCAAAGGTTCTTCCGGTGCTCCAGAAGTATCTGGAAACCCAGAACGAGAAGCTTCATGATCTTGTAAAGGCACTTGAGAAGACAGTCGATAGCCATGAGGCGGATCGTAAGACTTTCGAGGCTGCGATCTCTGGACTTACCCAACGTCTTGATAATGTTGAGGACGACGTTCGGGCCATCAAGCAGAAGCTGACCTGAAATAAAGCGCGTGCAAGCGTGCAAACCATGCCAGAACGTGGTATGATAAAGAAGGGTTGAGGCAACGGCCGATCCCGCCGGCGGTAGATAACCTCCACCGGAACTTCAAGCAAAGAGAAAAGTGAATGTCGAGTAGAAGTGTTCCTGTGCACGATCGTGATTATATTGCGATCATGCCTGAGGATGAGATCCGCATGAAGGTAAATCAGTATCGCGGATGGGTCGAATCCGATCGTCGTCGGGGTCGTGAGACCTACGATGTTGAGGTGGAGCTCTGCTACCTTGTTGACGAGCTCCGCGTTCGGGAAACTCGTAAGCGACTCCATGAGGAGTACTTGCGTTCCCTTCCGGTCGAGTCCTACGAGGACGGCTACGGCTACTACTACGAAGAAGAAAACTAAGGAGGATCACGTGCCTGACATGATGCAAGGCTTCTTTAAGGAAGTCGGCCGCCATTCTCTCCTGACTCGTGAGGATGAGGTTAACCTCGCCCAACAGATGGAGAGCAAGGATGAGTTCGTTCGAAGCACTGCCCGTAATCGGATGGTGCAGTCGAACATCCGGCTGGCGATCTCGATCGCCAAGAAGTATCAGAATCGTGGTTGCGATTTCGAGGATCTGATCCAGGAATCGACGCTTGGCCTGATGAAGGCTGTCGATCGTTTTGATTGGCGTCGTGGATTCAAGTTCTCCACCTACGCGACCTGGTGGATTCGTCAATCCGTCATGCGGCACATCACCCTCCAATCTTCTTCGATCCGCCTGCCGGCGGGCGCGAACAGTCTCGTCTGGCGCGCCCGTCGTGCAGCGGAGGAATATCAGCGCGAATTCGGGGTCCAACCCACCGTTGAGGAGCTCGCTGATATCCTCGGCGTTGGGCAGGGATCTCTCGACATCCTACTGCAGACCTCCAAGTACACCCTCTCACTCGACTCGCACGGTCCTGGCGAGGATGGTGATGAAGGCCCTCGTCTCGGCGATACGATCGTCGGTTCCGGTCCCGAGGAGATCGATGAGGGAATCGATCGTGAGAAGATCGCAGCTGCGATCCGGCGTGGACTCACGAAGCTCACGGCACGTGAGGAGAAGATTATCAGGCTTCGTTTCGGGCTTATCGAGAGCCCAACCGATCATGTCAACTTTCCGATCACTCAAGCAGAGATCGCAGCGCTTGACGCTGCTCAGGAGTCCAAGTGAGCATGCCCAATGGTTCCAAGTTCAGCAACGGTTACGCGACGGTTGAGGGCGGTCTCGAGTATCGAGTGATCGCTGAGCGTATGGCTGCTGATGGTGATGAGGTCTCCGTCTCCACAGCACGGAATCTGCTCCTTCGGGCGATGCAGAAGATCGCTCGTGAGCTCTGCATCACGCAGGGCATCCCTGAGGATCGGCTGGACGAGGAGTCCCGACGGGTGGCAATGGATCCGCGCTTTCAGGATTCGATGGCTTCGATGTTGGGAGATATTTACACTCAGGCAGCATGATAGACCTGGAAACCAGATTACTCGAGATCCTCGATTGGGATGAGCAAAAGCTTGATCGTATCTACGAGAGGTCCGCCAAATTTCTGGCACGCCAGAAGGCGAGTGATAGGTTCCAGATTGAGAGCGCGCTTGTCGAGTATCTAAAGCCTAAAATTTCCGAGGAAGCTGCGAGGCTCGTTTTCCGGATACTCGACCAAAACATTCGAAAGCAAATGAGGATAATTGAGGAATGAACTGGAACTCTTACATAGCTCGTCGAAGAATCAATGAGCAGGACTGGTTGAAGTCACGTGGTATCGACAGCAAGGATAAGTTTGTTGCTGCGTTGGCCGAGTGCGGAGTGGACGTCCCATCCGTCGAAGAGCTCGAGAGGATGTTTCCAGCTCCCGTCATCAAGGTAAAAGAGGAAATAAATGAATCAAGCGCTGCAGCCACCCAGGGGATCGATCAGGTTACCTCACGGAGCTTGGATGGTGAAGGAGACGGGGCTGGTGTTCGTCCCAGCGGGAAAGCTGGTTCTAAACTTCGCAGTTAGCGAGATTGAAAGCTTCGCTGATATCATGGACGATATTGTAACTGTTCTTCAGTCAAATTCCCGTGTGAATGTTCACGTTTGTGAATCCTGCGGGACAGAGATTGAGGAGGTCGATTACGAGGAGCCCGAGGGCGAGGACCTCGCGTGATGTCCGTCTTCTCGCCAGGTTCGTTAGTTCGTCTGAAGACATCTCACAGGGCTCGTCACGTATCTTTAAAGAACTTTTCTCCTGTGAAGAATGCTTCTGACAACTACGATGGGAACCTAGCGATGATCATCAAGAGCGTAGGTAAGGACCCGAATGATCATGAGTGTTTTGAGGTATTGGTAAATGACCAGGTGCTCATGGCCTGGGACGATGAGCTTGAAAAACGAGACTGAGATCATTAATATCAAGGTAAAGGAGAATCAAGATGGCTACCAAGGAAGTTGTTCGTGAGCTGGTTGAGAAGCTAACCTCCCTCGAGAATGAGATGGGGCTGCTTCGTGAGACGCAGAAGGAGATCCTCGAGGAGTATGAGGATCAGCACGGCGTCGATGTGAAGGCACTCAAGGCTGCGCTCCGGATCGCGAAGATCCGCGCGAAGCTGGGCGACTCGATGCATGAGACCGATCAGATGCTCGAGTACATTGACGAGTAAGCTCTACCACCTCTACCTCGTCGAGTGCGCTGACGGCACGCTCTACTGTGGTATCTCGACGGACGTCGGGAGAAGGATCGATGAGCACAACGCTGGCCGCCGAGGAGCAAGATACACGCGCTCCCGGCGGCCAGTCCATTTGTTGGCATCGTGGCCCGTCTGCTGCCTCTCGTGCGCGCTGAGGACGGAACGAGCAGTGAAGGCGCTGAGCCGTGGAAAGAAGCTCGAGCTGATAAAAACACCAGAAAAATTCAAAAACCTCTGCAAAACCTGTGACCTCAAGCTAGTATTAATTCACGAGGCGGCCCAATGGACCTCGTCAAAACCAAAGGAGAAAGAGACAAATGAGCAACCGTAATCGTAACAGCAGCACCAAGTCCACCACCCGTAACGCCACCACCGTCACCGCGGCAGCCCCCTCGGCGACCCGCTCCACCACGACCACGACCACGACCTCGACGTCCCGGTCCTCGTCCCGTCCGTCCCAGGTGATGGTGACCCCGCCGGCTGCGACCCCCACGACGCAGACGCCCCGCCGGGCCCGCAAGCCCGTCACGATCCGCGTCCGCTCCACGGGTGAGGAGATCCGTCGCGTTCCGGTCGAGCGCTCCGGCTACCGCGTCGTCCGCTACGAGGGTCGCTACCACACCGTCCGCGGTGGTGGTCGCACGACTCCCTACATCGTGGGCTCCGAGGACGGTGAGGACGCCCTCGGCCGCGCCTGATCCGATAGAGGGTCGGTAAAGTAAGGGGAGGCTTCGGCCTCCCCTTCGCTGTTTTAGCCGAGACTCGACTTAATTCGCTGCTGGAGCAGGTAGACGTGGGTCTCATGTGCATTTGCCGTCGCCATGATCATATCGTCCAACCCCAACGTCATATCACCGAGCTTTTTTAGGACATCATAGAGACTCTGCGAGAATTTGAGAAAATCACGCTCGATTTGCAGACCGATCGCTGCCTGGCTTGCGCCGTTGAGCTCAGCAGGACTCGGATATTCCGACATAATCTCCAGCGCCTTTTCGGTGACCAGCATGGGACAAGCACACTCATCTCCAAATAGACCGACGGATTTTTCTATGACTCCGTCGATCTGATCCTCGATGGCCTGATATATCTTTCCATACAGGTTAACGTGATCACCTGAGAAGCTCACACCCTTCGTGAGGTGGTGCGCGCCGTGAAACCAGAGCTGCATCATCCTCATGAATCCGACGTATTCAAGCATCAGCATTTTAGACCCAACGTCTCTCATATTTCCGTCCTACCTGAATATGTATAGTGGTATGAGGGCAAACGTGAAACCCAAGAGCATAATGATAAAGGATCCAATCAGACTCGCTGTGGGATCGTTACAGCATGGTGGCCGTGCGGGAGCGAAGGAGCTTAGCGAGATCGCTGAGATGAGCGTAGTGGAGCTGCTAGGCGGTGGTCTCACCCTCGAGCAGGCCGAGACGGTTCTCAAGATGGCAGCGATTGAGGTTGCACGTCTCTCGGAGGAGTCGAGATTGGCTCATCCACGCACGCCCTCTGTCGAAGTAAAGTTCAAGAATAAGGGGAAGAAGTGATGAACAGGAACCAGCTACGCAAGATGATCATCGCCGAGTGCGGTTGCATGGCACGTGAGGGTCAGCTTCCAAACGCCATGGCTGCTGCGATGCCGATGCTCGACATTCTCGGATACGGAGGTCATGAGGACGGCGCGGCCCCAGTAATGAAAATGAGCGGCGGAATGAGATTTGAGGATTCAGACTCTTACGAGGAATCCTCCATGATCAAAAACAATCTCTACAATCTCACCGCACAGGCTCAGGAACTTCACGATATGCTGGAAGATGGGGACGATCTTCCTGAATGGGTGCAGGAGAAGATCGCCGTAGCTTCCGAGATGATCGACGTTATCTACGATTACCTGCATGCCGAGACCGCACGCGGTGGTATGGACGAGGCGAAGAAGCCCTGGTACATGAAGAAGCGTCGCAACATGAAGAAGACAAACGAGTCTGAGTGGTATGACATTCCAAAGTCGAAGAAGGGAAAGTCAGTAAAAAAAAAGTAAGTGAGGGTCATGTTGGTGGTCCGGTTGACAAAACCTGGCCTCCGCAGGCGACGAAGAGCGAGACCCCGATTCCGCACCCTGACGATAAGGGAAAGTATTTCGGAGCGATGTCGAAGTCGGAAGATTTCGATGCTGATGGCCGCAAGATGAAGCGGAAAAAGCTGCGGGATCATGACATCTACGCTGATGAAAAGCAGCACGAGACTGCTGCGGTGAGTAGGCTTGGAATCGGTGCTAGCCTGTCAGAGGGTCTGCGATATCACATCAGCAACAGGGTGGGCCTCGATGACAATGTTTATCGACCGGGAACCAAAGAATTCTTCGATCTTTTCAACGAAGCTCGTCAAATCTGGGAACAGGGGCTCTACGAGGCGAGTGAGACGGAGTATGAACTCTTCCAGAGCGACATCGGTGAATGGGCGATGTACGAGGGGCGGATGGTGCCGCTTGATTTCCCGATGTGGGATGAGGGTCTCGATGAGGCGAAGTACAAGGGTCGCACCGTAAAGCTCGGCGCAGCGGGTGCCAGCAGGTCGGGAGGCCGAGCCCACGTCTACGTTCGTGATCCGAAGACGGGCAACGTCAAGAAGGTCTCTTTCGGTTCCAGCATGCCCGATGCGATGGGCAGCGGCCCAGCTGCGAAAGCCCGTCGCAAGAGCTTCGGCGAGCGGCACGGGTGCGCTGACAAGAAGGACAAGACGAAGGGCGGTTACTGGGCCTGTCGCTCCACGAAGCTCTTCGGCAGGAATATCCCAGGCTGGTGGTAATGGGTCGACCCTATCGTGAGGTGAGACTCTCGGACAGCAGCATGATCCGGGAGTTCTCGCGGGACGTTCCCATCCATGAGCTGGAGTGGCATATGGATCGAAGGGATCGAGTTGTTGAGGTCATTGAGGGTCGAGGTTGGAAGCTTCAGCTGCAGGAAGGACTACCATTCGAGTTGACTCCGGGTCGATCGTATATGATTCCTCGTGAAAGCTGGCACCGGGTATTAAGAGGAAGCGGACGTCTTATAATTTTGTTACGCGAAAGTTGATCGGCATATTTATGAAAAAGAGGAATTAAGATGGCAGGAAGAAGCATTGAGATCATTCGTGAAAGGAATGAAGAGGCGCATCGTTACTGGTCAAAGTTAGGTAGCGACGTTGCCATGCTCGAAAGTCGTGGTTACACTGTACACGAGCTGGACGACTACTGCTTCGAATCGCTTCGAAAGCTTGAGCGTAAATCGGTTAATGAGCAGGTCGCGGGTCTAGATCTATTTCGTGGCGTTAAGAAGATCGCGGCTGATAAGCTCGCTGATTACTTTGGGCTTCAACCAGGATTTCTTCGCGATATCATCACCAATTTCGTTGCTGGACTTGGGATCGCGGATCTTCGTGCGATGTTCTCTCCCGGTGCCTGCAAGACCGTCGTGACGAAGCTCGCAGCAGCCGTCCAGGGAGCGTTGATAGACAAAGTCATTACAATGATTGGCCTGCAGCCGGATAATTTTATCACCATCGCGATAACTGAGGCGATTAAGTCTGGTTTCGTTCAGGAGGGCCCATTCGTTAGGCTCGCCTCGCAGACTGTTTGCAAGATTAAGTTCAGCGATCTCCTTCCGGGAGCAGGGAAGGGAGGTCTCAGCGCGCTTTTCAAGGGTGGAGATAAGGGCGCTCAGGTCGCGGCAAACATTACACAGGCTGCGACCGGCGCGGCACCACCGACAACACCCGCCACGACACCCGGAACTTAGAGTCTACGTTTTAAAAATGGGCCCTCAACAGGGCCCAAGTTTTAACGACGCTTACGACGACCCTTCCTGAACTTCTGGATCCGCTTCCACTGTGCGGCATCAACTTTCCGCGCTGGTCCACCAGCGAGAACCGAGTTAACGCGTGCCATCGCCCAGGCATGCTGTGAGGCACCGGGTCTATGACCTGTCCTCCATGCAGCGAGTCCCTTGTTGTAGATCGCGCGGAGGGTTCCGAGGGGTGCGTTCGCGGACTTCGCCTTGTTCTTTAGGGCTGTCGCTGATCCTCCGCCCTTCTTCTTCGCCTCATTGAGTCCCTGTCGCTCGAGGAGCGCAGCGTCGGCATACACCAGGGCTTCGGCAACCATGAGCTCGATGTCGATCTGGCTGAAATCAATACCCTCATTCTTCTTCATTCCGAATCTCCTTTTAACAATTGCATTCCATTTTGATGGCTTTGTCTTTTTGTCATCCCCGGGAGCTGGCTTGTAGGCGGAGGGATCATCCCAGCGCATCGCGCTCTGGCGCTTGAAGTGCTTCTCGCGGGCCCGTCGGGTCTTGCGGCTGAGACCCTTGTAGTAACCAGGGTTATTCTTCTGCTGCGATCGCTTGCCCATCATTTTCTCCAGCTTCATTATAATTATCACGAGGAGAGGTAATTATGAGATTGACCGAGTCAATGATGCGTAGGATTATCAAGGAAGAGGCGAAACGTGCCCTTCGTGAGGGTTCTTTCCCCGAGGAGATCGAGGCTGTCTACGGATCACCCCCACCCGAGATGGACGACGATGATATTCCTGAGTTGGACTTTAACGGCATCATGGAGCGCTACGCGATCGATATCGCGGACATGCTCAGCCGCGGTGCATCACGTCCGGCGCGCGTGAAGGATGAGGTCATGGGCATGATCGATGACATGTGCGAGCATCTGAAGAGTTACGTGAATGACTGGGCCGTGGGTGAGACCGAGGATCTCGAGTCCGATGAGGACATGGAAGAGGAAGATTACTAGGGCCGACCCGTCCTGAACCCATGCAATAGCCTTCAATCCATGGTAGGATAGGATTGGAGGTTAACCATGGCAACTCGTTTCGGCTACGCCTGTCTCAACATGACCCTCGGTCCGAAGAAGGGTGGCTTTCGATCGATGATCAAGCGCACATTCGCCGAGAAGGGCCTGCAGCACGCATCCCGCCTCACCCTGGAGAATGTGGAGACACTCTGCGGAATCATCCAATGGAACAACACCAATGGGATCCAGGTGTATCGGATGACCTCCGACCTGGCCCCGTGGGCCTCGGAATACGAGTTCGAGCAGCTACCCGACTGGCAGGCAATTCGAAGCACCCTCGAGCTCGCCGGTAAGCTTGCCCGTGAGGGTGGTCAGCGCCTCTCTTTCCACCCGGGCCAGTTCAACTGCCTGACCTCCCCCCGCGAGCACGTCGTCGCCAACTGCATCCGTGACCTCCGCATCCACGGTGAGATCATGGACGCCATCGGCCTGCCCAACACCCCCGAGGCGAAGATCAACATCCACCTCGGCGGCGCCTTCGGCCAGAAGGAGGAGTCGATGGATCGCTGGTGCCGCAACTTCGAGCGGGTGCCCGAGAATGTCAAGCGACGTCTCACGGTCGAGAACGATGACAAGGCGAAGTGCTACAGCGTCGTCGATCTCCACACCGTCTGGCAGCGCACCGGGACGCCGGTCGTCTTCGACTATCACCATCACAAGTTCTGCGATGGCGGCCTCTCCGAACGTGATGCCCTTCACCTCGCAGCGAGCACCTGGCCGGCCGGTATCCGCCCTGTCACCCATTACTCCGAGTCGGCCCGCGAGCGTGAGGGTCGTGATGTCGCTGCCACCGCCCACTCCAACTTCGTCGATGGTCCCGTCGATCCTCACGGTCTCGAGATCGACTGCGTTGTCGAGGCGAAGGCGAAGGAGCTCGCGGTCATCCAGCTCGTCACCGGCCGGAACATGTCGGCTTTCTACGACGAGCAGCGTGGCACCACCGACGAGAAGATCAATGAGATCGCCCGGAAGGACAAGGAGAAGAAGGCTGCGGAGCGCCTCACCAAGAAGCGGGCGGCTTAGCTCACTGATCTTCGAACCATGTGACAGCGCACGCAACATCAGCGCCCGCGAGGGTCGACTGACCCGTGATTGTCAGCGACTCTCCAACTGACAGGAAGAAGTTATCACCCTTCAAGTCAAGGTTGATAGAGCCTCCAAATGGGATGACGTAGGTCGCCACCAGGGTGTTCTGGTTCGTGTCGAATCCTGTTGCTGCAGTATCGTATGAGGCAATTGACTGGTCGGCGTTGACATTCACAAAGTTTACAGGTCCGGTCAGCCTGAGATTCTTGTAGAGCCTTAGGGTGATGTAGTGGTTTCCCGTGCTAGGCACCGTCACCGAGAGCGTGCTGACGTCCATCTCGCCGTAACCGACGGTGCCTCTGAAGATCCTGTTGCTTCTCACTGTGAGGATCGGCTCTTCCGCAGTCCCAACGTCGATGTTCACGCCGTAGGCAGAGAAAGCAGGCCCGATGTTGCGGGCGACCTCACCCTCACAGAAGATCGCTCCCGAGGTTCCCGTCATGTGCGTTGACGTTGTGGATCCCGCGTTCGAGGTCGTCCAGATTACCGAGACGTGCGGATCGCTCAGGACCGGTGTGAGACGGGAGTTTGCCTGTCGAATCATGTGACAGGCCTGAAACTGGCCGGTCTGTGGATCCTCGATCGCGAACCTCGTGTTGCCGAATCCGAGATACTGGAATCCGATCTGGTAGACATTGCCCTTCGTCTTATCGAGGATCATTCTGCTCGGTCCATTGCCATCCATCGTGTCGATGTTCCAGGCCGACTGCGAGACGAAGGTACCGGCGACCGAGGACCCGGCGATGTACCGCGCGAACTCCGCGCTAGCGATAGTCGTGCTGTACGTCCCAGTTCGAGCACCTGTTCGCAACGCGATGAAGTATATCACACCGTCGTAGGCTTCTGCGACCCACCCACCACCGACGTTTGTCCAATCCTGATATGAAATCTCCCACGAAGTCTGATTGCGGTCTGATCCGCCATTGATTGTGAAAGTCTTCGACTGACCGTTGAGAGTCACCGTAACTGACGCACCAAGACCGACTCCTCCGGCAGGTATCGTGAGAGTCCGAACTTCTCGCAGGGCTCCTGTGAAGTGGTGAACTCCGAAGTCGAGCCCCTGGTAACCGAAGTAGAATCCCGCTTCGACGTTACCCATACCGCAGAGTTGGTAGGTATCAGCGACAGGAGGCCCGAAGATGCTGGTTACACGGCACAGTGATCCCTGGCCCGGACGGTAGGTGAGGCCGCGACGCATCTGGATCGCGGCGGATCCCGTCGTCGCGGTGCCAGATTGGAGAAAGGCGCTTCCGCTGTAGGACGTCACCGATGATCCTGCGCCGATCGAGCGGGTGATGAAGTTGATAATGTTCAGGCCGTGAACGAATGTTGCCTGCGCAGAGGGTGTGAGCTGCGCGACAAGGGTCTCACCGAACTGTGAGGTCTGCGAAGCGTTCGCCGTGTTGCTCCCGCCGGCTCCCTGGCCACCATTTCTTGCGATCGAAGCGAATCCTGACATTATACTTTCTCCGGCTGCCTGATAATTATTCCCCAAGAGGTGTGTATGGGTCTCAGTTATCCAGTTATTAATGAGGGCTACGTGCCCGCTTACCAGGCGTCTGCGATCCCATACATTACGGGTTCCACGATCTCAGCAGGTCAGGTGCACTCGATCAGCTTTCCGCAGGTGACGCGCTTCTTCAACGTGCAGAATGTGGGGACCGTTAACACCGATGAGATCGCTGTTGCGATGACCCAGAACGGGTTGTCAGCAGCGGCAGGTAATTACTTCACGCTAGGACAGGGTGTATCGTTCCGAGATGAGCTACGAACCATTTCCCTGTATATCTCCTGCAGCGTCGGCACGAACGTCCGTTACCAGGTGATCGCAGGGCTGACAAACATTCCGCAGAACCAATTCCTTCCGATCACTGCATCGAACGGGCACGCAGGCGTCGGCTAAACTACCTGTGTTGGTCCCATCCTCGACCTATTTAATCGAGGGAGGCCAGCATGATGATGAGCTTAGTAAAATCGAGGGGACCATTTGAGAGGGCGAGGAACAACGCTGAGACGATCGCCAATAACCTCTACTATTCTCTCACCCTCAGCACCTACATCATGAAGCTGGAGCGGTTACCGCTACCGACCTCCGTCGACATCGATGATATCATGCAAAATGATTTCGTGATTGGTAATCTCCTGGTGGCGGATGCTATAATACAGAAGGCGCAGAGAACATCAGCCTAAATGGAGATCAGATGATAAAGGTCGGCGATAGGGTGAGTCATGTCTACAACGGTAAGCTGATCGGCACCGTGACGCAGCTCGTGGAACGGGCGGGAACTGAGCACTTCGAGGGCGGCACCTCTGCTCGAAAGTTCCTAGCGATCGTCCGTCTTGATATCCCACAGGGTGGGAGCGAGAGCTTCACGGCGGACATCAACGATCTGATGCGAGAGTGATCCGTGCGACCCATCTTCCTGCGCGACGCGCTGTTCATGGGTAATCCGATCCCGCAATCTTTCATCAAGATCGAGACATGGCTCAACGAGCGTGGCTGGGACCTTGAGTGGAGCCGATCCGAGGACGATCATGTGAACTTCACACGGCGGATGATCGTCCTCAATCCGGGCAGGACACCTGAGAGCCAGCTCTTCGGTCTGCTGCACGAGATCGGTCATATCCTCCTCTCGGAGGCGCCCGATTACAGCCTACGATTTCCCCATTCCGATGAGTTCAAGCATCGGAATGAACGGAGCCGCGAGACCCTACGCGTCAGGACCGAGGTTCTCGGTGAGGAGTGGGAGGCGTGGGTGATCGGTGAGCGCTTCGCGCGAGGGATGGGGTTGGAGATCAACTACGAGTCCTACCACGATATGAGGAATCGTGACCTGAAATCATACGCGAACTGGGTTGTGGAGAAGAAATGACGAAGATCGAGAGAATGAACTACGAGATTGAGCTCTGGGCCTACTTCCTCGCCTCCGGCGGGGATCCGACGATCGCAGCGGGTTCCTGCCTCACTGAGGTTTGGGAATGAACGCTGTCGACCACCCTGCTCACTACCGGAAGGATACTGGTCACGAGGCAATCGATGTTATCGATGCGTGGCAGTTGAATTTCAACCTCGGAAACGTGGTGAAGTATATCAGCCGCAACGGGATCAAGGATCCTGACGCGTTCATCGAGGATCTCGAGAAAGCCCGCTGGTACCTGGACCGAGAGATTGGTGTGCGACGTGGGGCACTTGCACATGCCAAGGACAATTTTTCGTCCAAGAAAGCGGACGAGCGAAATACCTAAAAGCATGGACAAGATCGAGCAGCTAATCCGTGAGTTTGTCGAGGAGACGATCCTCGATGAGAAGAAGCGTCAACGTAAGAAGAAGTCACGCAAGTTCTACAAGCCTCAGAACATCACGGACCTGCTCGCCACCCGTATCAAGGACCCTCTCGACTGGCGCAACAGCATCTACAACGCGATGGCGAAGTCTGACGGCCGAGTTCCTGACGCAGCGAAGAACCTGGGCGTCTCCTCACGCACGCTCTACCGCAACCTCGAGGAGCCGGCGCTGGACGACGTCGAGCGCGCCCCGATGGGTCGCCCGACCGAGGATTGAGATTGGACACGCGGGCTGCGATAAGCTCGATCAGGCCGAAGTCGTGGCTCAGCGAGAGGGTATGGACCCCTGAGGGCCTCAGACCCGACGTCGCGAATGCCCTCGCTCGGATCGCGGAACGCTTTCTCGAGGAGCTCGAGCTTGATCTCGACGTTGAGGACGTCATCCTGACCGGCAGCTATGCGGGGAAAACCTGGGGACCGGGCAGCGACCTTGACCTCCACATCATCGCAGACCTCAGCTCCTTCGACGATTCAGAGGCTGCCCAGCGAGCCTGCAAGCTCGCGAAATTCAAGTGGGAGGAGGAGCACGACATCACAGTCAGGGGTATTCCGGTCGAGGTCTACGTCGAGGATGTCAACGAGGATCCTCCCGAGGTGACGGGCCGCTGGAGCATCACCCGGAATGAATGGGCTCTGGAGCCACCGGATGATGGTGCATCATTCGATGAGTCGAAGGTGATGGGCAAGGTGCAGGATTTTCGTGAGGTGATCCGCAGGGCCTCCGATTCACAGGAGGAGGGGCCCCTGCTGGCCGCCATGAAGCGTATCACCAAGCTCCGGAAGGCTGGGCTGGAGCGTGACGGTGAGCTCTCGAATGAGAACCTCGCGTATCGCGTTCTACGCAGGACGGGCGAGATACAGGAAGCCTGGGACCTCATCAATGATCTCATCGACAGACGGTTAACGGTTTAGGTGCAACCGCAGCCGACCTGTGGTAAAATAATGATATGGAAAACGTCAAGCTAGGTGATCTGCTGAGGGTGAAGAACAACACCTACGGTTGGAGGGGTCGGGTCGATCATCATCTTCAGGCAGGTGAGATCGTCATGCTGTGCGATCTTAACACCGAGGTGATCACCCAGGGTATCCCCACACTCGGCGTGCTGCACCCGAGGTTCGGAAAGCTCATATGCCTGGCGATGGATCTCGGGAAAGTTAAAAACCGATCCCAACTTGATTACAATTGATCAGGAGTTCAAATGAGCGAGAAGAAGAGGGTTCGAGCGCCTCGGAAGGCGGCAGTTATCGAGGCTCCGCCGGAGGAGCTGAAGATCCTCGAGGCTGTCGCTGAGGCTGTCGAGGAGGTTGTTGAGGAGGTTGTTGAGGAGGCCGAGAAGGGCTTCACGATGAAGCGATCTCCCTGGATCATGCGGATCGAAGGTCTCAGCGCCGATGTCCCGCTTACCGGGATCAAGCTGCCCACGTTCACATCCGGGATGATCGATCGTGGTGATCTCACGATCGAGACGATCAACGTGCCCGAGATTGCCCTCAATAGCTATTTCCGGTCCTGGCTCATGAAGCCGCTTCCACGAAAGATTGAGATCAAGGTGCTGCACTCCGATGGCACTCCTATCGAGACCTGGGCGATGCAGGCAACCCCGGGGGCGATGGGGTTCGGAGAGCTTGACGTGCAGGATGACGCACCGTGGGTGACGCAGGTCGCCTTCTCGGTGGTTGATGTGAAAATTGAGATCCGCTAGTGAAAAGATCTCGTCAACGTATATTTAAATGCGGTGACAAATGAGAACAAGCACGCATAGGATTCTTAGAGAAGCTCTCCTGATAGAGAAAGAGCTTGACTCCATGGAGATTCATGGAGCCCTGCTGGAAGTCATGCAGAACCAGGCGCTCGCGAGCATCATCATCGCAGAGGAGCGCAAGATTCTACGATATGCTCTACAGACAGGCGCTGTTGATCGTGAGCAGCTAAACGAGGGCCTCTTCGCAGATATCACACTTGGCCTCGGTCAGGCTGTTGGAAGCCTTCCAGGACTCGCTCAGCTCGGGGTCGGGTCAGCATTCGGAGCCGCGGGTGTTCTCTACTACGGCAGCAAGATTTTCTCATCATCTGGCTTCGACTTTTACATGAATGTGCTTTTCTGCCTGTTCTCTGCCGCGGCGATCGAACCCTCCGGCATCTTCGGAGAAGCTGGCGCTCTTGGAAAGCTAATGAAGCCTTTCGTTACTCTCGGTGAATGGGCAAGAGGACTTGGCAGCTCCATCGCCGCTGGCGCGGCAGAAGCATTCAAGGGTTTGTCGGCCATCAACAAAACAATCGTTCAGGGTGCTGTGCAGGCCGAGGGGCCCCTGCTGAAGGGGCTTACGTTCGTTGAAACCAAAATAGTTCCCAACATAACAAAGATCTTCAACGCGATCAAGGGGCAGATTGCCAAACTTCCTGGCAGCGGCACCTTCACGAAGATAGTCGAGAAGGTCGCTGCGGCGGCGCCAACGGCAGTTACTGAGGTTAAGGCTGCCATAACGAGCTTGATCGAGTTCGGAAAGAACGCGCTCGGCGTGGCGGGCAGGCAGGGTGTGGAGGCAGTTGCCAAATTTGCGCCAGCGCAGATCGAGAAGCTTCTCGCGACGGTGCCAAAGTTCGCTTACACGACGGCGGGCGGCGCGTCGAAGCAGGTCGGCCTCACGTTAAGCAAGGACGGCATGCTCATGCTGACAGGCCTTGGGAAGGGCGCTGGAAAATCGACGCTGATCTCAGCCGCGGAGCTCCCCAACGTGGTCGCTCAGATTGCGAAGACTGCTGGGAGCAGTGCTGCCGAGGCCGCCCTCACCGCTGCACGCTCGGCGCCTAATCGTGCTTACGCGGCCGCGTTGAACGCAGCCGGTAAGGCGGCAGGTTTGAGCACCGCAACGGCGTAGCTCAAACCGCGAGTGGAATTCCTGTCGAACGCAGGAGGGCTCCTCACAAATTTCACGATCATGATGCAAAATGTGGTTTACCAATTTATAGTAAACTCATGAGCACACGATGCACCATCGCATACGATCAAAGGGACTTCCACCTCTACCAGGAATGCTTCGAGAACGACAACGTCTACCTGCACCTTGATGGTGAGGGATGGACGGCTTCCCTCGAAACGGCCACCGTTGATTGGCGAGATGGAGAGTTGAGCTGTCCGAGCCTCAGACTCCAGATCGACGTGACGCTCTGGCGGAAAATTGTCGAGGGCTGGATGGCTTCCCGGTGGGGTCAGGACCCCTCGATGGATCACAAGAAGCAGGATTTCGATCCTGAGACGCTCAACAGCTGGCTCAGCAGTCTTGCACGGAAGCACGAAGAGGAGAGCAGAGATGAGTGAATCTTTACCCAAGTGGTTGCATCACATCGATGAGGAGGACATCAGGAAGCTCCTGGAGTCTGAGAAAGGGATCGTCCGTCAGTTCGCCCAGTGGGTGAGTGAGCCCAATCGCGTCCAGGCGCTGCAGGCCGAGGTCACCCGGCTCTCACAGGAGAACCTGCGTCTTCGGACCGTGATGATGGCCGCGCACGATGAGATCACCGAGCATTGGGATGCGCACTGTGACCCGGACGGTTACGGTCCCCAGAACCTGGTTCGGCACCTGAAGGAGGGCACGGGTTACTATCCCGGTCTGATCGAGCGGCTTCCCGGCGGGAGGAACGATGGCACCGGTTACTGAGGTTCCCGGACTCATCGGAATCACCGAGGAACCCATCGAAGGTGGCGGGATGCGTCTCGTCTTCGAGATCGAGGACGGGAAGGAGACGGAGTTCTACGCTGCTTTCGGACTGCAGGTGGACGATGCCGAGGGATTCCAGCGGATTTTGATCGAGGCGCTCGAGATGATGCTCGGAAAGCAGCGGACGCGTGACGCTCAGGAGGAGCGATGACACCTGAGAGAGACAAGGAGCTGTGTGAGCGGTACCCACAGATCTTCAGGGACAGGGACGGTGATCCGAAAGTGACACTCATGTGCTTCGGCTTCGAGTGCAGTGATGGATGGTTTGAAATTATCGACGCTCTGTGTGCCCACATCCAGCAGCATATGAACCATCATCGTGCGAAGAAGCACATGACCGTTGAGGAGTTCGATGAGAGGGTCCAGGTTCGCGCGGTTCAGGTGAAGGAGAAGTTCGGTGGGCTTCGCTTCTACGTGGATAACTCGGACGAATACGTTCGTGGTCTGATCTCGATGGCCGAGGCTTTGTCGTACAGGACCTGCGAGGTCTGCGGCGCGCTTGGTAAGCCCAGGAGCGGCGGGTGGGTCCGAACTTTGTGCGACAGCTGCAGCACGAAGAAAGAGGGTTAGCTCCCCTCACCCTTCATCGATGTGACCCTGACATATTTGTCGAGCGCTGCCTGACCCAGGATGTATCCGATGTCTATGAACGCCGCAGCGGTGACGACTGCTGTGAGAACGAAGTCAGACTCCTTGCTGTAGACCATCCAGAACATCAGGAGCTTCGACCCTAAGTTGGAAATCAGGTAGGCGATAAACTTCTTCGATTGGAGGGGCGCCTTCTCGAGCTTTTCGATCGCTTTCATCCTCATGTCCCCCTGCTGTAGATATTCAATTCGTTGAACAATTCGACGATTCAGGTTAAGATTAGATAATGAAGCCCGGCGATCTCGCAGAGGTGACCGTATCGATCCCGTCAGTCTTTGAGACGCTGAATCACGAATCCAACAAGATGATCAAGACGGGTGATCTTGTCTTGCTGGTGAAGCATCTGCCGACGGGTTGGCTCATCCCATCATGGCAGGTGATATTCGAAGGTCAGGTCGGCATCGTCCCCTCACGTTGGATTAAGCCTGTAAACCCGCGAAGTTTGAAACACTTAGATGAGGAGGATCAGGAAATGTCACTTAAAGCCGAGGAGTTCATCGAGCCCGTCCCGGACGCTGAGGCTCTTAACAAGGAGCGCACCACCGCGCTCAGAAAGGATATCGACGGTAAGGTCCGCGTCACGAAGAAGGAGGCGAAGAGAATTCGCGTCCTCGCAGCGAGGCTCGCTCTTCATCTCTCGAAGGATGCGGTCGATTAATATCCATGTCGCCATCCACTCACATCGAGGTCGGCGATCTAGTTCGTATGCGTGAGTGGAACGATCATCAGGAAGAGTGGCAGGACATCAGGCAACTTGGTGTCTGCCTTGTCCTACGTGTCATCCAGCGTGAGGGAACCAGTGGTAGATCGCTTCAGGTGCTTGGGCCTTCCGGAACGATCCAGGCACCGTTAATCTACTTTACCAAGGTCGAAGATCGTGAGCGAGCTTGAACACTTGGGCTGCTCATGTTACGATTAACGAGGGTCGGAGCTGCCGATGTCAATACTGCGAAGCGGTGATCTCGTTTGCTTGAATCAGCGGGAACGCTACATTCCGATCGATCTCCGGGGCAGTCCAAGATCATACACGGGTGCCATGTCCCAGGTTCCGGTCTGGCGTTCGGACGCTGGTCGATACAATCACGTTCCAACAGGCACGATCGCGACCCTCATCGAGCATCACGTCGATGGACCCGAGGGCCTGGGACGATGCCAGATCATGCTACCCAACGGTGAGATCGTCTGGTGCTACGAGTCACACGTCGATGTGATACCGATTCGTAATGATGAGTAACACTACTTAACGAGGAAAAGAGATGTTATCGTCGAGTATCATTTTGCTGGTTGCGTCTGCTTGTTACAACCCAGATCTTAGTAACATTGGGAGTCCTTCTGAAACCCTTGATCCGCTCGATGGATTGATCGATCCTGTCGACCCTGTCGCTGCGCAATTTATCAAGCACGATATTACGGAACGCCTCTACGTTGTTACGGGTCAAACAGGGGCTGAGCTCCGGAACAGTGTGATCGAACTTGGTCCGAAAGATCCGAACTCTGGAAAAACCATGAGCGCAGTGACGTCATCTTACTTCGTCCCTGAACTGAACAGCGATAGCTGCGACTTACAGCGTTTGACTATCAATACTGAGATAATCCTTCCACACTACTCAGGGTCCCAAACTCCCGACTCCGAATCATTCACGAATCTTATCGCGTTAATCAAGCTTCATGAACTACAGCACGTTGAGCTTGCGAGGAGATACGGCGCGTTGATCGTGAAAGAGATTAACAGCGAGCTTGATGAGTTGAAAAATATGACATTCAACTCATGCGATGATCAGAACAGGGTCGTTGGATCGGTGACTGATCGAATTTTTGAATCTTTTAGGTTTGATAACGTGGAGCTTGACGCTAGAACGCAGCACGGTCGTGATGTCGGAGCTTGCTGGGATTGCGTGGGCTGGCAGGATGAATAATAAGATTATCCCACAGGACCCAGGGCGATCCATGAATTACCTGTTCAGGATCGGTGAGTTTAAACGCGATGATGGACAGGTCACCAGGGCGATAAATGTTCCAGAATCGGGTGAGCTCGTATGGTTCCATCTAGGTAATGATGATTACGTTCCGGCTATTTGGATCACTCCACCCGCTGCCCCTCATCACCGATACCCGACCGTTCTCATGATGGGCGAAGTAAATTCAACTTGCCATTATTCTCGTTTCTATAGAGGGTTGAAACCGCCAGGACCTAAAGAATGAAATCAGGTGATCTTGTTAAACTTAAACCGTCTCGTTTTCTTTGCGGTCGTCGTCTCTACGATGAGAGCGAGTTGGGATTCGTGATCAGCACGGCGTGGAGCTTCGATGACTGCGATGAGGTCGCCAATGTTATGCTCTGGGACGGTAATGAATTCTTCCTGATCGATCATCTTGAGTTGGTAGATGAAGCCCGGTGATCTCGTTCTCATCAGGGTCGTGGGACTCGGGGCCTATATGAGGAAGTTCCATGATGAGCCGGCCCTCATCGTCGCCACCCACAGCAAACGCGGGAAGCCCCTTACGATCTGGCGGATCCTGTGGCATGGGAAGATCATAGAGGTCACACCCGACCTGCTGGTCCCGTGCAATCCACCTGCCGATGTGGTATGATGATCATATGGATGAGAAACCCGTCCTGTTCTACCTGAACGAGCCCAGGTTCGGCTGCTCGCAGCCGGTCCACGTGGGTGACCTCGTCCGCGTGAAGCGCTTGGGATACGATTGGATCCTCGAGGGGAAGCCATTCCTCGTTCTGGGGGTTTCGAAGGAGTGGGACACGGGCTCGATGCTTGGACAGGATGAGATTCATGTAGAGGTGGAGGAGGCACATGGTCTCGTCGATGGAATCATGAGGGCAGTCCGCATCGAGGACCTTGAGGTGCTAGATGGGAATCAGTGATCTCGTCCATGTTGTCGCCGATAACTGCGATTTTGGGCTCGGGTTGATCGTCGAGGTGGACGTGACCGAGGGCGAGACCGCATACCGCGTTCTCACATCCGACGGTGAGTGCCTCTACTACTTTCCGTGGGAACTGAGCAATGCAGAAGGGTGATCTCGTGCTGCCTGCCTACGCGGGTGTCATCGTCCGTGACAGCATGCATCCCACCTTCTCGAGCCGGGGTCGTGAGCGTGCCTGGGATCCCGGTGAGGTCGCGGTCGTCGTCGCAGTGGGGGTCCGGAAGGTCGGAGGGTTCGACGTCATGAAGCTCCAGCTCCTCATCGGCGGAGAGCTCTGGTGGGCGGGGGCGAGCCACGCCACACTCGCGGACGCGCAACGATGAAGCCTGGCGATCTCCTGAAGCCCCGAAGGTGGAACGTCGCATGCAAGGTTCCTATCACCTATCTAGATGTCTGGAACCGACCTGACGGCACCGACGACTGGCAGGGCAAGTGGGAGCACGACCAGATCGGTCTCCTGCTTCCGGGAAGATACGTCTCGGGCGATCCGGACCGCGACCCGACATCATACACGATGCTGGAGGTTCTCCTCAACGATCGAGTCTGCTGGGTGGTCGAGGATGAGGTAACGACGTTGAATGCAACCGGGTGAGCTTCGATGGTGGGCGGACGACGTCGCCCCTGGGCTGGGCGGGAGACCTCTCATCGTTCTCAAGCATCTCAACGGGCTCGTCTGCCAGATCCTCAGCGAGGGTGCGCTCATGACCTTCACTGTCGAATGGGTCCGTATCAACTCCACCCTCCAGCGAGGACCAGAACGAGTGGGGCTCACCCGTGCAACACGACCTGCCATAGGATATGATGGTATCATGATCAAGCCAGGATTCACCGCGATTCCCAAGGGTGCCACGGCGATCGCATGGAGGGACCGTCGTTGCGACAAGAACAGGCTGCGTTTCCCTCGCGGAACTGTAGGCGTTGTGACGGGCCTGAGCTACGTCAGGGGCTACCCTTGGCCCCGGGCTGACATCGGCGACGTGATCCACACCCTCAACCCAGGGGACTGGGAGTTCACATCCGTCCGCGTGGGTGAGCTCCGTCGTTGGAAGGACGATCGAGATGAGCCCTTCGTGATCGTCATGATCGAGGGCCTCAAGAATTGTAAATGCCTCGGCCCTAGAGGCGTCTTCGGAACGACCTGCGGTTACCTCGAGGCGTTCACGGAGGTGATCGGTGAAGCCCGGTGATCTCGTTCGGATCGAGCTTCCAGAGAGTGTCTGGGATCTTTCTCCCTACGACACCTGGAATAATCGTTTTGCAGTTATCGTTGAGGAATCTCAGCTCACCGCAGTCCACAAGACCTGGCTAGTCCTTGTCAACGGCACAACCCGTGACATCGGTGAGAATTACCTTCGGAGGATCGATGAAACCCGGTGATCTCGTTCGGATCAAACGATTCGATGCCGTCTACCTCGGGGTCTACATCGGTCTTAGTCCCCTGAATGCCCGGGCCCGCTGGCGATTTCTAATTGATGGCAAGATCTGGGATGCCGACCTTGAGAATAAGCTTGTCTACAGTTACGAGGTGATCAGTGAAGCCGGGTGATCTCATGCGAATCATCAAGGCGAAGGATCAGACACCCTGGGTTCGCGCAGAAGAAGGCAAGGTCTGCCTTCTGATCCGAAACTTGGGCGAAGCCGACGGAGTTCTATCCTCACCCAACATCTGGGAAGTCCTGGTCGATGGCAAGGTAATGACCGTCCACAAGCTGGACCTGTGGAAGATCGATGAAACCCGGTGATCTCTGCAGGATCGTGCATCCTGCCTGGCGTGAGTGGAGTGACTCTAACGTCTGCATGATCCTCAGGCCCGTCACCAACGCCGATGGCATCGACATCTACTCAGTATGCGACTGGTGGGTCCTATGGGACAATCGTGAAACGGCATGGGCAAAAGAAGACCTGGAGCTGCTCGATGAAGCCCGGTGATCTCGCACGTCTCAAGGATGTCGGTATCCGAAGCGGAAAGATCGTCCTCATCGTCAAGGTCGATCCGCGACCCTTGCCCACCGTTGCGGGCTCATGGACAGCTGTCGATTACATCCACGACGGGGAGCTCGTGGAGGAGTGTGACAGCAGCTTTCTGGAGGTGATCGAATGCGAGTGAAGAAGGGACAGCTGCGTCGGTGGAACTGGAAAGCCGCAGAATTTGATGGGTTGACATTCATCACCATCAGCATGCGGGTTGAGCGAAATCACAGACGCAACGATCTCGGCTGGAGCGGAAGAGACCGCGGTGAGATCTTGTGGACGATTCTCGAAGACGGAAACCTCGTTGAGCACGTGTCCCAGATGGAGATTCACACATACAGCGAGGTGATTGGGTGAAACCCGGTGACCTTCGTCGCTGGAGATACCCTGATGACATGCCGCCCATGTTCAACGGAGGTGCAATCTTCATGGTCACCGATGTCAGGGAAAGAGATGAAAGTGTTGACTTCCTAGTCGGTGGAAAGCATGTGAGATCATGGAGTCTTGATTGGGTACACAAGCACTCGGAGCCGCTCAATGAAACCGGGTGATCTCGTGACCCTAAAATTTCCCGAGAACTTCGTCATCGGTGACGCGGTCGCGCTGGTGATCTCGGTCGAGGAGCCACGGTCGGGAAACCAGATGCTTGACCAGTTTCTCAGGGGCTGCAAGCTGCTCGTCAACGGTGAGATCATGCATCAGAACTACTACGATTGGAAGGTGATCGGATGCGGATCCTGAGATGGGCCTACATGCAGCTTCACGTCTTCATCAAGGGTCACCTGCCACTGGGAACTCTCGTGCGGTTCAAGCCGGGCATCGGACTCGACGGGATCTACTGGAAATCCCCGGGTGACCCGATGATCAACTCGATCGGGCTAGTGATCGATGGGTGGCGGAAGAACGTGCATCCGATGCCACCAGGCATGCTCGTCAGCGGAAGCGTCGTGCTCTTCGATGGGGAGCAATACGACATGGAGAACAGTGAGCTCGAAGTGATCGATGAAACCAGGTGATCTCGTCGTGATTGACCTTCCCCGGTCGATCCGGATCGGCTCGCTCGCGCACATCCACGGCATGCCCGGGCTCATCATCGAACGTGATTCCACGATCCCCTTCGACATCCAGTGGCGCGTGTTCGTCGACGGCAGTGTAAAAACTCTTTCAGAGTCACACTTCAGGAAGCTCGATGAACCCGTGCAAACGGGTGGCGAGCATGGTATGATTGGATCACAAAGGAGGTGATCGATGGATAGGTTCTTCAAGGTCAAGGTGACGATGATCTGCGAGAAGTCCGTCGAGGTCGAGGTCGCTGTCGGGCTGGATGAGCTCACACCCGATGAGGATGGGTCATACTCCGGCGATGCGATCAATGATCGTGCTGAAGAGCTTGCCCGCCAGTGCATCAGCCGGAACTATGATTTCGACCACATGGAGCTCGACGCCTCGGAGATCGTCGCCCCTGACAACGTCGATTACTGGGTTTGAAAGGAGATAAAATGCTCACGATCATCATGCTTCTTGCCTGCGACAACCAGCTCGCCCGATCCTTCGGCGGCACCATGGACATCCAGATCCCCTGTGATCGGCAGGTCTTCGACGTCACCTGGAAGGGCGACAGTGTCTGGTACGCGACGCAGCCTGCTCCTGAGGGCTGGTCACCGGGTGTGAAGCACTTCAGAGAATACTCGACCCTCGGCCTGATCGAGGGTGAGGTGAACCTTCATGAGAGCCGCTGCGGAGGCTGATCGATGGGAACGAACTACTACAGCGTCCGCCGAGGCTTCGACTACGAAAGTGCCGAGTCATTCTGGGACCTCCGCGGGACCGAGGACTGCATCCACATCGGGAAGAGCTCGATGGGCTGGTGCTTCAGCCTCCACGTCGTCCCGGAGCTCGGGATCAACAACATCGAGGATTGGATCAGGATGTTCATCGAACCTGACCGGATCATCATCAACGAGTACCAAGAGATCATCCCATTCGACAAGATGATGGGGGTCATCACGAATCGCTCGCGGACTGGCGCGCCGCCTCGAGACCCGAACTTCATGGAGAACAACCACGCTGAACCGGGGCCCAACGGGCTCGTCCGTCACAGGATCGAGTTCTTTGAGGACGGGGGCTGTGTGGGTCACGGCGAGGGCACATATGATTATATTTCAGGTGAGTTTAGCTGAGGAGTAAACATGAAGATCACACGAAGCACAGTCAAGTCTCTCACTCCATGGGATTACGTTGGAATCGGTCAGACATTCGTAGAAAGGCCCGGCTGCCCGGTCCTCCTCAAGACCGCCGACATCTTTGAGCGGGACACGGATGAACACTACAACTCGGTCAACCTCGAGACGGGAGAGCTTGTGGGCTTCATGACGGATTGCTATGTCCTCATCGTCAAGTCTGAACTTATGGTCGAGGAGTAAACATGATCGATAATGAATATCCGCTCAATGATCCGCGCTTTGCTCCCCCGCGTGAAGACAACATCAATGCCCTGGTCGCTGAGGTGGAGAAGCTGCGCGCCGAGCGTGACCACTTCCGTGAAGCGTGGGCAGCGGCACAGGCGCGGTTGGACTGCGGCGTGGATGCTGCGAACGCTGTTCGAGAGGATCGCGCCGCTCTCATCCGGTGGCTGGGCCTCCCTCCGCAAACGTACCTCGACGGCTACCTGCTCGTCGGTTCTATCGAACGTGGCGAGCACCGCAAGGAGAATCCATGGCCGACATCGAAGTGAGGATCATCAAGGAGATCACCCTCTACCCGCACAAATCTGATTCCGGTCGAGTCCAGCTCGGCTGGCAGACAAACGTGACCGGGATGCAAGCAGGACCTTCTCCCCTCATGTGCCGGATCCTTATCCCAGAGGAGTTTGGGGATTACCCCGAGGGCTGGTTCCCGGTCCAATCCGAGAAGAGTCAGACGAAGATCATCAAGGAGCTGGAGGATGGGTTCATCCCGATGTGGCTCGCCAGAGACTGTTTCGAGCACGCCTGGCGGATTCTCAAGATGAAGGAAGAGCGGGAGCCCGGAACATGAGCATCGAGATCAACCTCTGGCTCCAGGACGCGATCGAGTTCCAGCTCAAGGAACACGTCAGCCGGATCGTCACCGAGCGGATTCCGAAAGATGAGACGGTGGATGCGT